TGGCTGGATTCCCGGGCCACGACATGGCTGGATTCCCGGGCCACGACATGGCTGGATCCCCCGGCCTCGACATGGCTGGATCCCCAGGCCTCGACATGGCTGGATTCCCGGGCCTCGACATGGCTGGATCCCCGGGCCTCGACATGGCTGGATCCCCAGGCCTCGACATGGCTGGATCCCCAGGCCACGACATGGCTGGATCCCCAGGCCTCGACATGGCTGGATCCCCAGGCCTCGACATGGCTGGATTCCCGGGCCACGACATGGCTGGATTCCCGGGCCTCGACATGGCTGGATTCCCGGGCCACGACATGGCTGGATCCCCAGGCCTCGACATGGCTGGATCCCCAGGCCTCGACATGGCTGGATCCCCAGGCCACGACATGGCTGGATCCCCAGGCCACGACATGGCTGTTAGCAGGAACTTTTCTTACGATAATCCACAAACCGGGATCTGATTTAATTTCGATGATTGTGTGTTCTTTGCATTCACCAATTGCATCAAATTCTGTCTGCGTCTTTACCACAAGTGTCTTCATAAATTTCTCCTCTATAAGCCTTATACCCGACAACCCTACATTTTTCCCTGCCCCCATGCTACTCTCAAACCATGCCAATGTCGGGTCATCCATCATGAGAGAAAAGTCCCCCTGGGAAGGCACAGTCGACAGAAAGCTCAGTGGGATGACCTGCATAGGGAAAATCATCTCAGTCGATCTAAACGCCAGGACTTGCCGAGCCAAGACGGTGGGGCTCCCCGGTGTCACAGATGACCTAGATCTCTCCGATGTCAGGCTTCTTCATAACGCCTGGCACGCAGAGGGAGATGAAGACGTCTTCATCCCGCGGGCCAATTGTTACTGCGTGATTCTGTTTGTCAATAACGAAGCCTTCATCGTGGGATATGTGCCGCTTCAGAATGCGAATGGCTCCGCCAATCCGGGCACCGATGAGTACACCCAGAATCTTCAGCTAGGCGACAAGACCACCTCGACTATCGCGGGCAACCGGATCACCCTCCGTTCTGGCGGTGCGCTCGAAATTATCTCAACGCAGGGCTGCCGGACCTACTACATCCCGACCAAGGAAATCATCTACACGCTTTGTCAAGACTGGGAACTCGACACAAACGGTGGCTATCTCCACTGGGATACCCAGCGTAACGATAACACGCAACCCCTGAACTCAACTCTTTTTGATCTCTTGGCGTGGGATAATCTCAACCCCACTAAGGGTGCCAGACTCCAGATGGGCTCGAGCCAGGACAATCAGTTGCCGTTTGAGCTCGCAGTCGGGCCCATCACGGCCTCCACTAAGACGCTCGACACGGAGAATGTCCTCATCCAGATCCGGGAGGATGGCCTCTTTCAAATGATCACGGCGCTCAAGACGATCTTAGCCGCTGGACCCTCCGGCCCAGGCGGCTACGTTGCCCAGATGGACTTTGAAAACAGGCAGTGCTCAATCCTCACCCCGCTTGGGCATGCGCTGGTTTTCAATGATACGGCCGATGATAGTTCTTTAGCTCTCATGCATGCAAGTGGTGCTCGCTTCATGATTGATACGGCGGGCGCTGTCTCCATGGTCGATGCCAATAACAACTCGATCACGCTCGATTCACAGGGTTTGCACCTTACAACTTCGGATGGCCATTCCGCAGTTATTGGGGGAGCAACTAATTTCGGAAGTCCAGACGGAACCTCAAGCTTCGGCGTTGCGGCCGACAAGTCTTTTAATGTGGCAAGCCCCACGGCGATCAATATGAGCGCGCCGGCAGTCTCGATCGCGGGCGACACAACCTACATTGGGAGCGGCGCTGCGCTCACGGGTGATTTTGCTGTTCTGTACAGCAAACTGAAAGATATCTTCGACCAACACACGCATCTCACTTCAAGCGGGCCCTCTGCACCACCCACACCTCCTACCACGATGGCCCTGATGGAGCTGATCCCCACCACTTCTGCTAAAGCCAGTTCCATCAAACTGAAAGGAAACTTGTAATGGCCTCAGTTTTAGTTGTAACTGCCACAGCAAAATACTTTGTGAATGGGAATCTCAAGACGACGCTCACCAAGACAGAGCGAATCCCTCTCACCCTTAATTTCCCCAGTATTCCCTCTCTCCCCTCTTTCTCTCTGCCAACTCCTCCGATTCCCTTGATCGTACCGCCGTTGCCTAAAATCACATTTCCCAAGCTACCCGCTGCGCCCAACTTCAATATCGGGCTCCCCAAATTCGGTGATCCGGCCGCAAGCACCCCCACAACTGTGTCGGTCGATATCACGACGAGTTCTCACACCGAATGATTGCTCCAGTCTCGACTTGGCAAGCGCAATTTTACGCACTGCCCCCGGTTCCGACCGACGGAGCAGCTTGCCAACAGCGCGCGCTTGCTGTCACTGCTCTCCTCGCCGGCATCCAGATCGGACTGCCCTTTTCGGGAACAGCTCTCTTTACCTTCGCTACTGGAGTATTTGCATCGGGTATGGAAGGCGTCCCGATCTCACCGTCACCGATCGCGATGGCGATACAGTACAGCTTGGCGTTTCAAGCTGCCTGCACCGCAAGCGTTTGGCTTGTCACCGGAGGGTATCTCGGCGTACCCACCCCTCCCACCACCTTCTCGGCCCCACCCGTTGCGGTCTTCGCGCCGACATCGGTTGCTGCGGCTACAGCCCAACTCCAGTCGGCCCTCGCGGTACTCAAAGCGCCCACGGTCATTGGGCCACAGGAGCTCGAGATGCCGAAAGCTTTCCAGGCAGCCTTCGCTAGCCTTCAGGTGATGTTGACGGGACTCAATTCGGTTCCGCCGACCCCCCAACCGCTTATAGCCACGGTTCCGGTCTTATAAGCAGTATGGCGGTCCTGATCTGCTTGGTGTAAACTGGGGAGTATCTGGAGGCCTTGATACAATGGCAATTCTGAAGCATGCGGCTGGGGTAGAAAACCTCTTCGCGGTAGAACCGTCCCTTCCCCAAGTCCAGACGTTCAAGCTCCCTGAGGATCCTCAGAAGTGGGCGGAGTCCGTCACGACCCGGCTTCGTGAACAGTTCCCAGATGTTGCTACTCTGCCACTGACGGTCGAGTTTCGAAAGCGCGACGAACAGACCGGTACCGCGATCGGTGCGATCCACGTGGTCTCGATGGACGCCAACAAGACGATTTTTGTGCCCTTCATCATCAAGGACTCGAGCCTCTGTCCGCTCGACATCTGGATGGAGTCGAAGACCCAGGCCGTTCACCCGCTCCACAAAGACACGTTCCGCGAAGAATTCTTCTCGCGCAATATGGACGACGGCGTCGATGCGCGGCCGACCGATACGGCAGGCCAGTACTTCAACGATCCCTCGATGTGGACGACCACTTACCCGCCGCTCCAGGGTCGCTACAGCTACGCCTCGGCAGGCTATCCCTTGCTCGATAATCTGTCTGACACTTTCCGCTCCGAAGAAGCGGCCGACTTCAAGAAAACCTTCATCGACCAGCCAGCACTACTCCTTTCTTTTGAGAAACGTGGCCAGAAGGAAATCATCCAGAAGCTGGCGAAAAAGACCTATCCGAACGGCCAGGATTTCGTGGCGTCCGCTGAATCCCTGATCCCGCGATCGCTCGCCAGTCTCAAGAAGGAAGGCCCCGACAAGTACTCGATCCTCTCGATGGCCGACGGCCTGTGGGACACGTCAGACGTCATCAAATGCAATCGCGAGGACTGCCTCAAGTTCTTGTCTGGCATCTCTCCCAAGCCGCAGGACGTGCTCCACGATGTCGACATGCAGGGTGAGAAAATCATCGTCATCAAAAAGCCCTCGGACCGCGGTGTCTGGCTCTATGACGACATGCAGGAAAAGCCTGTCGAGGCCTCTAAATTTGGTCAGTACATCGTGAAAGGCCGCGGCAATCTCATGATTGAGGGCGCCGTGATTCCGAATGTCGTCACCTTTGACGGTAAGAAGACTGGTCTCAAAATCTTCCGCGGCATGAATCACTCGAGCTGCCAGAAGTCGATCGCGGGCATGCTCGTCGAGAACGGCGGGAAGCTCAAGCAGCTCCTCAAGCCTTCCGACATCCGCGTCGGCCAAACCGGGACCTTCGTATTCGCGGATTCCGGCAACGTGGTAGCGACCGTGCCTGTCACCATTCTCATGAACGTCAAGCACGGCTCCTACGACAACGGCGGCCGTGAACTCGTCGTGAAAGAGCTCCTCTCGGGCCGCAAGATCCGGATCCACCGCCAGTACGGAGACCTGATCAAGAAGGAACCCAAGCCCACGCTCGGCCAGGGCGCGCTCACTCCCACGCAGAAGCAAGAGGGCTACAGTATCAAGCTCGACGTCCACGCCTTTGTCGAGACGCAGCCCGACGTCTACATTATCCCAGACAAGATGATCTGGCTGCCGCTTGAGGACTTTTCAGAAGTCACCGAAACTCCCAAAGAGTGGCTCAACAAAGAAGCCAGCCATCACATGGACAATGATCCCGTTTCCTTGCTTTGGAGTGGGATGGCATTCGAGCTCGGCGGTAACGGCCTGGAGAAGAAATCGTATGACGAGCGCACACTCAACGCCGTCATGGCTAACCTAGGCGTGCCTGTTGAAAAGATCGCTTCGATCAAAGAGGAGGCCAAGAAGAAGGGGCGGGTCAAGATTCACGGCACCGCGACCCTCATCGCCAAAATCGCACACCAAGAAGTGATCGGCTCGGATCCGCGCTTCGGCAAACTCAAGAAGCTGGCAGCGATGGTTCGCAAGAACTTGATCAAAGAAGCCGCTGAGCTCGGTGGGCCCGACAAGGTCCAGGGCGCCACCGTCGATGCCTTGCTTGCTCTCAACTTCTTGAACCCCGAGAATATCGCGAAGTTCGTGGCGTTCCAGCCCGTGTTTGAGCGCGTCGCCGATTATCTGGCTGAGCTCGTCTTGGCTTCACGGCTGGGTCTCAAGGAAGTTCCTGAGTCAGCGGCCGTCAGCGCAATGGGTAAACTCACCGAAGTCGCGGAAGCGCTCGGCAAGGTGCAGGCTTCGATTTCTAAGCCGAAACAGAGGGTGGCATGAGTTTTTCAGATGGACTTCAGAAGCGGGCATTCGTCACCGGCGCCCTCATAGGAGCTGCTGCCGGCGGTGAAAAAGATGAGCACGGACACATTGTTAACCGTGGAATTGGGGCGCTTCGGGGTGGGGCTGCGCACCTGGGTGCGAATATTGGTGGTGCAGCTGGAGCCGGAGCAATTACGCTGCTCAAAGAACGTATGACACGTCTTCACGGAGCCAAAAGAAAAGCAGCCGCTATCGCTTTACTTTCTACTGTGCCAGTTGGCGTAGTTGCCGGTGGTCATGCTGGTTATCATATTGCCAAGCGTTTGGGCCACAAATACAAACACGAAGAGAAAAAATGACTTTCTCCACCGCCCTCCAAAAAACCGCCAACACTCGCCTCGACAGGGCCTTCATCAAGTCGAGAACTGCCGGTAAAGCTGTCGGCAAACATCTTAGCAAACACAGAAAAGACTACTTGATGGGCGCCGCGGCCGCGGGGTCTTTAGGTACGGCTTACGGCGCGAACCGGAAGAAAAAACCCGAATGAGTCTCTCTCACGGCCTCATCAAAACTGCCTTCTTCGGCTTCGGTAAGAAAAAGCCCGAGCCCAAGATCACAGACGAGCACGTAAAGAAGATACTGCCTGCCTTCAAAAAAGCAGAAGAGGCCCGGAAGAAAAGCTTGGCCGGCCAGATCACGCAAGCCGAATACGGCGATCTCGCCGAACCCTTCATCAACAGCGTTGCTGAGGTCGAGCACACCAGCGGGATCCACAACGAGAAGCTTTACGCTCATATGTACGAGCATCATGCTTACGATCGGAAGAAGAAGTGAGGGGCTAAAAAACGAACGCGGGTCATTCCTTATTTACCAAATAAGATGGGCTCTTCCACTTGTGGCGATGAATGACTGTCTCAGCTCGATCCATTAATTTTGCAATATGGGCTAAAGGCTTTCCGTCGCTTAAAAATTTATCGAGTGTGGCCATATCTTCGGCACTGAATTTTCTGTGCCTCCTTCCAGCAATATCATTCCTTCTTGCTATCCTCAGTATGGTTGTCACACTTACACCTATTTCCGCTGCAACTCTTTCTTTTGGCTGTCCTCCAGTTAGCAACGGAATAGCTAGTCTTTCAATTTCGCGTATATCTTTTCTTCTGGGTTTATAGACGCTTCTATTTTCTCTTGTGAAACGCTCAATCGTACCTTCGGAGACGCCAAAGTTCTCTGCAATCTCCCTTAGTGTCACACCCTTAAAATAAAGTTCTCTCAATACGGTTTCTTTTTCGTCACCCATACGAAAAGTATGCTCTGGTCCTGGCTTCCATCCTTCGGCTATTTTTTTAGCTAAGCCCTTTTTTCTAAGCGTAAATAAATTAATACCATTGTGCACTTTGCCGTGACAGTTCAGGCAAAGAGGGACCATCTTAGTTCCACCTAACGACTTTGGAACCACATGATGTCTGTGCTCGGCCGGCTCTCCGCACTCAAAACATTCACCCATACCTACTGACTTATCCTATGCGCCTAAAACTGTAAGCTAAAAAACGAACGCGGGTGAGACGTAAAAATAAAGTGAGCAGCCTCCATACTTTTATGGAACCCCCTATAGTCGCCTGATTCAAGCTTGCTAACGCGCCGCACAGATGAGATTCTTTAGAAGATGTCACTTGACAGTCTTCTATTTCCCGCTCTCGAAGTTCCGGACGCTGATCCCCGCAGTCCCGTTCTTCCATACGGCCGTCACCTCCGCTGGATCAGTCTCGAAGGGAATCCCGAACCCGCTATCAAGGCATTTTACGGCAAGCTCCAGATTCCTGAGCCTTCGCGGCAAGCGATCGAGGCGGCCGGCTCTCAAGAGCAGATTAAGCCGCCCAGTTCGCTCTTGAGGCGCCTCCAGAAGAAAATTTACAGCCCCGAGGACAGCGCCTATTGGGACCGCCTTGGCTTCTCCGAGATCTACCTTCAACGGATGTTGAAGTCGTCCGATACACTGAAAGAGTTGTGGACCGAAGTTGGAACCCTCCTCCAGGACCCCGTCCTCCGCGTCACCGTCGACTGTCTCAGACTTGCCGGCCTCACCCACGTCGAGCTGACCGAGATCATGACGGAGAACGGGAGCCAGCGCGTACCGTCGACGCCGGCGATCGAGCTCTATGAGAGGTACTTCTTCGACTGGAAGGCCATGCAGATCTCGGACTGGCGACAGTACCTCGCGAGTCTCCAGGAAGATCCCTATAGCTACGCGCGTTATCATGCCGCACTCACCCAAGGTGTGGATGCCGTACTGCAGCTCTGCAACTTGCCGACGCGTCGGCAATATACCGACTACTTAAAGAGTGTGTTGGCCCTCGCCGAAATGAAATTACGCCACCACGCCCGGCTGAACGTAGCTGGCGGTGAGGCCGAAGCCCGCAAGTGGGCTAAGGTCGGCATGGACGCTGGCGACCGGTTCCAGAAGTTCAGTGGCAAGAGCCAGGGCGACCTCCTCAAGTTCATCCAGACCGAGTTCGAGTACGTCCCTTCTCAGATCGAGGCGGCCAGTGAGGAGATCATCCGCTCCGCCATGCCGACATCACCCCAGGACGCCCAGGGCAAGCTCAGGTTGCCTCCCCAGGCCGTTACCTTCACTCCGGAGCCGGCTGCGCCCCCCGTGGCGCCCGATCCCCAGCTTGAACTCCCTGTGGCGCCTGTAAACGCGCCTGAGGCCCCAGTGCCACCCACCACCCAGCCAGATCTAGAGAGTGACCCACTCAGCTTCGAGAAGCCGGGCGCGCTTGGCCAGGATCCGGGGCGCGGGAACGTGGGGCTCTAGTCTTTTAGTTGAATTGGGCTTTGTCCTCTCCTCGATTATACGAGCTCTCATACCCGATCTTCTTAACAATCCTTAGTCAACTTCGCGTCATACTCAACTATTCCCACCTAACAACGCCACGAGTCACTTGACAATTGGTCTGTTTCTAATCTTGACTGGTTTACCCATCCATAGCTGCACCCAAAAAAGGTGGGGGCAAAACACAGATCCTTCTTATTGATATTATTAGGTAACGCTTTGCGGCGCACCCAAAAAGCCAAAGAATCTATCTAGAGACTAGGTTTATAGGGGAATAAACGCACCCAACTCCCCAGTCCTAGTATTGTACGTTCAACAGGGTTTTTTAACACTCAATACTACCTACTTAACTAGTCTTGTATTTATGCATCATTATCTACTATAGCCTAGTGTAATCAAATGGTTACTGGCTTTATTGAGAATAGACTACAACTCCGGTCTGGTACCTCGAAATAAAATATTCCCTATAAACTTGCTCTCTAGTAGTAGAAGTTGGGTGGTTGGGTGCAGAAGGGGTTAAGTCTATGTAATCATTAAGGCCAGCTGCACCCAATTGATTTGGGTGCACGGTTGGGTGGTAACACAGTAAGTCATGAGGATTGTCGGGGTCCCCTACAGATCTAGGCGTTCCAGGTGGGTTGTTGGGTGTGGGATCAGGGATCATGGTTTGCAATATGCGGCAGGCAACCGACTCAAACGGTTGTAGCATAGTCCTAATATAGTGCGGTGAGTCTGTAACTCTGAGTAAGTGGAGTACCACTCAGGGTTACAGAAAATGACGCACAGTTTTTCTGAAAAAAGGCTGTTCGGTTTCCGCCAGTGTGCGACGCATACCGTCACGCTTATGCATACAATTCAGTGAGGGATGACTGAATTGTATGCATAATGAATAATGGGTGAGAATTTGTTGCCTAGTCTTTTCTGGGGTGCTAGGAGTGGGCTATGAGCCCTTCCGATCTCCTCAACTCATCCCAACCCTTCACAATCATTTCGATTGAAAAGACCACCGCGGACGGCGCTCTGATCGTAGCCCAAGGCGTTCGGTTCGCGATTGATGGTATGCCTGCCGGCTTCATCGACAAGATGTTCTTTTCGCCCACAGCGCTCGACCAGGTGCTGAAAAAGATCGTGGTGGTGCAGCCGAAACCAGAGCACCCAGAAGTCGGCAAAATCTGGATCAATGAGCAGGCCGAAGACCTTTACTTAAAAAAATATCTGGAGGAGTCCGCGGATACAGAGGTCCGCAGCTGGATGATGCATGAGATGCCTCCCCGTTGGATGGGGCCGGTGCCTGATGGCCCCTTAAAGCAGCCTTCATCTCAGGAGTTGATTGAAGGGCTATGGAGCAGGAATACAAAAACTACGCGCTTACTCATTATCCGGAACGGCTGGGGAAAGAGGAGCTCTCCATGTATCAGGAGACCGCAACTGAAAAACCAGAAGAGCCTCTCCGGCTGCTCCAGGTGATCCACGCCCATCCACTCTGGGTACAGTACCAAAAAGCTAAGACCTTGGATGTTGCATGGGCAGACGAACTCTTGCATGCCGGCTGGACACCCCACAATTGTTCGATCTTTCTCTGGAATCATGTGAAGCATTGGGAGAAGCTAAACGCTATCTACCAGGTGTCCACGATAGGTTCGCTTTTGTGTGGCTGGAGAGAGGCTTTGGTGGTTGAACAAATCATGAAGGAGCTAAAATGAACCCAGTCATCACAAAAGAACAACAAACCACCCGACTCCAACTCAAATTGTCGAGCCCGAGTTTTGACAGCGAATTCCAGAAACTCAAGACACAGTGGAGAATTAAACTCGACGACAAAATTGATCTGATCGCCGAGGAGCTCGCTCTCTATGGGTTCTGCTCCATTCAGACGGCACTCAAGATTGACTGGAGCAACCCAGAGGATCATGGCACTCAAAGCCTTGAGCTGATCGATCCCACCTGGATGTACATGAAGACGCCTGAGGCGAAAAAATGATTTTCCGACTCAGCCTGGCAAGCTTCTTCATGAATATTGCCGACGACTGGTGCACTCACCGTAGCGCTTGCTTCCGAGTGCTTTATTGGTTGGCCTCAAAAAGTATACCCGGATACAAACCGTACTCGAGAGAGGGATTCAATAGGTCCATTCAGGAGTGTAAAGACTCTATTGGGCGCGAACGGATTCAGAAGAACTGGAAAAATGTTTTTGGGAATAAAAAATGAACCTCATCTTCGTCGCTCTCCCCGGAGACAAAAAACTCCTCGCCGCCTACCGCAAGCACCTGGCTCCGATGTCGAACGTCGCGATCGTGGAGGGCGACATCACAAAACTCAAGTCGGTGGATGCGGTCGTGTCGCCGGCCAATAGCTTCGGATTTATGGATGGCGGGGTCGATGCTGCTTACATAGAAAGATTCCCCGGTATCCAGAGGATGGTACAGCACGCCATCCAGTCCAATTGGAATGGAGAACTTCCGGTGGGCTGCGCCTTTATCCAGCCGACCGAGGACTTTGTCATTCCTCTCTTGATTGTTGCTCCGACCATGCGGGTCCCGATGCAAGTCGCGTCGACAGTGAATGCTTACTTAGCTGCGCGCGCCGCGATCCTGGCAGCCCGGCACTGTGATCGGTACGTCGTGAGTGAGCCGCGGGAAAGATCGATCGCGTTTCCTGGGCTTTGTACTGGCACGGGAGGGATGGATCCAGACATCTCATGCCGGCAGATCAAGCAGGCGATCCTAGACCTTGATGGTTTTGTGACGCCGGCGAAGACTACGAATGAGGCTTGGAATAAGCACTTCTCGATGGTAGACCGAAACGCCCGAGATCACTTGTAGTCCTGCGAAGGCGGAGGTAGGCTTTAGATATGCCAACCATCTTCTTAGGTACGTCTTGCATCTATAATTCCTGTGGAAAACCGTGGGAAAATAGGACACATAAAATGTGTCGCAGTCATATGCGTGCATTTCAAAAGTATGGAGATCCAGGTGTTTCTAAAAAGCTTAAAAAAGTAATTCGTCCATGCAAGACATTAGGATGCCTGAAGGATGTCTCTTGCAAGGAGATGTGTAGAGACTGTTACGCAAAAGACTACCGTGGTCCAAGTAAAACAAACAGATGGAATGGATCAGACCCATCTGGGCAAAAGTTCAATCGCCTTACCGTAGTAAGAATTACAGGCTCATATCGAGGTAGAGCAGTTATTCTAGCTAAGTGTGATTGTGATGGCAAAGTTGCAGGATGCTCAGGCGAGATTGAGACGCGACTTGCAAGCATCAGAGATGGGCATACCACTAGTTGTGGTTGTGCAAATGTAGAAAGAGCTAAAAAAATTCGCAGTCCACAAACTATTGAGAAGGGTCTTTATGGCTCCTATATCTGGCACGCGAAAGAACGAGGACTCCTTTTTGAGATTGGATACGAGAAATTCCTTGAGTTGATAGGGATGAATTGCAATTACTGCAACTGCCCCCCCGCGGCGACAGTATTAGTTAAGAGAGAGCTATATACACATAAGGTTAGTTACAACGGATTAGACAGGGTGGAAAGTAACGGAAGCTATACGACTGGCAATGTGGTCACTTGCTGTAAAGCCTGTAATAGGGCGAAAAGAGAGCATCCTGTAGCGGACTACTTAAGGTGGATGGAGGCGTCCCTAGACATAAGAGAGTCTGGCGTTATCCCAAAAAGTGAGTATATCTCTGTACCAGTCATAGAAAGACATATTTTTAGCACTTATAGAATCATGGCCAAGAAAAGGAAGAAGGACATTAATTTTGATTTAGATTTTGATTACTTCAAGTCTTTATTGGCTGGAAATTGCACCTACTGTAAAAATCCACCATTCGCAAAAGCTAACGATGGGAATAGGCATATAAATAAAAGAAGAGAGATCGTTTATAGTGGAATTGACAGAATCAACAGTGATCTAGGATATGTGGTTGGTAATGTATGCTCTTGCTGCAGATACTGCAACATCATAAAAAGCGATAGATCCGTTGAAGAGTTTAAGCTCTGGTTAAGTTCTGCACTGGATTTTAGATTGAGTCTCCGTGAGGCTAGGAATGTCCGAACAGCTTAATGAAGAAGAACTAGCCGAATCCGCCGAGGCTAATTACACACCAGAGGAAAATAGCAGGGCATCATCCAACTCAGCAATAAGGTCCCGGACACCGCAGAAAAAAGCATGGGCCATACAAAGCCTTCTTCAGTCCGATGGAAGCGTGAAAAAACTAATTAGAGCCACACCAGCCTCGTGGATTCGAAACCTGGTGTGGCTCGATGGAGCCCCATTTTCCTTCACTGGGCGCAATTACCTGCTTCCTATCTATAATATCCAGCACCCAAGAAAAGTACTCCTTTTCAGCCGCCAAACTGAAAAAAGCACAATGCTCGCAAACCAGATTATAGTTAACTCGTGTATTAAACCGTACAACAAGTCATTGTACGTAAGTCCTTCAGCTTTACAGACCAGACAGTTCGGGTCGGCTAAACTGTCGCCATGGATGCATGATTCTCCAATCATATCGAAATATTTTTTATCAACAGCCGAGATTGACCAGGCCCAGGAGAAATCATTAGCCAACGGATCCCTGATTATGTTGAGGTCTGCCTTTCTAAACGCAGACCGAGTCCGCGGATGCACCGCATCAGAAATTGCAATTGATGAGCTCCAGAATATGTTGTCTGGAAACATTCCCGTCATCCTTGAGTGTCAGTCTCATGAGCCGTTTCCTACGGCTACCTTCAGCGGGACCCCCCTATCAAGCTCAAATTATCTTCAGCACCTATTTAATAACTCATCAATGAACGAGTGGCTCGTACCATGCGATCGCCACACACCAGCCCACTACAACTATATGGACGAGCGGTGCATCGGACCACTGGGGGTCATTTGCAATAAGTGCCAGAAGCCTATCAACCCTGCAAACGGAAAATGGTTTAGTTTTAGTGACACGAAAGATGTGCTGGGCTTCCGTGTCTGCGCTCTCATGGTGCCCTGGCAGCAGAGCGCATCCAAGTGGAGTGATCTGCTCTTTAAACAGCGTACTTATTCTACCGCTAGCTTCAAAAACGAAGTGCTCGCGCTTCCCCACGATTCGGCTTCAATGCCAATTACACAAGGGGAATTACAGAGGATTTGTGCTCCCAACCTGAGTTACTTTACCCACCCTACGGCCCACACAAATAGCTTGACTATTATAGGCGGGATTGACTGGGGATCAGGACAGGACGGGAGTGAGAGAGGGTTGACGGGGAAGCTGAAAATAGCTTCTTACACCATACTCACGCTTGGTGCGATGATTACTCCTGGGAAGTTTCAGATTCTTTTTCAGCGTAGATACACCGGAGACAATGCTTTACCTAGAAATTGTGTAAGAGATATTTTGAGCGTCTGCACTGCCTTCGGTGTAAAGCTGATCGGTGCTGACTTTGGCTTTGGGTTTGGTGTAAACGACACAATCGAAGAAGTCTTCGGTGCGGATCGTCTGATCAAGTTCCAACACTGTAGTCAACGTGAACGCAGTAAATATGATGAGATCGGCCACAAAGTTCAACTGAACCGGACGGAAGTCATGACTGATATGTTTGATGACATGAAGATGGGCCGCTACATCTTTCCGCGATGGGAGCAGTCACAACCCTTCCTCAAGGATGTGCTCGCGATCCACGCCGAGTACGGCGGCGGAGCGGGGCGTTCCGGCCTTAAGTACGATCATAAACCCAGCGAGCCGGATGATGCAGCACACTCGATTCTGTTCTGCCGTGAGGCAGCCAGACGCTACTATGGGGAGCCTGGCTAAAGAAAACCGCACAGCCCCATCGGAGCCATGCGGTTTCAATTATTCTTCTTCATGGACCTCAAACCGATAGAGCGGCGTAAGCCAGTCTACTCGCTTACAGTCGAACGTCTGCTCCATTCCAACTAAGCGGAGCACCAGGAACTCGGGCACCGTGTGCTGTTTGTTCACCCATTTACGAAGGCGTTGCCTGGCGATATCAAAAGCAAACACCATACTCTCAGCTCTAACGCCAAACGCATGAAGTTTTTTACTCATAGATCTCAAAATGATGAAGCGTCACATCGTTCCCTCTGCGGAACGTATCGATGTTCACTTGTGTCCCCGAATGCCGGAGCTCCAAAGGCTTCCGCTCGACCTCATCCCGATCGCTCATCCAGTCGGCTGCCTTTTGGGTAGCTTCATGAAGGGCTACGTCGAATGACCGGCATTGAATCGAAAAGCTGAGTTTCTTTTCCATTAGCCAGCCGCCTTCCGCGGAAGCAGTTCAGAAATTTTGACCCTGAGCTCCACGGATCCCGGACATCGAACTACCGCTATGCCCTGATCCCGATAGAGTTTATAGATCCGGCCTTCGAACGCCGTAGACGGATCCCCGGGAGTGGGAACCAAGCATTCATCCCCCGGCTTCCACTGGTCCAACTGAATCGGCTCCATCGCTACTGCTGCTCTGTACGTCTCTGCTAAGTCCATTTTCTTCCCCCTTTTTGTAACGGCGCTCGTGCTCACGCACCCACACCAGCTTCACTTGCGACAGCCCCGGACCACACCGTTGCCACCGCATATGGGTTTGCACGAACGATGAATCAACAGAGTAACTGTTGCCCTCGTGGTATCCCCAGTTCAAGACACTGATAGGCACCGTGAGCTCGTTGTGAACGGGGACTCGGTGCTTCTCTTCGACACGCTTCTTGTTCGTCAACTCAGCGAGTGGACGAAGTTTCATGATTTCTGGATCCGCGCTCCGCAGATAGATGAGAGCATTGATGATCGCTCTATAAACGGGCAGCCTTGATGCACGACGTTCCTCTGGATCCCGGTGCCCCTCAAGATTCAGCTCGTCAATCGCATTTGTGATCCCGGCCACCTTGCTCCGAGAGAGTGGACAAGAGAGCTTGGTCACGACCGTTGGCCCCATCTCCGGATGATCTTCATCAATCCCATAGTAAGAAAGCGAGAGAGCGAGATCATTGTCGTCTGACCCCGTTTTATTCCGGTAGCCCAATCCGTCAATCGTATCAATGACGACAATTGCGCCGCTGATGGGGCCAGTATCATCTTTGAGCGCGCCAGAAGCGAACTGCAGATGAACGACTTCACGTTTTCCGGTAGAGAGGATATCGATTGGAATTTCCCGATCGACACGAGATAGGGCCTGTGCGAAAGCCTTAGGAATATAGTAGGATTCCCCATTCCCGTCCCGAAAAAATCGGCACACAATCATGTGATTGGCGGTGATGTCATTATTGTCATCACCGTACATCGTGATGCCTGCGGGGGCGCACCACCGCATGATCCCGTCTTTATCGGCCTGAAGTTTACAAGCATTCATCTGTTGCCTGTAGAACTCGATCACTTTCGGGTGACCGCGGCGTCCCAGGATAATCTCAGGCAGTATGATTTGACTGAGCTTCATGGATCCTCCTCAAGGTCGCATTCTCTCTCGTTTTACGATACCGTTCTACCGACCGCTCATGGCTGCCTTTTATAGTGAAGCTGTTCTCCCCATTTTTAATCTTCTCAATACACACACCCTCTGGAGGTGTGTATGCAAACAGATCCATGCCAAAGAAGAGGTTATTTTTCCGAAGGCCAGCCTCAATAACATCCAAAGACTTGTTACCAAGATTTCGACAGGAGTTCTTCGCCTCATCTCTAGTGAAAACTACAATCTGGCAGACATATTCACACCCAAGATTCGAAAGTGCATTCTGAGCACGCACAGGTAATTTTTCATCTTTGGCGAAAGCTTCTACGGTCATTCCTAGTCTTGCGGTAGTATCACCAAAAATACCAACTTTCTTTTCCTCTTCGATGCGACGCAAGTCTTTAAATATAGCTTTTCTGGTTTGGGAAAGAGAAAAATGCGTGCCAAAATACTTAGTAAAAACTTCTTTAAAATCAGATTCATTTGTCAACATAATATTTCCTCCCAATAAAAAAGGCCCCACCCTCCACCACGGAGAGCGGGGCCTTGGTTGTTACTTCAACTACTACTCAGTTGTTACTTCAGTGCAACTGAACCTGAGTCTCTTCACAAGCCTCAGGATACGTTTTTCCAGTGAGGAGACTGTAGAACTCCACGCATCCGCACACATAGGATCGGATGTTGTGACGCTCCAAGTGAACCTCATTGCAGCACATTTCAAATACTTCACTTCGCTCTGTCCCGCAGTACGGACACAGCACGATCGTGTCTTCAATTGCTCCTTTGAGGTCAGCGGGTACCTTACAGCCATGAGCGACTGCCGGTATTCTCATTGCTCTCATCTCTGGTTTCCCAGATACCAGAACGCAGTATTCACTCCGAGCGAACACCACTTGAGACGAGCCGCCTCTTGATGCTGGATAGCCGTCATACGCTCAGGCGTCATGAACTTGTCCAGCGGGTAGAGCCTCCTCAAGAACCGTTTCACGGGCTCTGTATTCGGCAATGGCCCCAGATAGGAGGGCGCGTTCATCTCGCCCTGTCGGATCCAGAGTTGGAGCTTCTTCAGCGCCAAAAGCCCCGAGTCACTCTGTACCAGTGTCGCCATCGCCTCGAGCTCGTCTGGTCTGACATCGCCCGCGTCCGTATTGAACGAGGAACGATAACGGGAACGATTCAGGAGATGGTAATCCCTCCAGCGCGCCTTGATCGAGCCGAGCTCATAGCCCCTCCAGTGAGGGGCGTCGATCCATGCCGGCTCTTTGGTTTGGTGAGTCCTGATGATGCACTCGACCTCGCAAAGAGTTTCCAGATCATCCACGATCGTATTGTCTGGTAGCAGGAACAGCGTCGACACCTGGCTAATGCCGGGTGCATAAGCTGCTTCCACTTGTTTAATGCTTTTCTGATGAATCACATCCAGCTCACCACTGTGCCGAATCTGATGCAACGCTTCCCCCATGAACCCCTGTTCTCGCATAGAACCCATACACACATTCTCCTTGAAAATCGCGATTGTCATTTAAGGTTTCTCACGCCCTAAGCAATCGTAGATTCCCGGCTGCATTATTCTTGGGCCTCAGATGCACGGCCCTCTTGGCTATGGGTCTGACCCGAATCATCTACCACTACGATGACTCACAATGAAATTGCTTCCATTGCCAAGGAACTTATACCGCTATTGTGTATTATTTTGCCAGGCTGCTCGATGGCTATTTTGCTAGCGTACGAGACAGATAAAGAAGGCCGCCTTCAGGCGTCTGGTGAAGGACTTCGACATGTTCAACAGACAGGCGCGTGAAGTCTCGGAGCTCCCAGGTCGAGAGGTGATCCTCGAGCTTGTTGTCCCTGACGTCGTGCTGGTGGGTGTTGGTGAAGCTCACAAGGAGTCGATCCGTGTGTCGCAGGCACTCCTCGAGTACCGCGATCCCCTCTCGCTTCTCGAAATGTTCGAGAACCTCTAGGAACGTGATGAGGTCGTATCCGCCGAGAGTCGGGAGTACTTCTTGAATCTTCCCGAGGAATATCTTCTGGTAGTGGCCCCAGTTGGCGCTTTCATACTTCTCATGCGCCTCGACGCCGTGGATCACCGTTTGGTATTCAGCCGGGTAGAACCGCCAGCTCCAAATGTCCGTGTACTCTCGTGCCATCGCGCCCCACTTCCCGAAACCAACCCCCAGATCAAGGACTGTCTTGGGTTGGAGAGCCAGGATCTTCTGAGCGACGGGAGAGATGAGGGAAGGATGTGAGGTAGGCATTGGCGCACATTCTCATTGAGCTAGGACCAAGTCAAGAGGGAGCTAAAAATTCTCCCCGGGCACCAGCGGCACCCGGGGAGAATGATTGATTACTGGATACTCAGGCTGATGGGGAGCGATGCACTCCACAGCACTGCAGCATTGCCGTTGAAGCCAGACTCCGCTGCCGCCTGCATCAGAAAAGTATCCGTGAGGGTACCCGTATTGATACAATCCAGAGTGGGGCCGTAGATCGATTTGCTTTGATAGGCAAAGGGTTCTACAAAGGACGTCACAACGGTTTTATAGAGCTGGACAGTACTCATGTTGTTGGAGGTGTACTGACGGAAGTAGAGATTACCCATAGCAATAGGAATCCCATTAGTCGCCCCCGGAGTCACTGCAACATAAGCCTGGCCTGTGCAGCCGGTGCCAGCGAAGTACATGTACTCCACTCCACCCAGACTGCCGCCATCGTAGTAGGTGTAGACATCTCCGAGATCATAGTGCACAAGTGTCGCACCCATGCTTGAGCCATCGTTGTACTGCTGGATGAACTCATCTCCGATCGTTACGCCTGTATTCGACACCGCATGGAACTTTCCCGCTAAGCCTTGAGCTCCCGTGGGACCTGTAACACCAGCTGCGCCCTGTGCTCCGACTCCGCCAGCTGCACCAGCGGGCCCAGTTGCACCTGGATTGCCAACGGCACCACTGGAACCAGCGGCTCCAGCGCTCCCGTTGTTAATCGACGCCGTCGTCCCATCAGCGCAAGTAATCACTGCAGTTCCACCCGACTGAGTGACTGAGCACCCCGAGGTTGGAATTGAAGCAGCTGCGCCATGCGTGATGAGAGAAGTAGTCTGGGCGGTATCTGGACTCGAGCAAGCAGACGCAATCCCAGACAGAGCAAGAACAGAAACCATTTTGAACATCTTCATAACGTACTCCTTGGTTTATTGTTTGATTGAGCTGATTAAACGGCATCCCAGAGGCTAGTAGCCCTTGGAGTGCCGGTCAAAAGCCTGGTGCACGTCGAGCTGATCCCGACTGCGTCTAGACCTTCTGATAGCGAGCGCCAACACAACCATCAAGCCGACTACAATGACCTCCATCATGAGGCCTCCTGCGCGAGAGCTTGAGCGACTCGTTCTGAGATCTCCTGAAGACGGATCCAGTGGCCCTTTCCGGGCTTACCTGTCTCCGCATTCACGACCATGGAACCGTGCAGGAATGTCTTCATCCCCACATCCATCTCCATGACCATACTCAGGACATCGTCGAGTCGCTGCCTATCGATCCCGAGCGTTTCACGCAAGGCATCGTAGGTGACCGTGTATTCCGGGTCATAGGCGTAGCGCCACATCAGAAGGGCTCTGAGTGACACCGCGACGGTGAACCGGATTCTTTCTTCGTAAGACTGGACAGCACGTGAGTTTCCACTCATGGTACTTACCTCCTTGATTGGGGGGTTTGGGGTGAGGGGCTGAGAATTATTTCTCAGTACTCTCGGGGGCGAGACGGGTTAGGACTTCTTAGGGTAGACAAACTCAAGTACGGGACGCTCGACTGTTCCAGAGATTTGGACCTTAATCCCAAGACCTAGCGCTGCTTCGATCAATGCTTCAGCTTCTTGGTCTCCATAGATGGATCCGTTCGAAGTGAACATGGTCATATTTCCTGGAGCTAGCCTTTGCTTGGCGCGATCAATTGCGGTTTCTTTTTTCATAACAACTCCTTTGTTTATTGTTTGGGACAGGTCAGGACTTCCTAGGAAAGACCTCGTCGATAATATCGGTTAACACAATCAATTGGATTCTAAGGTCTGACGAAAGATGCGCCTTGTATTCCTCATTTGAGTTGAGATCGACAGGTCGGGTTATTTCAGCGCGCAGAGCACCCAGCAGGATGCTGAGTTCCTTTTCAATAGAATCGACTCTCTCCACCATCTCTTCGCGTGGGTCTGGCATACAGAAGTTAGTGGACGGCTTTGGTGCTTCTATTTTATCCCAGCCTTTTACTGTTTCTTTTTTCATAACTACTCCTTTGTTTATTTGTGACAACTGTTCCCACGGGTACAAGTACTATAGCTTGTGCAACTTGATAACTTCTTCTAATGAAGCATCTACATAATCTACAAATGCGATTCTGACACGACTCTCTTCCAGTCCTGTACTACGGACAGACTCCATCCAGCGTATGCTGTCTATAATAGCGATTTCACTAGGCTGATTAATTCCTAATTTTTTTAGGACCCAGACTACATATTCTTTATCGGACATTTCATTTCTTGCTTTCATAACTACTCCTTTCATTTGTGACAGCTGTTCCCGCGGATATACTTCCCGTGAGTCAGCTCCGTGATTCCTAAGACACAGGACGTTGACTGGTCAATGACTTCAGCGAAGCCAATCACCACTCGAGATTGTAGGCGGGGTCCAGCAGCCAGAGTTGCACAGCCGGACCCAAAGCAGAGCAGAGCAAGCACGAACAAAGACAGAGCCGCATCAAAGAAGGCCTTCATTCCTTTTCTCCTAAGTTAAGTTCGGCAAGCAGAACAGATAGAGCCACTTCATCACCTGGGAGAATCCCCCTGAAGATGGCTTCCGCCCGGCTTCTCACTATGTTTCTTTCCATAGCTCCGTGTTCAGCAGCAAGGACCCACGCCTCATTCAGTAAGACAGATATTTGAGACAGGGCTGTTTTTAACCTGCGTTCATTGACTTCATCATGGAGATAGACTTTTCCTTCTCCCGTGATTCGGTTCCATAGTTCGATGACCTCTTTTTTATCCATCAGATCAGGCGTGAACTTTTGAGCCAGGAAATCTCTCACGTGAGGGAATGCCTCTTCTGTAATCTCCAGACGATTCACATTTGAGAGTAAATGCTTAGCAGTATTCGAGCGATCAATTCCGACAATCATTGATTCAAACAAGTTCTTTGGTTTTTGAAAATTGGACATAACACAGACTCCTTTCTGAAATCAGGTGGGGCGTGGCCATATCAACTAAAAACTCCACACCCCACCGTGTCCCGACACCATGCCGGCACACAATTAAAACCAGACAATCCGGGTCAACTGGAGATTGATACAGATGGCTGGCATGCCGTTAGAGCACCATGCTCCTAGGCAATTCTAGACTGGTAAATTGAAGACCTAATTTGTCTCCATATTACCTATACCCGAAAAAGGGCTGTTTTTGCCTGTATTTAGGGGGTTGGTTTTAGGGGTAAAAAGGGGGTGTTTAAGTGCCTGAATTGGCTTTAATCAGAACCCGGGTATTCCGCCGAGCTCATTGCTGGAACCCGAGCGCGTCCATCAGGGCAGGGTTAGAGCCCGGTATAGCTGAGATTAGTGCCCAGTATGGCTAAGATTAGAACCCAAACATCCCACCCAGAAAGCCCTTCTTCTTGGGTGCGGCCGCAGGCAGGTCTTTGATGTCCATGATGTTGGGGCGCTTGGGCATGGCCTTGAGGCTGTTCTGCGCGATCCCCGACATTGCCTTGGCCGGTGCTTTTTCGGTGGCGGCAATGACGCCGCGGAGACCCATCTTGGCTGCCGAGACCTTATGGAGTCCTAGGGAGAAGCTCATGGGGTCAAGTGTACCATGGGTCGGAGCTAAAAAACACTGGGAGATCTAAGCTAAAAAACACCGGCCCCGCCTCCCCAGGCAGACCGGTGTTTTCTCTTGCGCGATGGAGCTAGTTCTGAAGAACTGGCTCCTCTTGACGTTCTTCGCTTGAACCTTCAAATGCCTTATAGGACTTCAGAAGTCCCGTGGCAGCGGAGGACTTGACTAAAGGACTGTAGACGAACATGAGATCCCCTTCGGCTAGAAAGCTGATCTTCTGGCCGGGCAGACAATTCTTATGAGCGGCTTCGAGCTTATCTGCGAGCATGCGGAGCTCTTCTGGCGACGTGTTGACTGGCTTAGCACAAGTGACATCCTTATCGATTCTCATAGTTTCTCCTTATCTAACTTGTCCGCTGGCGGTTACGGCTGGTGCTTGATTCAATTGACGTGGGACTTCCTTGTAAGCCTTCTTCACCGCGATCTTGATGGCCTCACTCCCGATCTGATCCCGGCACTGAAAGTAGAGTCCGAAGATCTTAGTGCCTTGTGGGTAGTACTCAAACTTGACGACGGTGGTGAGGGCGGCGGATCCCGGAATCTCGAAGTCAGGTGAGAAGACCTCAAGGCCCACTGCTCTGGGTTCTTGAGGATTGGGGGACCTCGGAAAAGCCCGCACGACGATCTCGAGCGGATCGTTGAGTGCCTGGATCTCAATATCCTCTCTGGACTCGCTGACCCAGCCGATGAACTTTTGGCCGGAGTCCAGGGTGGCGATGACGACCTCAGAGGCATCCTGAGGCGGTAGAAAACGGGGTGTGGTGTCGGTCATTACGTGGTCCTTTGTTGTATTTGGTATAGATATGAAAGTTCGCTCTCTAGGTTGCTGATCTCCACTTGAATAGCTAGTATTCTCTTAGATCTCTCTGAAAGTTTACAGATTTCAGGTATCTTTGGATTGCCTGGAAGAGCGCCCCAACTTTGCTGGCATGCCAGGCACTTAAAAGCACCATCATACTCATAAACTTGAGAGTGTGCTCCAACAACCCTCATAAAATCCCTCCAATCAAAACGATAGGAACCGACGGCAGCATCTCCTGAGCGGCTTCCGTCATGTGTTTACATTGCAATGAATACGCTTCATCAGCCAAACAGTCATCCGCCTCCAGCAACAGATCATCAAACCTCATATTACTCATCCAGACACGGCCCAACCATTTACGATCCAGGATCTCCTGCCAGATCCTTGCGATCGCCACCTTCATGAAATCAGCATTGGTCGATTGCCCTGGGAAGCTGGCCGCACTTCGACGAACCGCGTTCTCCCAGTACTCCTGTCTCTGACCTTCTACCGGCCCAGCCCAATATCGGAGCCTGCCGTTGTTGTTTCGGAGATAACGATCCCTGATAGCAAGTGAGCCCACGGCATTCAGAAACGCAATCATCCGAGGAACTTTCACCGCGTACTTCGTGTAGAGTTCCTGCGTGTCTTGTAGAGTGCCTGCATAGCCTTGCTCGCAGAGCTCGAGATGAACTCCTCTGACGCTCTGCCCATAAGGGATACCGTAAGCGACCTTCTTCACCCCATCACGGAGCGGATCGTGCCGTTCCACAGGTCGGCCGAACATATCGGATGCGAAGCTTTGATGGTAATCCTTACCGCTGTTGAAGACCTCCAGCATGGCGGGATCCTGACTACCTTGCGCCAGAATCCTGAGCTCGATCGCGTTGTAGTCGGCCTTCGTGAGTTTCTTCCCTTCACCGGCCACGAACGCCTCACGATACCCCCCTTTCTTGGGCGTGTTGAGGCAGTTGAGCTTATTGAATGTCGTGGGCCTACCTGATGCCGTTCCGTTCTGATTCACGTTGAAGTGAATGCGGTCATCCTTGTCGCAGGCATCTAAGTAGTTGTGCCCGAATCGCGTGAACCCGAATTCGGCAGCACGATAGCGGAGCAACGACTGAATCGGAGGTAGATGGGAGATCGTGAGAAGAGTCGACTTGTCGGTGGCCTCAATCAGTTTGCCGTCAGGTGTCCTCATCTGCATTTCCCGTAAGGCTCCCAAGACTTGCTGGGGAGAATCGAGATTGATCAGCGGCCGGCCCTCTTCGCTCCGCTGGCAAATCGGACCCAGGAAATCGAGCAGCTCGGCTTGAGCTTTCTGCATCTCTGCCTGGTTTTTCTGCATGAGCTTGATCCACTTGGGGCGGCTCAGCTTCATGCCTTGGTAGTGCATCTCACAGAATGCGGGCTGGGCGTTGCGCTCGATCTGCCAAACCTTCTCGAGTTCTTTGGACTTAATCTCAGTTCTGACTTGATCGAGAAGTTCGATGGTCGTATGAAACCAACCCTGTGCGTCTTCCGGTAGGCCCTTGTTGAGCCTCCGCTTCAGCAACCCTTCATGCGAGTGGTCAAGCTCAAGGCCAGCCAACAGAAGGCGGTCAGCAATCTCTAGATCAAACATGCCGGCCATCGCCACGCCCAACGAATGTCTAATAGCACAGTAGATATCTACGAGGTGCACGCCGACCTTTTGGATTTCCTTGTCTTCGAAGATCTCGGCCAGAGGGGAAAAGATCTCGCGATCAACTGGGAAGATCCTCGATAGAACGCTACCTTCCATAGCCAAGCCCAAGCGGATTCTACCCTCAGGGAAAATAAGAAGGGGAGCGATAATCAACGATTGAGATTTTCGAGTCCTGAACTCTTTTACAAAGTTCTCCGCTTCAGAAATGGATTGAACAATACCGTCTTCGAGCATACAAAAATTCTCCTCAGAGAACTTATGCCAGAATCTCCGAGGAATTTGCTTGTCTAGACTGATGCGTAGATTTTGTCGAAGCGATCGACGTGGGACTTGGGGGACCAGTGGTCGTCGATCCACTTGCGGCCGGCCAATCCTGTTTCGCGCCAGTCTTCTGGCCCATCGCCCACATAGAGCGGAAGGATTGCAGCAAGAGTACTTACATGTGCTGGGATATAAGGTAATTCTTCAGTAGCATCTATGCCAATCAGGTCATAAAGAGCCTGGCGTGTTTTATCGTCAAGGTACCCAAAGGTTACGCATCCCAGCGCCAGATACTCGAGGAAGCTCAGGTGGTAGGAGCCCGTCACGAGCTCCTCGATTCCAAACACTGACCATCGCTTGCGGGCAATGCATTCCTCTTTTGGCATGTTGGTCAGGATCTCGGGTGTGATCTGGCCGGCCCGACCCATCGCCTCGAGCACGGGCACGATCTTGTCCGCGCCCTTATAATCCCAGCCGCGGGTGATGTGGATGTTGGAGGGTGCGAAGTTCACGACGGGTGGGGACTCCCAGCGGAGGGGAACATCGAGGAGCTGGTACTCTGGCTTAAAAAGTGGAAGTGGATTTCCGACTAAGAAATTAGCTTCTGGGTATTGGCGCGCGTGGTACTGCGCCAGCACCAGGCGTCGGCCATCAAAGTCGGGATCTTTGAGCGATGGTTCGAAACTCTCGAGGCCTGAGTAGCGATCGGAGTGGTATTGGATGACGTACTTTTTTTGTTTCATCTTCTGAATGAGATGAGAGTGAGTCTGAAAGATTTTTAATTCGTAGGCGAAGTTGTGCATGTGGATCACATCGGCCGACTCGAATAACGCCGTCAGTTCTTCTGCTGACTTTTGAGCCCATAGTTCTCCACCCTCGTATTTGATTCCGTTGGCACTCGTGTCGCGGTTTAGGAGCACGAGCGCGGTGTGGCCGCCGTAGACGCGTTGGCAGTGAGCAATGTTAACGGGTGCGCCCGAAATTGGGTTGTTTGATAGATGAAGGATATTCACTTGCGATCCTCCCGGATTAGAAGCCTAATGAACTTAGGTGTATACCTAATCCAGATGGGAATGATCGGGTTAAAGTTGTGTTCCTCGATTATCCCTCCAAGTTCATCTGAGTAGTAGATGTATCCCTTTTTTCGCAGTACAGTCAGCCCAGCTGCCACAGCACGTGGATCACATCCGATCTGCTCAAAGCCCCAGATGACGTTTGGGAGAAGCCCCTCAGCAACATATCCCTGTTTCTTGAAGCACAGCTGAAGTTGAATAAAGACCCATGAGTCGACCCCAGGAGTCGACAGATCCGGCGGAGTCTCTGTGATCCCGCGGTAGGGCTTTACGATGACCCGGAGGGGCTCCATCCGGGCATCCTGAAGCATGTCAGTGGACAAGGTAATGGATGGCTGGACTGGAGGCTTTGGTTTTGGCAGGGCACGATCGATCATGGCCCTACCATACGGGATTGCTGGAAGTTCTTAAAGAGGATAAACTAGGAACTTGAGGACTGAATACCGATGCTGTTTTCCACGGGCCTAAAGAAGATCGCAGTCACAGTCGTTACCATGACTCCGACCGAGTTTTATGAGCATGTGGGTGCCGGCGATAAATATAAGGGTGCTATAGGGGGCGCAGGGGCTGGCGCAGCTATTGGTTTACTCAGGGGAAAGCACGGCAACAAATCCAAAGTGGGGCTGATCGGCGCAGGTCTCGGCGCAGCCTCTGGCGGCGTCGCTGGGCATGAAGCTGGCAAGATCATCCGTAAATATCAAGCAAACAAAGTTTATAGAATGGCTGGGGAGCTTAACCTTAAGTCGACTCCGGGACGCGGCGGTCACCGCCATGAAGGAACCTAGATGCATAAGACGAGAGAGACCCTGAAGCTTCTGTCTAAACGGGCTGCTGAGGCTTTTCTAACCTCGGGTGGGAAGAGTACCCTCAAGGCAGAGCTAAAGAAGGTTGCCTCATCTGAGCGCCTTGCTCCGGTGCAAATACCTGTCCTCACTGGAGAGGCTAATGGTATTGTTTGGAAGGGGCTCTACGATTTGGATAAGAAAGCCTCTTACTCTTTCGTCCCCGTCAACCCAGACGAAGTCGTAGGTGAACTCCAGGCCGTGGCTCCTGTCCTCTGCAAGCAGGCCTCAGAAGACTACATGGCGCCCCCCGAAGGCTCAAGGGCCATGAAGAAGCAGGCCTCCGACACCTGGACCGCCTTTCTGCCCACGAATGGCCACCAGAAGCTGGCGTCTGACAAGCGACTACTTAAGCACGAACTCACGAACCGTCTTGAAAAGACAGCCGCGGCCTCCGAACGCCTGAGCGACAAGCAGATCGAGATCACTTCTCAGATCGAAGCTCTCGAGATCAAGTTCATCAAAGAAGCCCGTCAGATGCTGATTGAGATGCCTTTCACCGACCGCGGCGAGGGCCTCAAGAAGATCGCTGAGTTTGTACGTTCGGCCGTGAGCGATCCGAAGCGCAAGAACAAGACCGCGCTCCTCATCGCAAAGATCGCCCATGTCCTGACGGTCCAGGGCCTCTATAAATTCGCCGAGCAGCAGGCACCAGAAAGCCTAATCAACTACGACATCCCGGCCAAGATCGTGAATGGCAACCACGCACTCTACATCACCATCAATACCTTAGGCGGGAAATGGGACGAGGAAGAGCATCTCCGCACCCACCGCGGGATTGTGGATGCCACTCTTCCTCAGTTGAAGGAAAAGATCCGTGGGCTCTAAGTTCAGTGACGGTCTCAAGAAGACAGCCGGAATCATCGGCTCTGCAGCCAAAGCCATCACCAATCTGGCCGGTGGGAAGCTGAACGCAGTTCTGACGGCCGCCGACGCCAGCAACCAGTTTAGCCAGAACATGAAGCGTGTGACCAGCATGCAAACGCCTCGGGGGCCAACATGAGCACAGTCGTAAAAGAAGCCGCAAAAGCCGAGTCGATGCTGACCCCGGCCACCGCCAAAAAGATGAAGGCTATGCTCTTTCCACTTCTCGGGGTCACCGGGATCGCGGGTGCCGCGGGCCTCTACGGTTATATGAGCGGACGCAGCGCTACCGAGAACCATAAGAAAGATCTGGCCGACAGTCTTCATGCCACTTTTGGAAAGAACCCGCAATTCAAGCAGGATCCCCAGAAATTCGCCGCTCTCTTTGGCGAGCTCTCCGTGGTGGCTCCGACTGTTGCGAAGAACCCCCAGATGGCGCACAAGCTCTTGACCGAACGGCTTGATACCGGCTTCAGCCTCGATGATGTCCACAAGCTCTCCGTGATCGAAGCCTCTCGGATGGGAACGGCGGGTCGCCCTCAAACTGCAAGCGCCGGAGCCCGCGCGGCGATTCTGGGTGCTCTCGAGAAATCCCTGAATATCTTCGGGATGGAAACATTCAGGCGCACTGAGAAAAAGTTTCAATCTATTGATCAGGAAGTCGCCGATGCCGGAAAACTTTTGAAATCCACGCTGGTTTCCGAGATCTCTGATCCCAGTGTTTACAGAAACATGAGCCCTGAGGAACTCTATGCTCATGCCAGAGGCAAGGCACAAGCGAAGAACCAGACTAAGCAGAGCTCGGTTGAGTTCCCGCTCTACGTCTCGGAAGCCTGCCTGGGCCGCATGGTGAGCGATCGCGTTCACATGATGAAAACGGCCGCGGCGAAGGGTGGTTTCGGTTCCGGCATGAAGGATATGCTTGGGAAGGGCGCAAAGGGTTTGGCTGACCATCTCGCATACATCGCTCCCGCTCTCGCACTCGGGGGCGGATTAGGCCTCGTGAAGCTTGTGTACGATCGCTCGCAAGACGCACACCTCAAAAATGAGGCACAGAATCAATTCAGCCAGTTGATGCGGACGAACGATACCCTGAAGCAAGATCCTCAGGCCGCGCGTGAAGCCTTCGATACGATCTGCATGGTCGCACCAGCCCTCGCCGCGCGCCCTCCGGTTCTCCGTTCTTTCCTCGAGCAGCAAGTCCAGGCGTTCGGCCGGATCGCGCCCGACACCATCAAGGGACTGGCGGAAGCCAACTCGGCCGTCGACCGCTCGGTCAGCGGCAATAAAGGGTTCATGGGCGGAATGAAGGGCGTGATGGAAACGCTGCACTTCCCTATGGGTATTGGCGGTAAGGGCAAGGGCGGTCAGGGCAAGGGCGGTCAGGGCGAGCCCGAGAAGAAGACTTAATCTATGTGGAAAAATACGGATTGCTTGATTGTTCGCAGGTTTTCTAAATCCCCTTACTCCAGGCCCTTTATAGAAATCGAAGAAGAAGCAATTGGTTTAGTAGAATCTTTTAATATTCGAACACATATTAAAGATGTGCGGTTTTTTATCGATATCAAACGCCGGCTAGGCATCAGGGGTAAACTCATTAAAGAGACGTATCTTTTCGAGGGTTTTGAGTATCCTTTACCCGGAGAACCTCCGATCTTTAAAATCCACGTAAGTGATTTAGATGGATAAGCTCCTCCTCTACCCTCAAAACCTGAGCCGTAAAGAGCGGGACGTGTTCCTGCTTACAGAGGATCGTCGCTACCTTCTCAAGCAGGCCGCCAGCGCGAACCGCAAGTTTGCCTACCACCCACAAGTCCAGAAGTATATCGAGCAGGCCAAGCCCATGGAGGGATTGGTTCAGGCGCTCATCACGGCACTCGGAGCGGGTGAATATTGGGGTGACAATATCAATGCGGATTGGTTCGGTGAAGAGCCACTCTCCCACCGCGGGCCCGATTACGGGGTCGACACCTTCAAGACTAACGCGAATTACTTTACCCATCACGTCAATCAAAACCCAGCCCTAGCCAAAGGGAAGGTGATCCTCGCTGTTTGGAATGAGAACGCCAAGCGCGTGGAGCTCGTCATCGGGATCGATCCAGCTCGCGACCCCGAGGGCGCCGCGATGGTCGACCGTGGTGAACCCATCACGACCTCGATGGGCGCAAAACTGCCTTATGACGTCTGCAATATCTGCCTGAATAAAGCCAAGACACGCGCTGAGTATTGCGATCACCTCAGGTACCTTTTGCGGCAGATCGATCCAGATACTGGCAAGGCGGTCTTTGCGCGGAACCCCCATCCGAAATTCTTCGATATCTCCCGCGTCCTGATCCCAGCCGACAAGACGGCTTACATGTGGGAGAAGATTGCGAGTGCTGCCGCGCCTTCCCGCTTGGGCTCGGCTCACCTTGCTGAGCTGCCGCCTGGAGCGGTCGGCGATCCAGTCTACTTGGATAAGGTGGCATCAGAACTCGAGCAAGCCTACGGTATGAAACGCGGCATCAAACAGGCCGCTGTCGCCAAGAAAGCCTTCATCAAGAAGCAGATCCCGGGTGTTTCTGTGGTTCCCCGCCCCGGACTGTCCGAAGTCCCGGCCCAGGCGGCGAAAAAGGTCACGGCTCTGAGTGCGGCCATCAAGCTGGCCCTCGACCGCTCGGCGAAGCCTATCCCGCGCCAGACCTTCGAATCCGTTGCGAAGAGCTCCAGCCTCCCCGAGCTCCTTTCATCCCTCGTGACTCTTGCGATCGCGCCGACCCCCGACGAGGCGCGCACGATCGGCGAGATCTTCACGGGCAAGAAGGCTGAAGGTCTTCACCGCGTCAGCCCGGAGTGCTGTGACGCACTCGCACCTTTCATCCCCGAGCGTTCTTTTAGCCCTCCCGTCCTGATGATCAGGCTTCGGCAGCTGGATCCCAAGATGGTGAAGAGGGCTGCTGAAGAGTCTAGGCACAAGAAGCAGCCCGGTACCTTTGAGCAAGGCATCAAGCAGGGCTTACTCGTAGCTCTGGCTGCCATGTTTGTCCCCGAGAAACTCCGGGATCTCTTCTTGAATCACCCCATTCCCTTGCTTCTCGCCGGCCTCCCCATCGCCGCTGCGGCCAAGACCCTGGCGTCTTCCAATGCGAAGCCTTTAGTCAGCGGGCAATACGACCTTGCGGGGGGCAGCCAAGACTTGTATACTCAAGACTGGCGGAGACGTTTTGTAGATTTACAAGCACGTCCCGTTGCGGTTATCAAAACCGGTTCCGTCGTCGATTTGGAAGCTCTCTCCTGGTTCCCTAAGTTAGGCCATCATCCCCTCGAAGGGGTGTCTGGACTGATTTATCTTTCTGAACCCGGGCAGACCCCTGAGACGCTCGGTGACCGGCTTCCTGTCTCTCTGCTCGCCAGAAGCCTCCTCACACAAACACCCAGCGATGTAGCTGAAGTCTCGAGCCTTCTCGAGAAGGCTGCTTCCGTCATGGGCACGGGCGAACTCAATCCAAATCAACTTCCTATGACGAACCGGCTACCTGCGCAGGAGCTCTTGCTCCTGCAGGCAATGACTCAATTGGCTCTTTAGAAGGAGACCCCACATGTCACGTACTCTCGAACAAATGCTGTCTGATTTCGGAATGGATGACAAATCGCAAACCAAGACTGCATCAGCTGCTCCCGCGGCTGGTGGCAAAAGTGAAGTCGACCAGGTGATCGAGAGCCTGGGACTCGCCCAAACCCCCGCAACCCAGGCCACCGAGCAGACGAAAACTGCATCGGCCGCCACCCAAGAAAGAGGATCCGCAATGAGTGATTTCACTTCGATGTACGAGGAAGTTTTTGGAACCGAAGGTCTCGATAAGACGGCTGGCGCCGCGGCTGCTGATCCCGCTGCTGCGGGTTCCCTGACCGCTGCGGTCGGTGGGCAGACCAAAGTCGCGAGCCTGACCGAAGTGGTCGGCGGTGTTGTCGAAGGCAACGACGAAGACGCCACCCCCGCTCAGCTCTTCGGCGAGTGCGTGGCTCACTACTTCAACGCAGGCCAGACCTGCTACCTCGACAAGATCGCAGGCGACTCCGCTGGCGGCGCTGAAGAAGGTTCGAAGCCCATGGCCGGTCTCTCCAACAGCGGCCAACTCGCCGCGATCGTCGGTAACGGCCAAGATCCAGCCATCACGGTCAACCACAAGGCGACCGGTGGCGGCAAGGTCGAAACCAACGGCAGCACGGCCAAGCGCATGGACATTCCCGAAGTCACCGCTCAGGCAATGCTGAAGCGCAAGATCAAGGCGCAGGCTGGCGATGTCGGAGCTTATCACCAGACCTAATCGGCCTTAACCCATTCGTTTCGGATCACAACGACCGGAAACAAAAACCTCAGGAGACTCAAAAATGAACGAGATTGAACAGGCTTTGCAGGGTATGAACGAAGAACAACTCCAGGCGCTTCTGGCGAAGGAGTTCGACCCCGAGCTCGTCAAGCAGGCTGAAGCCAGCCTTGCTGGCAACGATCTGGTCGAAAGCATCTACGCGTACGGCGCTTATTGTGCGGACCGCGAATTCGCGGAAGCCGATGACGAAGAACCCCTTTCGAAAGAAGCTTCGGCTGAATTCGATGGTGCCGAAGAAGAAATTCTGAAGGCCATGGACGAAGCTCAGGCGGCTTCGGGTGTCGTCGAAAACTCGGACCCCGTCGAACTCCAGAAGATCGCTCAGGTCTGCGGTGCCGCGATGCTGGAAGGCTACATCAACCAGATCGAAAAGCTGGCTGAAGACGCAGTTAAGACTGCCGACGCCAAGAAAATCAAGAAGGCCAAGGGCTTCCTTGACAAGACCAAGGCTCGCCTCGGTAAGGCTTACGAAGCCGCCAAGGGTCATGGCCATGAAGCTATGAAGTACGGCAAGAAGCACAAGGGCAAAGCGGCCTTGATCGCAGGTGCCGGTGTCGGAGCTCTCGGAGCTCACATGGCTCTCCGTCACAAGAGCGGCCACGACAAGAAAGCCTCTGAGTGCACGGTTGCCGAGCTCGCGGACGAAGTCCGGATGCAGGAATCCGTCGAGAACCTGATCGGTGACGGCATCGAGAAGATCGCGGCACGCGGGACTAAAGCCGGCGCAGCGATGGGCCACATGGCTAAACTCAAGAAGCACTTGGGTGGCGCTTACGACAAGGCTCGCGGCCATGTCGGCAAGCATAAAGCCTACTACGGTGCGGGCACTGGCGCCGCAGCGGGTGCCGGCGGTGCTGCTCTCGCTCACCGCTTGATGGGTCACAAGGAAGATTAAGGAATCGGGGCCTCAGAACACACCACTCTTGAGGAATCTATGAGACCACTCAAAGACCTACTCGCAGACGCGGACCGCCTAAATGACTTGGAGAAAGTGATTAAAACCGCCTCTCCAGTTGTTCCTGCGGCTGTCTCTGGGGCCCCTTCCTCTTCTTCCGAAGTCAACGCTGTCGTCTCCCAGATCGAGAAGTGCGCCGGAAACGATTCCCTTACCGGCCTCGACGAATTCGAGAAAATAGCGGTCGTGATGAATCAGATCCATGCCGATACGCAGCTCGATGAACTCGATCGGATGTTTAGGTTCCAGGAAGCGGCTTACGAACAGGGCCACATGAATGCCCATGTCGATGAGGCCCTGGAGAAAGTCGCTGCGGGTCGTTTAAAAAAACGCCTCGTTGATTTTGTGGCAGTCGGTGCGGCCATGGCTTCTGCTAAGGGCGATGACGTCAACGCCGGAAAGAATGGCAAACCCATTCCGAGCGGCGAGCGCAGCATGGCTTCTCCCAGCCAACCCGCATCTCGTACGATCGGAGAGTAAATGGGTTACGATCCCGAGCTGGTCAAGAAAGCAGGCCAGCTTCTTAAACAAGAGCATACGCGCAGACTGGAACTCGAAAAGGTCGCAGCTCATAACGACCTCGAGAAGCGTGCGATGAAGGTTGCTTTCCGCGAAATTGAGCTTGGTTTTTCCGAGCCCTTTCGCACCCATGAAGAGTTTCTCAACAAGGTGGCGTCTCTGATGACAGAGGATGACCTCCAGGTAGTAGAAAAAGCGCTCCAACGCGGATATTCAGCGGGAGGCGGAGGAAGTTCGGTCGGCATCAATTCAGGCACTCTGGATGATTCTGATTCCAACTCTTCTGGCCGCAAGCTGAACCAGATGGAGCGCTGGGTACTGTATGGTGAGGTCGACACTCGTTAAACAGTGAGACCTTAAAAAAATACGAGCTCGGCGCGTTACAGGCTATCGCACGGTACACGAATACTGTAGAATAGTGGTGTAAGGGACAAAATTCCGAAGCCCGGAAACAGTCAAGAACCTGTTTTTTTTAGGTTCTCTCAATAAGGAAAAAGAAAATGACTCTCCCACAAGAACTTGTTGCACCGATCACCGTCGACTTGCGGAATCCCGCAAGCGAATACTACTTCGACATCATCAAGGGTCTCGAGCACGTCAATTACGTTGACGCTCCTCTGGCCTCCGGGAATTTCGCTCCTGGTGACTGGGCCTGGAAGACTGCTTCCGGCTTCGCTCCTCCCCCAACCGGCAATGCGCCGGCCAACGTTTACCCCGTCGTCGTGGGTAACAACGAATACGACTCTCTCGCCACGGGCAACATCTCCGTGATCGAGGGCGGCGGGTTCATGTACAACACCACGAAGCTGGTTGCGGCGTCCTACACGCTCGGCCAGAACCTCTGCGTGAAGAACCTCGGTGGCGGTGAGCAGATCCCCTCTGCCGCCGGCGGAAGTGATGCCGTCGTGGCTCGCGTTTACGACATGAACGTGATCCTCGGTATCGGCAACGTCTATACCGTCGAAGTTCTGAATCGGTAATTGATTTCGGTCTGGTCGGCCCTCGTTGATGACTGACCAGACCTCTGACTGAAAATGAAGTACGGACTTTATCTCTAAAGATGAAGAACCGAAAGTACGGGCCGGGGATCTGAGTGAGTTTTTCTCCCCGGCCCATTTTAACTGAAGCTCACTCGAATCTAGCCAATTCTACACCAAACATGAGGAGGCTACACCGTGAACGAAGAAGCCGTAAGTTTTAACAACCTGTTCGTCGAGCGCATGGACACCCAAGATGGTCAGCAGAAGACCGCGATGGTGGGCCAGGCCTTTATCCGGAGCTACTTGCGTGAGAACTCTTTCTTCCGCAAAGTGCTCCCCACCGAAACCGTCGTCCGGACGGATCTGACTCGCTCCACCAAGCACGACACGATGGTGAAGATCGTGGACTTCGAGCATCCCTCGACGGCTGCGGCAGTCAATTTCCGTTCTGCCGGCCGCGAACGTTACCTGCAAGGCACTCGCTACGCGGTTCCGTTCTTCAAGGTCGAAACCGATCTCTTCAGCAAGCAAGAAGCTGAGTTGATGGCGTACGAGTACCAGATCACGAAAGTGATCGAAGAAAACGGCATCAAAGACATCATGCGTGTCGAAGACACGACTGGTCTCGCTGCCGCCAACGGTGCCGTGTTCAACTCGGGCAAGTTCATCAACTCTCCCGGCACGATCGTCAATCGCGCGCAGCTCAACAGCCTGTTCAAGATGATCGACGGCGATCTTCTTCAGTCGGCTCTCTTGCTCATGACCAACGTGGACTTCTCGGACTGGACGACTCAGCAGGCAACCGATGTCGGCTCTCCCCTTGCGTCTGACATGACCGTCAACGGGTGGACGTCCGACAAGATAATGAAGAGGCGTTTGTTAGTCACCAATAAGACTGATCTTTTGCCTCCCGGTGACATCTTCGCCTTCACGGATCCACAGTTCTTGGGCAACTTCTTCATCCTGAATGACGTCAAGTTCTGGATCAAGAAAGAAGCCGACAAGGTCTTCTGGAAGTCGTGGGAATACGTTGGTATGGGGATCGCCAATTTGCGTTCCGTGGCTAAGCTGCGGCTCGCGGTTCCCCAGACCATACCGGGTGGTGGTAGCTTCTAAGACTAGTCCGCCTGAGTTAAAATTTAAAACCCGCTTGGGATTCCCAAGCGGGTTTTTTTATTTCTTTTTGTTGATTTGGAAATTGTAGATGTGGCGTCTTTCCACAGTAACAACATCTCCACACTTCAATCCCGGCTGAAGGACATCGTTATCGACGATACCAACAAAATTTTTATCGCGTTTCTTTTTAGTTATAAGAATCCAGAAACGTTCTTTTCCGAGGCTCACTTTTATATTATCTCCAACATTCAGCTGATCGATTTCCTGGTCTGTCGGGACCTCAAAAGTTTGTGGGTTTGATTTGTTCATCGCAACAGCATCTGTAAACTCAAGCACTCTAGCGGTGGGCATATAAAGTTTCTCCTATTGAACTTATACCCGAATTCTTATTCATCTTGCCCTTGCCAACCCCATCGCAGTTAGGTAAGTTGTTCCTAGCCCAGGAGGCACAAATTATGCGTATCCGAGTGATCAATATCAGTCGCAGCAAGTCCCATGGCGGTCAATTCCTCAGCATGGGAGAGCGCTTCAAAGATGCCCTGATCCCTGCCGATCGGTACTGGCAAGGTGAAGTGGGTACTGAGATTCCTGAGCACGTTCTCGAGTGGCGGGACCAGGGGCTGTGCCGTGTGATCAATGCTGACAGCGGCGTTGACATCGGCGCGCCCGCAGCTCAGATGCTGACCCCAGGCCAACTAAGCCCACTTCGTGAGATGCGGGGAGCCGACGCCGGCCTGAAAGAGAAAGAGACCCGAGCCACCAACGACGATCCCTTTGAAGAGGACGAACCCGATCTCAACCTCGCCGTCGACGCCACCCTCCCGCCACTTCAGAGCGTGCCAGGCGCCGCTCTCGGCATGGATCGCCCGGGCCGTCCTCCAGGCCCAGGCGAAGCCGAAGGCGCCCATATGCCCGAGCGTCCCGGTCAGCCGGCGCGCCGGCCCGCGATCGCGCCCCACCACGTTCATGACCGCGTGCGAGTCTCTGAGAGCGCCGCGAAGGTGGACACGAGCCGTGTCGACACGAACAACGAACTCAGCCCGATTCCTGGCGAGGTGCCGCATAGCCTCGACAACAGCGCTGCCTTCACGATCCGGGCGCCAAGGCATACCGGCCCAGGTGCCGTCATCAGCTCCAAGCGTTAGTACCAAGGATGGTGGCGCGCTCATGGATGAGCGTGTTATTATCAGACGATGAGTGACTCTACAGAGCTCAGCACGCCCGCGGCCGAACGGATGCGGAAAGCTAAGAAGTACTTGCGCTATTTCACCATGGATACGCCGGAGTTGAATCGGCTGATCCGCGGTAAAGAGATAGACGATGACAGGCTGGAATTTTCTATCCTGATGACTCTGAGTGACTGGAACACGACCACTCCACTTCTCACCAAGGTCGACATCACCAACTTCCCTTCTCTTTACCTGCTCATGCATGGTGGCGCGATCCAGTGCTTGAAGATGGCAGGCCTTTACCAGTCTCGGAATGAGTTGACATACTCATCCGGAGGGAGTAGTTTTTTGAGAAGTAATAAAACAGCGTATTATCAACGCTGGGTGTCATTATTCGCAGCTGAATATGAAAGCAAAAAACTCAACTACAAGATCTTTCAAAACGTAGCCGGTGGTTTTGGAGATGGTTTTTCCTCAGAATATTCGTTAATTGGCTTCGATTTCTGATTGACAATAACAATCAGGTAATGGGGGTAATCCAGATGCCACGACAATACGGGCCTGCATTGATTAAGTCAGGCGACAAGTTTCATCAACTTACGGCGGTCTCTGTAGTCCCAGGGCACGAAAGGTTATGGAACTGCGACTGCGACTGCGGCGGAGCAATACAGGTCATAGAGTCTAAATTGAGAATGGGGCAGCGTCGCACTTGCCATAAGACCGGAAAGCCAGCTGACATTACTGGGAGAACTTATGGGTACCTTACAGCTTTAAAGTTTGTCCGCAATAGTAAAGAGCCAGGGGTATTCATATGGCTCTTTAAGTGTATATGTGGGAATGAAGTGGAGAAAAAATCCAGAAATGCAGTTAAGGGTGATGTAAAAAGTTGCGGATGCAAAACTGGAGAAATGATTAGTACCTCTCAAAAAAAACCTAATGGCCGCGCAGTAAAACACGCCTCATATTTACACCATCTGAATGGTGCAAATAAACGTAATATTAAAAGCTGCTTATCAGAGGAGGAATATACTCATCTCACCTCAAAACCTTGCCATTACTGTGGTGACATCTCTAACAGAAAGAATAACTGCACTGGCGAAATAGTGCCGTGCAACTCTGTAGATCGCTTAAATAATGAGTCATACTATACTTTAGATAATTCTGTTCCAGCCTGCTTTACCTGCCAATCCTCTAAAATGGAAGCTTCAGAAGACGCCTATTTAAAAAAGATTTCTCAAATTTTCCATTACCGAGGTCTCACTTAAGTGTCAGTCCAGTTAACCCTAAAATCCCACACCGCCCAACCCCTCTCCCGCACGCCAGCGCGCGTCCGCATCGAGTGGGAATTCTGTGAGCGTAATATCCCGGGCTCAGTGCTGCAGGATCACCAAGTCTTCATCCTCAGAGCCGAGGCCCAAGACGCCATCCCGGGTTTCCAACACATCGACATGATGACGCAGAAGGAGTCGCGGGTTCAGCCTATCCCGGCCAGCACGCACGCCGAGAACGTAACGGCGTATATCTCGCAGCCCATCTCGGCGCTCGATTATCCGTGGTACATCGACCAGGCAGTCAACCTCCAGATGCTGAATCGGCCGGTCTACTACAAGCTCGTGATTCAGCGAATCAGCACGCAGGAGACAACCGAAAGCGAACTTTTCACATTTGAGGGCGAGCTCGATCTGATCGGGCTCTACATCGTGGAGGAGCACAACTTTCTCCTCGAGGACACGATCGGCGTACCATCGCTGATCTATCAGAGACGCCGCGGCGGCATCCGGTGCCCGAAGTGCTTCGACGAGCTCCAAAGTAAGCGGACCCTGAGTAAGTGCAATTCGTGCTTCGGAACCAACTGGGTGGGTGGATTTTACCGCGCGATCGACAGCTATGTGGATTACAGCCCCAATCCCAAGACCGTCGACATCACGCCCTGGGGTGAGATGCAGCCCAACGAAAGCCAAGTGCTGCTCAGCAATTTTCCAGAAGTCACACAAGGCGATCTGGTGAAGGAGATCAGGAGTGGCAGGCTTTGGCGTTTCGAGAAGATCCAGCCGACTGAAAAGCGCAGAGTTCCTATGTTACAATTCTGTAGGGTCAGTGAAGTGAAGCCCGGAGATATTGAGTACCATCTGCCTTTCGATGCCAAGTATGCTGCTGTGAAACTCAAGGAACTTGAAGCCATCAAACGGAAAAGAGAATTCTGATGTTCAGTAAGGGTTTGAAGAAAAATGCACTCCTCATTTGTAAGATCGCCGATGCGCCAAGCTCTCCTATGATCGACCCTCGCAAGGCCAGGCAGATGCAGGCCGGAGCACTATCGGGCGGTACGAGCATGAGCTCGGCTTGGTCAAATCTGAAGTCAGGCTTAGGCTTCGGTGCCGCGGCTCCGCAAGATGCAGGGACACTGAGCCGGTGACCTTTTCACGGGGCATTGAGAAAATCTCCACCTCACGCTTCATCAAAGAGATCGCTAAAGGCAATCTTAGCCCTTCAGCTATTGACCGCCTAAAAGGACTGGTTTCTAATCCAAAAGAAGTGAAACGACTGGGGCATGGAGGCGAGCAGATTGCTGACTTGGTTCTTCATCCACAGCACGGTTTAGCGGTTAGAAAAATACCGATCTTAGACTCAACTCACCCCAAGCACCTTATGGACTCTCTTTCTGCGGAAAAAGAAAGAGTAGACCTCTGGAAGCACACTAAAAAGATAACTGGAGGGAAAGGTGATTTTGCACACCTTCTATCTAGAGTTGCTGGAAAGCCGGTGAGTTACTATGAATACAGCAAACCTCACGCAAAAGAAATGCACAGTAGAATCGACACTCTCTACAAGCAAAAGCACAAAGCATTTGAAGACCTAGAGAATAAACGCTGGCCAGCAGAAGGCGATCGTATTGATTTCGATGAGGCTAGTCACAGAAAATATGTGCGCGCAGATAAGCACAGAAGTCGCGTAAGGGCAATGTTCCAGACACAGCCCAAACTATCGCCAGAAACCGAACAGCATCTTGAGAAGTTAAAGGCCAAGTATCCTGGATTGCATGATATGCGGCATGCTAATTTTATTGGTGGAAAAATTGTGGACTTATCACCCCATATGAGAAGTCACACACGCTATATGGACCAGCAGTGGAAATTACCAATGAATAGTTCGACCAACTACTCTCGTAAGAAATTTCTGGGTAACAAATGAAATTTTCCCGCGGCCTCCAGAAGATCGCCAAGCACCACGACAACACCCCGATCAAGGCACCTTCGAAGATTTCTGAGGGCAACAATTCCCCTGCAACCGGCAAAGACTCCTCGAACCGAACGGAGAGCTGTATGAAATGGCTGTTCAATAAGAATCCAGACCATCCTTCCGAAGTGACGGCGCTGTGCTGATATGGGATCCTTCACCACGGGCCTAAAAAACAGCATGAACGCGATGTCGAGACCCAGGCGGATCACGACCGACATCAAGCCGGGTAATCCGGTTCAGGGGCTGAAGTCACTCACGGGACAGCCCGAGACCGCGACGATGAGTCACCCGATCGCTCAGAACGCCAGGAAGGCCATGAAGCCGATTTCGCATACCGTGAGTCCGGGGCCCGGGATGAAAGTCAGATGAACCCTCGGAGCGACCACAAATGAGCCAAGTAAGCCCGTACCTCCGGCAGACTACGGACGGCTACATGCACTGGTGTCCGGCTTGTGAAGAGATGCATCCGCTGCCAAATGGCTGGGCTTTCAACGGTGATGTGAATAAGCCGACGTTCCAGCCGAGCTTCAAACATTCAGGGAGCCAGACAGAAAAGATTGGCGGCAAGTGGACTGGTGAGTGGGTCAGGGATCTACAAGGCAATCCGATCCCTTCCGTCTGCCATTACGTCCTGACTTCCGGAATCCTCAACTTCTGCGCTGATTGCACGCACTCATTTGCGGGCAAGAGTTTACCGTTGCCCGAGTTACCCAAATGATCACCCTTCAGTCAGTCGACCCCCTCTTCCAGGAGCAAGCCCCGATCCCGCGGGAACTCTTGAAAGGCCAGGTCATCGATGACTTCAAGCGCAATTTCCTGACCGGGACCCCGGATACCGCCATCAAAATCGATGATAGCGAATACCATGAAGGTGGTGGTATCATGGTTAAAGTCATCAGTCCTGAAGCCGCCGCTGGATACCTTGCCTTCGAAGACGGGGAAAACTACGCGGAGTGGTTGAGACAGTCACTTTATGAGCCCACACAGGACGAAGTCCAGGAGGCCATGAATGGCTAACGGTCCGCAGGATCTGGTCAATCCCAATCAACAGTACCAGAACTCCTTACGGTTCATCGAGAACGCGATGCTTGGCTTTCTGCAGGCCTTGTTTTCTACTTTCCCGGGTATCGCCAGCTTCTCTGAGACCGAGCAGCTCGATAATCAACTGCCTCAGTATAAGTACGTGATCGGGGACCCAGTTAGCTCGGAGATAGCCATCGAAGGCCAGTCGACCGACAACCTGGAGACAGTGGACACGAGGCCAAAGTTGGTGGTGGCGCGCGGACCCATCCGGTATCAGTTCGCCGGCATCAATGGCGGGATTGGGAGTGCCCAGATCGGTAGACTCAGTACCCACCGGGCCAGGATCCTGAACGGATCAGTCGGCATTTCCTGCTACTCGAGTGAGGAGCTTGAGGCCGACGGTCTGGCCGCGATCGTGTCGGGAGCCGTGGAGATGTTCGGTCCCGCACTCAAGCGGTTCGGATTCCTGACGATTCATGTGAACCAAGTTGGGCAACGAGCTCTGATTCAGAAGGGCGCGAGGCCTGGACTTTCAGTCACACCCGTGCTGATTAACGTCCAGGTGACTGAGAACTGGAAGACCGAGTGGGTTGACCCTATTCGGTTAAGGAAATTTTTGTTACAATTAACCGTGAACCCAGGTGGGCTCATTCAGTCGGGATGATCAAGGAGATCGAAACGTATGGCCGTCGTTAGACAACCCGGAGTCACCGTCACTCAAAATTTCGTCAATGCTCTTCCTGCATTGGCTTTGTTCAGCCTGCCCAATGTGCAGGTCGGACCGGCCTTTCAGGTGATCAGCCTCGAGAACGAGGGGTCTTACACAGGGAGTGCGGCCGTCTTTACGTTCAGTGGTCAGCAGGCGGGGACCAAGATCGATTGCCGGCCCTTGGATCCCACTGATCTCACCAGCTATCCGGTGACGATCACCCTTGCTCAGGTCGTGGTTCAGATCCTGACAGCTACAGGGACGGGCGCCACGGACGCCACCACGATTACGACCTTTGATGATGCCACGACGAATGCCTTTGCCAATATCCTTCCCGGCGATTCCTTGATTGTTACGGGCAGCACCATGGGCAATGACGGTACGTATATCGTGCGCGCAAAGCTGAATAACAACAGCCTGCAACTGAATGAAGAGTTCGCGGCTCTCAATGAGACCGGACTCAGCTACACGATGCAGCGGAACCTGCAGGCAACAATCGGCAATATCCTGCTCTCGACTTCGACGAGCGGTGTCACGGTGGCTTACGCCGGCGTGGGCCTCCCGGTCGGCCTCACCTACGTTCATGCTGTCTTCGGAACGGTTCCGATCTTGAGTGCGAACGTGTTGCTGAGCTACCGCGCGCTGCGGTTCGATTACTCGGCCTCGATGAGGGGTTACGCGGGCGCGACGGCTCTCGCAAGCCTCCAGGCTGACTTCGGGACCGATCAACTGGTGCCCGAGAACACGCTGGCCTTCGCGGCGCTCCTCGCGATCAACAACTCGGTCGCACAGAACCAGATCCTCGCTCTCCCACAGGCTTACCTCGATAACGGTGACGGCCCTAATACCGGCGACGAAGGCATTGCTTACGGCCTGGCGCTCGAGGTCCTGGCCTTGGTCGACGTGTACGCGATTGGTGTGCTGACCGAGAACACTGCTATCCACACTCTTCTCAAGACGCATGTGGACGATTACTCCGTGCCTGAACAGAAACTCGAGCGCGTCGGTATCATCAATCGTGAGCTCGTCACGACCCAAGCGATCACTGAGGAAACATTGACGACCGGATCCGATGGCCTCTCCGGGCCTTCTGGGAGCGCCGATATTTGGTTCACCGACTCAGAAGCTTCCTTCATCACGGATGGCGTTGTCCCAGGTGAGTTCCTGAATGTGGTTGGACCCAGCCCAAGTAACGTCATTGGTCGCTACGCGATCGCGTCGGTCGACTCGCAGACGCACCTCACCTTGGTTGCGGCTACGGCTCCCACCTTTGCCGCGACTGGCGTCACTTACTTCATCGACGAGAACCTGACCAAGGATCAGCAGGCAGCCACCATGGCTTCCTACGCTTCCGCGCTGGGCGATCGCCGGCTTGTTCTGACCTGGCCTGACGTGGTCTCAATCCCTGTGGGATCCACGATCCGGCAACTCCCGGGTTACTTCCTGAATGCCTCAGTCTGCGCGCTGACGACGGGTCTTCCTACTCAGCAGGGCTTCACCAATCTGGCCGTGGCGACCTACTCGGGCGTCTTGCACTCGAATGATTACTTCAGCAATGATCAGCTGAACGTGATGGCTTCGGGCGGCATGATGATCTTTGTTCAGGACGTCATCAACCAAACTCCTCTCTATATCCGCCAGCAGCTGACAACGGATACGTCTGCGATTAAGTTCCAGGAGTTCTCGGTCACCAAGAACGTCGACTTTATCGCGAAGTTTATCCGCACCAACCACAAGCAGTACATCGGTGATTACAACATTGTGGCCGGCACGATCGACGAACTCAAAGGCAATGCCCAGGGCCTCTTGACGTACCTGAAGGAAAAGACAATCCTTCCGAAGATCGGCGGAGTCATTACCTCGGGCGTCGTGAATTCGATCGCGCAGGATCCGGTCAACATCGACGCAGTGCTGGAGAACTACACTTTGGGAATTCCGATCCCATTGAACAACCTCGACATCACGATTAACGTGTAATCGATGACATTCTCCATCGGTCTTCTCAAAACCTCCGCTTTTAATACAAATCAAATCTTGGGCGCAGCCAAGAAAGTGATCAAGAATCCACTGGTTCGGGGTGGCGCGATCGCAGGCGCGGTCGCCGGCGGCGCAACAGGAGCTATGGGGAGAGACGAGCAAGGCAATCGCGGTGGCCTGGGCGGAGCTCTGAAGGGCGCGGTAGGTGGTGGTCTGTTGGGCGGCGGCACAGCCCTCGCAACCCAGAAGATCAAGGCCTACCAAAAGACCAAGCAGACCAACAAGGCCCCTCTGACTCCAGCCAAGGGTTCTGCGCCTACCCCGGTCGGGCCCGACACGATGACTCGCTCAACAGGCCCAGACATTAGCGGAAACAGTATCGCACGGTAAATTGTTTTAATTTAGAGGAGAGACGAGCAAATGGCACAAACCGCACTCAATAACTGGGACTTCAGAAACTACCACGTCCAACAGGAATTGTCGGGCGGCCAATTCATCTCGGCTGAAACCTCCCTGATCGCGTCCGGTCCCCCCGAACTCTCGGGTGTGTCGGTGTTCGACCAGATCCCGGTGGCATCCGTCGGCACGGTCTATCCGATTGGGTTGATCGAAAACGCCGGCATCAGCCAGTCGAAGCAGCTTCAGAAGATCTTCGAAGTCGGAAGTTCGCGCTGCTACTTCATTCCAGGCCGTGTGATCGGGAGCGTGCAGCTCGGTCGCGTCTTCTACTACGGGCCATCGCTCCTCAAGACTTTCTACGCCTACTACTACAATGACACGAACGGGGTCAACATCGGAACGAACCCATCCGGGTCCACGATTACGCTGGAAGACGGTTCGACATCGGTGGATCCGTTGGCACGTCTGCTTGACACGGGGTCGGACAATTTCCACCAGGTCGCGCAGTCTCCGGGTGCCGATCACTTTTATGTCAACCTGGCCTCCGATCTGTTCCACCAGGGCTTCGGGCTCGCGTTCTACTTCAAGGATGCGAACTTCAACTCGGTGGGCGCGTTTTACCTCGAGCAAGTCCAGGTGCAGGGGCATCAGTTCTCGCTGTCGAGCGGATCGGTTTTGGTGATGGAAGGCGCATCGTGTCAATATGATCGCATAGTCCCAATTGCCCTTTTGAATGCTACTTAACTATTTGATTATTATTAGTTATTTTATTAACTAGAGACATATGCTCAGCTATTCTTCTTATTCGAGCTACAAAGACTTCGTAGCTCGTGCTTCTTTTTAAGAAATTACATTTGCCACAGCAGGGAGTGCAGTTTTGAAGTGTGTAGCCAATAGCATTGTCTTTTCGATCAACGCCGTTATAAAAATACACTAGATCTGGATTATTAGCGGTCGCTGCTACTTTCTGAAGTGGCTCTATACCGCAATAATGACAATTTTGAGAAGTAAGGACCAGAAACTCCTCTTTTGAAAGAGAGAACTCGAGTTCTCTCTTTTCTGCGCCCCGAGTATACATATGGAATAGATAGTTCTTAGCGGACTGCAGATCTGGGAAAGCTCTGCTTTTAGCTGTCTTTGTGCACGCCTCATCACGAAGACAGCCACAGCTCCTAACCTTTTTTGCATGTAGATTATTGGCTATCGCCACGATCTCATTTCCGCACTTGCACTTGCATAGCCATTTAACTGTGCGAGGAGAAAAGCTCAGATCACCTGGTTCTCGTGGTAAAGCCCGTAGTACTTTTAGCCGATCGAATTTTTCTCCAGTAAGGTCTATTTTCCTCTCTGGGAAACCACGCCGCCTCAGGCAGCCACAGCTCTTGGTGAGCTTATTCACAAGTCGTCTGGCTGGCACGTCTTTCTTCTCTCCGCATTTACATTCACATAGCCACATTGTACCCAGTGAAGTCCGTGGAATATCAGAGCGTCTTAGTACTTTTAGAAAATCAAACTGTTTATCTGTTAGATCTTTTGCTTGTGCTATGAATGAAAGCTACCATACTGACAAGACTATCACAATAGCATTATTTTATTAGTTTGGGCCACTAGAGCCAATCTCCGACTACACACGTATAGTGTAAAAATTTGCACTGAGGACGCGCTCATGTCAGGCTTGTGGAGATGGCACAATCCAAGATCGCGCTCGTGATTCCGGATACACACCGCCCCTTCCATCATCGCCGGGCTTACGCGCTCGCGATGAAAATAGCAAAGAAGCTACCCCGCCTGGACGAACTCGTGGTGCTCGGCGATTACGCCGACTTCTACGGTTTCCAGATGCATGGGCTACGGCACCCGGATGTGATCCCGAGTGCCAAGGAAGAGATTGATGACGTCAATGTGGGGCTGGATGAATTCGACTCCGCGTTTCACGGCGTCAAGAAGATCTACCTCGAGGGAAATCACGAGTTCCGGCTCGAGCGGTTCCTGATCCAAAATGCCATGCCGCTCTACGGTATTTACTCCGTCTCAGGCTTGTTCAAGATGCACGAGCGCAAGCATTGGACCTGGATCCCCTACCACGCGGATCAGCGCCACCAGGTACTGGGATCTCATCTCTGGGCCCGTCACGAGCCGTTTGCCCCGAATCCTCGCCTCAGTGTTCAGCGCGCGCTGGTATCGCATATCTACGGGCACGTGCACCGGGCTGAGGAAGCCTATTTGGTAGGCCTCGACCAGAAGCCTAAAGTCGCGATCTGCCCGGGGTGGTTGGGTGACAAGCGGATGGACGTGTTCCGGTACCTGAAGCAGACGCCGAACTGGAGCCTTGGCTTCTCCATCATCCACTACGATCCGTCGAGCGGTTGGTTCCACCACGAGCCGATCCGGATCCACGAGACCGACATTAAAAAGGGAGACGTCCAGGCCTTCTGGAATGGCGAGCTCTACCGTGGCTGACCTTCCCGATATCCCGCGGTACGTGCGGATCCTGGGTCACCACTGGAAGGTGAAGCTGACGGCTGACCTCAAGGATGGCGTCGTGGGTACGACGAATCCAGAAACCCGAACCATCAAGATTGACCAGACTCAGGACAGCGCTCACCGCTGGGAAACGTTTCTGCACGAGTTCGGGCATGCCGTGCTTGACGAACTCGGAGTCGAGAACACATCGCTCCACGAGGACCTCGAGGAGCTCATCGTCGAGCACATCGCGGCTCAGATGTTCAGGGCGGTTTTGCGGCCGCTTCTGATGGGTAAAGTAAAAAAACGCTGACCCTCCGAAGAGAAGTCAGCGTTTGATTTATGGCTCCGGGGGCTGGTAACGCTCCAGCATACGGCACATTAACAGTGTGCTCACCTACTTGTGGTGCACCCCGGAACAGAGGATGATCCTACCTCACGACAACAGCTGGGTCAATTCCGCCTGGATCTCTGCTTCAAGAGTCTGGATCTTCGTAGTGAGTCCTGGGCTGAAGGTGACTTTCTTATGTGTGTAACCCTCATTGAATTCCTGGGAACTAATTTCTTTCTCGCCAGCCATGACTCCGAAAGAGCCGACCAGCTTGGGAAGCTTTGTCTCAGCATCTTGCTTGATGCCCCAATTTTTGAGTACGAGTGAGACCTCCATTATTCGAGGTCCAACGTGACAGGCGTAGGCATCTCAAGCTCTTTGAGTTGCTTGGTGTACTCCACGAGGTTCTTTTGGCTCTGCGCAATGTCGGCTTTGGTCGAGATGATTTTATTCACGAGGTTTTCTACCGTTTGCTCGGTATTGCGCTCAGCCTTTTCGTTAATCTTGTTGATCACAGTTTGGACATGGGCTTGGACACTCATTTTGATTCTCCTGGGGTTGTACTGCTGGGTTATCTGGAATTGTTCTGCGCGCGGCAAAGTCTGTCGATTTCCTGGCTCAGCCCTTCGCAGGCTTCAGCGTTTTTGTTGACAAGGGCTCGCAGCTTCTTGGTCTCGGCCTCCAGTCGGTCCACTTCATCCAGTAATGGGACCAGATTATTCATCGCGGCCGCGGCGAACCGGCAGTCGTCGTAGTCTTCAGCGACATGATGGCTGTACTTAAGCTCAATGTTTGTGCACTTGAACCAACGATTGAACGGACCGCGGACTGTTGCTTCGGCCGTACTATCTTTTCCGCCGTGATGGGGATACCAGGCATTCACCAAGGTAGATTGATTAGCTAGATCACGGAGGACTTTTCTTTCGTCTTTTGTCATTTTGTTTTTGGTCCTTCTAGTTGCACGGCTGGAGCGCAACACTTACACAAAACTATCGGTGGCAACGGCTCGCTGAGTTTTTTATCCAGGAATAAGTCCCTGTAATGGTCACGCTCCTTCAGTAGGTACTTGATCAAATCTAGCACAGGCTGGTGGTCGCCGGCGTAGGCTCTACGCTCCTGAAGCTGGTAGAACTTGAAGCAGCCGGGATCAGAGTCCCTTAGCCCGATAGTTCCAATTTGCTCCCACAGTTGGTAGAGAGTCATTTGACTTTCTTTTTCTTGGCTCGGATCAGCTTCGCGATAGCCTCTCCGACTTGCCATGTGTGCAGTCGGTTCTTTTCATCCCGCACCTCAAAGACTTGGTAACCCGCCAGCTTGGCTGCGGCTTCTAAGCCTTTGTTGTAGGCTTTTGTTTCTGCTGGGGTCATACGGCTCCTTTATATTTAACGAACGGTTGATCCGACCTCACATAGAGCGGATGCCGCGGACTTCCGTTTTTGGTGGTACCCAAACAGTGAACATCACCCAGCATCGGAATGACATGCTGGGCTCGTTTGATTGCCATCGGATGAGCGCCCCATGCCGCAATGATCCAGCCCGTGGAGTGCTTAAGTACCTGCTCTTGGATATGGTGGTCGTTCTCTATCCCCACTGGATCTTCTGCTTTCAGAAGCGCTTTTGGGTCGGTGGACCGGAGAGCGAAAAGATTGACGACTGTCAGCGAGGTACAGACTTCACGTTTCGCAAAGCCAAGGCATCTCCGGATTGTGGGGTCGTCGAGCTCGGCTGTTGCTTTCGATGGATTTAACATTACAAACAGACAGGGCTTCACCCACCTCACCGCTTGTGGGATTTGGCGAGTCAGGACATAGCGGTACTTAAGGTCAGGGCTTAGAATTGCGCTCATCTCACTCCTCTTTTCCGAGGGCTCGCTTAGCGACACAGATCGCACACATTGCCGGGTTGGCATGGTTATGAAGAAATGGATCGGCATCGAAACTGTCAATCTCCTCGAGTGCTTTTTTAAACTGCTCACGTTCAGTCATGAGCCAGCATGCCAGATAGTGAAGTTCCATCATACTGATTGCAGAGTCTTCATCTTGAAAGTCAGCGAGGATGGCTTCAGGAGTACGTGATTCTTCACTTGAGTCCGAATACTTTTCGTTATGGCGTTTAAGGTCTTCGGTCGTCACTGTTTCTTTACTGTAGTTTTTAACTCTCATATGTCCTGCTTCTTCATCTTCCTACATTGAAAAGGATGGACGATATGGGTTCGCCCAGAGATTTCATTTTTCACTTTCCACATGATAGGCACAGGCCAATCGAAGTCCTCCTCAACTAGGCGGCAGACATCCTTACAAAGAGCAGCTGTCATGGATGCTGAATTCCAGGCAAACCCATGAAACCGGACGCGGGTACCTTTCTCGAATTTTTTCACCCTTTCACCTCATACTTCTTCAGGAAATCATCCACATTACTGTTTGTTGTGTGGGGCGCGAATTTGGTCTTCCCCTCTTTCAACAGCTTAAGTGCATACTCGAGGTCGTCGAGCAAGTGAGCCACTAAAATCGGATTGAACTGAATCCGGAACTCAGTGTGGGCCTTGTTATTGGTCGGATCCTTAAGGAGTGCCTGGGACATTTTCTTCAGGTCTGCCAGATCGATCTTCACCATTTTCATTCTCCTTTGTTTTCGTGATTGAGGTAGGCCCGAACTCTTCATCAGCCAGCCTTCGAGCCAGGTCATGGACCATGTTGGCATCCACCCTCCTAGCGCGTTCCGGGTAGCTGTCTTCTTGACTCATCCAGTAGTATTTCCAGCGGCGGACAATCAGGAGGTACTTCTCTTTGGGGTCGACTGGAGCGCCACTGGCTGGACTGACTGGACCTTCACTGCTTGCACTAACTAGAGCACCCATGCTTGGCCTGACTCGATCTTCATTACTTACACTGACTCGATCTTCACCGCTTGGCCTGACTAAATCTTCACCCATTTTGTTTTCTCCTCGTTCAGCCGGTACCGTATGATCTCCTCGTAAGGCAACAGAAGCCCGGCACGTTTGAGCCGCTCCCGCTCTTTCCAACCGGTCCTGATGTGCCAGCCATAGGGTATGACCTCTCCAAGAGGTAGAACGATACTGTGCACGTAGCCGTGCTCATTCAGGCCGTGCTTGATCTTAGTATGCCACTCAATCCGGACGGACACCTGGGCGGTGAAGCTCTCCGGAATCTCTAGCATCCCCACTGGCCGGCCGAATCCGTCTTCGACTCGGATCTTCATTTTTTGATTTGCGACACAAGGTGGTTGAAGCAGAGCCCCCCGGCTATCGCACCTACCAGAACTACAAAAGAAACAAACCACATGCCTTCATTTGTCAGCGTGACCGTCATTTTTATTCTCCTTGTTACGTACGATCTCTTTGATCGTGTCGAGTGCTACTGGCGCATAGCCCCACTGGTCAACACCGATATTAATCTGCTTACCACGAACTTTCCATTCCGTATGGACGTGCCCGTGAAGTAGCCAGAGTCCGTCATCTTGGGGCCTGTACTGCGTGAATCGCTCCTTCTCTCCGTGGTCACCACTGTACGGCATGTGATGGAGTTTAATGGTTTCAAACGGGTGATCCGTCATCACTAGTTTATCTTCGGTAGATACCTCAGCGAAACCAGCATCCAGGTAGACTTGCGTCAGTCGCTTCAGCTTTTCATCGCTCTTACACTGAACCGGATGGCAGCCATCATGATTTCCAACAACTAGGGCATGCCAACCATTCAGTCTTCGCAGCACATCTAGCTCGCGCGGATGCATGGAGAAGTCGCCCAGGTGCCAAGTCATGTCATCATGGCTCACCTTTGCGTTGAACCGACTCACGAGCTCTTCTTTCATGTGATCCACATCTTTGAAGGGCCGAGAACAGTAGGTGATAACGTTCCGATGTCCAAAGTGCTGGTCAGAGGTCAGCCAGATCTTATGCATCGGGCCTCTCCCCCGTGATTCCCATAATCTCGCACAGATCAATGGATTGTAGCCCTTCGCAAGCATCGTCGAGGCATTCCTTCTGTCTCTTATTCAACCCCCTACAGAGATCAGCTAAACCCTCCATGACTCCGATCGCGTATCCGATCGAAGCGGATGCCTTAGCCATCTTGAGCTGGTTTATTTTTTGCATCTTCTCGTCTCCTTCTCATGTAAACACTCCACACACCACCTCGAATGGGCATAGGTCGTGATACGGCCGGTCTCACAGTTCAGGCATCCATCAGTCCCGTGCACGCTCACGTATTGACGGTCCACGCGGACGTGCATCATACCCTGGTTGAAGGCGTGGTCCAATGCCTTCAACAAGACCGCTTGCATCACCTCATTGAACCCGTACTCTTTCGCGAGGTACTGGACTTGCTGTTCGTTGGTCATTTGGGCTTCTGTATTTTCGGAAAGCCTGACACAACGTGTCTGTAGCCAATGACCGTAAAAGCGCACCCCACCATCAGAAGAAAGACGGCAGCAAATAAAAGTTTCATTCGCATACCTCGACTTCTCCGGAACTAACCAATTCGTCTCCGAGGAATTTACCATCACAGGCTACGATCTCATGTCTGCCTGATACAGTGTCTACATCGACTATGAGCTCCACTTCGGTTGCGAGGTGAGAGAATTCACTAACCGCTGCCGTATTGAGATCGATCCCAATCTTTTCAGCGAGCTCCCAGTTGGAGTCCTTACTTCTACCCACGAAGACTTTGATTCGTTTTTTCACGGCTTACCCAAAAAGCAGCAGATGAGCTGCTCCAGAAAAAATACCCAGACAGACGCCCCAGATAAGCGCAGCAACAAAATCTACCTTCATTCTGGGGTGGAGAAGCAACTATACGTTCATGAGGAAAATCATCAAACAGATGTGACCGACTATAATTTTCATGGTTAGCACTCCGAAGATTCACGCTGAGGTGCGATTTTGTTGGCCCGTTTATCGAATTGCTTCAGGCGAAGCGCCAAAGCAGAGAACCACTTCCCGATGGCTGCGGCCTCTTTCGCGTCTATACATTGCTCTACGCTTTGATCGCCAAAAATCATGCAGACAGTAGCAGCACTGATTTCAGTTCGGTCGACGGCCTTTTCGAGGTTCTCTTCCCTGAGGCTGATTTCAAAATTGCTTGGGTTGATCTTCAGGTCTCTCATATCATTTTCCTTCTTTGATGCAAACAAAGTGCTTCTTCAGATGCCTGAGCGTGTAGACACCCTCCGTGTTATGCTTTTCGTGATGCGAGTACTTGTGGATGATGGTGCACTTCCGTTCATTCGGAAATTCGCCAGGTGCAATAATCTGAAAGTGTACGGGCTGCGGCGAAGTATCGTAGTCTTTTGCCTGCCATACCGCTCCTGGTCGATACTTTTTCTGTCCCCATTTTCTCATGCTCGTTGCTCCATTCTTTCCAAGATAGCCCGGATCGCCTGCAACTCTATAACCATTTGAGATTTCTGTGACAGGACGCTCGTACTCTCAGTGTGACTCGGCCCCCGTAGCTGTTCCTTCAGCTCACGCGAAACCTCGACAGCCTTCTGCTTCTTCGCGATACAGATGATCTTCACTTGTTCGTAGGCGAGCTTCGCGGCCGGTGTTTTTTCTTCGATCGATCTAGCCTTAGCAGTCTGCATCTCGCGGTCACAATCGATGATGATCTTGGTCAGCTCGTCTTTCCAGGCTTTCGGGTCGGCCTCGAGTCTTTCGTCTTCTTCTTCGGTTGTGGCGCCGCGAAGGTGCTTTTCTACGAGGGTTTCCTGACTCATTCGGCTCTCCTATTGTATGACCAATTGCATAGTGAAATAAGCGATGACACCCAAAAACAACAACAAAAGGGTTGCTTCGATCCAACCCACCCTACTCACGGATAACTCCTGCTTTCTTGAGGGCGCTGTGGAATGCGTAGTTGGGTTGTGAGTCCGTGCTATATACCGTCCTATCGATAGCGTGATGCAAGACCACGGACGATTCCTTGCTCATGCGACCACCGCTGATCTCCCACTCATACCCAGCATCCTCTGCGGCGTTGATGTACTGAATCAGGGTGTTGTCGAGAGGGTGGGGTTTTAAGTCCATTGCGGCTCCACCCTGAGAACCAATCTCTTCTGCCTGATCGCAAACTCCACACAGTTCTCCGTTCCGGCCCCACCAGGAAAAGCTACAACAATTGCGTTCGGATGAGCCAAGATCATCTCCTTGTTTCGCCTCGGGCCCGCTGCCTTGCCCCACTGGTCCCAGTCGGCCGGCCAGCTGACGCACTTGAGATTGAACTCGGACGCAAACATTCGGGCGAGATGATCGGCACCCTTGGCTCCGCCTTGGATGATGGTTTTTGGATAGAAGAGGGTCAGGACTTCTTGCACTCTTTTAGCATCTTTATAGTCGCGGCCGCCGGTGACGATGATTTCGGTTGAGCCTCTGATGAATGGTGCGGTTTCGCTTTGGATCACGAGTCCTCCAGAATGTAGTCAGTCGCCAGAAGGTCTTCGCGGTAAAAGCCTTGAGCCTGAGCAGGAGACTTCTTCGCGAAGTCCATGAATTCTACCCAGCCTGATCTTTTGAAGGGCTTACCACTCTGCACAGCCTCAATCAGGTTCATGGGCTTGTGCTGGACTTCCCAGTCGTCTGCCGTAAGATCCTCAAAATCCAAATGAGGATTGACTCGATCAGGAAAACAGAGGGCCTGAACACTGTCTCCTCCCATGGTTCCTGCACAGGTTTGTTCGGTCAACCAATCACTCCAGCCGCTTCTTCTGAGAGGTAAGCCTGTCTTTGCTGCTTCATCGATCTTCATTTTTAACTCCGTTTAAATAAGCGACTGCTCGTTGGAAATCCTCGATATCGGGCTCCGCTAGGCAGAGCGCACAGAAAGCTTTCACTAGGGCATGATTCCTGGGAAGTCTTCCATCGAAGGGACGGTTACATCTGAAGCACAGGGTCGGCTCTGCTTGCAGACCGGCCTCCATCACTTGTTTCATTACGGCGCGGAAACCTTCAAGAGTGAAAGGCTTGATTGTGTAGGTCTTACTCATGCTTCAGTCTCCTTATACCCTGAAATCCCCGCATTTCGGGTCCGTCTACATAAGTGAACGGGCCTGATCGGTGAAGATAAAAACCCTTCGGCCAGGGCGCTCCGGTGGTGGAGCAAACCATGTCATACCAATGAAGCTTCCAGCTCACGATCCGCATCCAACCTCTGATCTTACCGCGGTAGCAGACAAAGCACCGGTCGTTAGACTGTAAGCCCTTGGGGAAACGAGCCAGGCGATAATTCATCACCTGGCTCCAGTCCTTGACTGCTGCGAACTCTTTCTCATAATCAGACCATTCGATAGCCTTGGGGAGTGTTATCACCCAGTCAGTCATGTGTCACGTCAAAACCCATTCGTGATTCCTTTTCTGTTGGTGTGCAACTTGGATACCTGCTCCATCATCTCGATGATTCTGCTGGGCTGCAAAGTGCCGTGAGTGCCATCATCCATCACCCATCGAAGAGCTAAGACCATAGATGCTTTAGATGCTTCGACTGGATCCTTGATGTTCTTCTCACTTCTCACGAGGCGGTTGAGTTCTCTACGAACGGTTAGCTTTGATTTCATGTTAGGCCTACCCGAATACCCGATTCCTCCAAAACCTTAGCAACTCTCAGTTTTATGAATGCAGCCCGCTCTTTGATCGGAAGCGCAAATGGCATATCTTTCAATGCACCGAGAATCCCATAGAACAGATCATCGGAATCAACAAAAACTTCCTTGACCACTGGGCTCTTCCCCCGAAGGGCGTGTTTCTCCTTCAAGCGGAGCACCTCTTGAATCTGCGCATCCAGGAGTTCTTGGTTGAGCATCACTACAAACCGATGGGGCTTTGGTCGGTTTGATCTGGACTTGGATTGATGGAGCGCTACTGACCTCGCTTGTTGATCCATCTCCTTCTGAAATGCTTTCCTTATGTTCGCCGGATAGACTTTGATGCTCTTCGCTACTACTTTGGTTTTCTTGGGCATGATGTCCTTTCTTTTTCAAATACTGTCAACTGATCCGCGCGCATAATCACCTGGAGTCCAACCCTCGTCTAGATGCTCACGTGGCACCTCGTGCATAGCCCTTTCGCACTCCAAATGCATACGACCATCATTGAATTCATTCTCCCAAATATAGGTGCGGTGAAAATGTTTTTCGGCTTTAGGAATGGTTTGCGCGCACCACTCGCAAGAATAATCCTTTCGACCCACCGGAAACCGTACTTTCAATTCTGTATAACTCATGTCCAACTAGACCTTTCACGATTGAGCTCGATTTGTGTTCTGCCGACTCCTGAGATCCCAATACCGCATGCAGGCCAGATGGTGCAGCTTCAGAATCTCTTCGGCATCTGGCTTTCGGGATCCAGCGCGCTCCTTTGCTGGTCTAACTATCTTAGCTGTCCGGAGACCTGACTTAGATTCAGTAACGACATAGAGCCCGCAGTCGGGCGGAATGACGGCTAGAGCTTCTTGCTCTAGTTCAGAAGGTACGGCATAGAAAAACCTAGAGATCTTTTTTGAAATCCCATCTTTCCACTTATCCTTAGCGGCATCGGCACGGAGATCGTACTTGCTGACTTTGATTTCTACCTCAGTAGCGTTGCCGGTCTTGCTGAGCGCAATCAGATCGGCCTCATATCGAAGGCCCCATCCCCAACTCACATTGGGCACCACGACCCAACGCCGCCTGCAAAGCGGCGCACCGGCATGTGTGAGGGCGAGCTCGATATCGGCGGATGTCATTTTGATTGCAGTTGCCATACTGAACCTATACCAGAAAAACTTAAAATAAGGCGGTGGGTCGGCTTCATCAGCCTGGCCGCGCCAGACCATATTGCCACGAGAGGTGGGGATCAAACCCGGCCTCTACGCCCACCGCCATCATGTCGCGCCCTGGGTACCTAGGTCCGTTTAGGTACCGCGCGGTAAAACAGAGCCAGCGCCGCGACAATCTTTGTAAAATTCAGGCGGTGAGTTCAGGAATCTAGTTTGGACTTTACCGCACTTCGACCCTTACGACCCACCGCCATGATTGCCCGGGAAAGCACCGGACAAATCTTCAGTTACTTCTTCAGGGGTTTGAGGTACGTAGCCTCGAGTGAGTCGAGACTATCGAGAACAGTGGATACGGCTCCGTGGCCCAAGCCCGTATCATGAACGAGGAGCACAACGAGTGCCTTACGAGTCAGCCGGGATTCATTGATCCGCTTCATGCCGGCGGCGACCTGGACAATCGAGGAGGCCAGGATCTCAACGGGGACTTCGGCTTCAGGGACTTGTTTTACGTGGACCTTCTTCATGGATGACCTCCTGCGGCGCGAATTAGTTTGTATGAAATATAGAGAAGCATACTGCCTGATGTAACAAAACCTACACTCAGGATCAAGACGAATAGACTCAGACCAAATCCAGGCGGCGTCTTTTTCAGGGGACCGTTGTACATACGATAACTCCTAGAGGAGCCCGAGCTCAATCAGAGCATTGTTCAGATGCTCCATAGGGCCCAGACGATGGTTAGCGGTTTGACGGACAGAGATGAGCATGGCCTCAATGATTTCCTCGGCACTGCACTGCCTATAGATCTGCTCGAGCTCCCAATCTTGAGCCAGAGCATCATCTACAGTGAGTCCTCGGATCCCGTTGCCGCCTTCGCCACGGGTCAACTTTCCTTCGTGCATCTCATGCCAGTACTCATCGTCCTTTCGCCTGAACCTGCGCTTGTCGGTTTTCCAGGCACTCACTGCTTCTTGGAAACTGAGATTTTTGCTCTTGATGACGGTTTTCATGAAGGCTCCAGGTACTCCATACAATCATTAATTTCAGCTTGCGTGAGAAGCCTGGCCTTAAGGAGTGTGCTGTACCTGTCAAAGTTGTAGTCATCTTGTGTGATTTTAGCTTTGGTCAGTGCTGATACCACGAGGTGCAATACATCTCCTACGTTTTTACGAAGTTTCTGCTCCATTCAGAGCCTCCTCCTTGGCGTACTCCGGAAAGCAAGCAAAAGCACTCGCCCATGCCGGCCCCTTACGCTCCCGATACCAGGGCACGTCACCCTGCACATCCTTGACGATCTTGAGCTCACAGAGTTCGTGGAGAGCTTTCTCGAGGGTCTTGATCCTGTCTTGGGCAACGCCCATTTTCTCGTCGAAGCATTTCTGGCAAGCCTTGATGAATCCGTGGCCGCAGTAGTGGCTCATTTCTCTATCCCTCTCTGGCGTTCAGAACGCTCTTCGGTCTCCCGCATCCTCTTCAGATCGAGCTCCACACACTCCGCACACAGAGATACCCCCTCTAAGATCAAGAACCGTTTTACCTCGGGTGGTTCCCGGTGACAGAACTCGCAGGATGGAATAGGGAGCTTCTCCTTTGTTCCCGGCCAGCAAAGATTGCGACGCTTCTTGGAATCATCAAAGTAGACAATGAACTGAACGGTATGTGCTGCCATCAACAACCTTTCGCCGTCATCAGCTTAATACCCACTCGCCGGGAACCAGCCCATTTCCCGCACCGAATTTACCACAAAACACAACAGAAAGAGTGCAAACAGAAATTCCAACCAGCAGGCACCCCACCCGTGCTCGAGGTAGCGGAAGATGCCTATGCCCAACAAGATGAGAGGACTTGCCAGAAAGAAAACATCGAAGATCAGATTCATTTGCGTGACCTGCATTTCTTACTCCATTCTCTCAAGGTTGTGGCCGACCCACCTAATCGGCAGTGACTGCACCAATACATAACGAATGGCAGTGAGAAAGTACACTTAAACGTTCGGATCTTCCGGCACCTTTTGCAGTGGCCGAAGTGGATCGGGGTGTACCTGATCTCTGTTGACCCTAAGATGACCACAAAGGTCCTCCTTCGATTCTGCCTTGTTTCCGCAGATGCTACAGGTATCCCAAGGGACCAAGTAACCCATAATCATCCGGCTTTCCCCGCACTTTATCCGCAGACGCCTAATTTCTTTTACCATCTTTGCTACAAGCATCGTGGCGTTCGCAGGCCCTTGCACATAATTCTGGAATTGACCCGACTTCCATGCCCTGTCGATGAGTTTGAGTTCAGCTTCCGTCAGGCATGTCTTCGACTCGTTGCCCGCGGATTCGCTCTCCAAGGATTTGTTCGGCTGCGATACTTCTTTCATGACTTCGCTCTCCTTCTGGGGCCATAACAATCTGGGCTGCTTGATGACGCTGCATGGGGATATCACCCAACTTCTTCAGTTGCGCGTCCTTCTCCTTGTGGAGAAACTCGAACAACATCGTCTGTAGCCCATTCTTCTCGACTGGCGTGAGCCCACGAGAGAACTTCCTACCCCACGTCTCCCGAAAGAGTTTGCTCCGTGAAGCCATGAATCGAGCCAGCTTCTCCGTGATGGGAGTCATCTCGTGCTTCTCTCCTGCCGCCGTCTCGGCGTCATACCGAAGCTTGGTTGCTGCTGATTCTTCTTCTGTGAGATGATGAATTTTTCCACTGCTATCCATACTATTTTCCTTCCAAGACTTCTACGACCGTAACCACTTCGCCTTCAATCAGATCTGGGCCGTCGATGATGTACTGTTCCGTTATTGACCACTCACGAGGCCCTGTGGCCGGTCTTTTCTCAAGTTCGGCTATTTTCGCCAGATAACCTGCTTCACGTTTCGTGATGAATTCGTGCTCGCTGACTTGCCAGCATGAAAGCTGGTCTTCGTAACGCTTCGTCATGATGATTAGGGCGTCATCCAACTCTAGAATGATTTCTGCATCTTCCTTAGCGCTTCTCATACTTCCCATTGAAAGATTTTTTTCGTAAACTCCTCGCTCAACCTGATTCAGTCTCGATCGGATCGGTTTACCTATTTTACTCATTTGCCTGCTCCTTTTCATATCGATCACTGACAGATGTCCCCGAAGTCTCCCGAGTTCCATAAGCCGAAGTCCAAACAACTTGCGGATCCGTTACGGATTCATCATTTTGAGGTGGCTCGGCCTTCTTCGCAACCTCAAGAAGCCTGATGGAGCATTCTGCTTCCGTGATGAGCTTGTTCTTTTTGATTTCGATTTCAGCTTGGATCGTTTGAAGTCGCGATTCGGCAAGCCATTTCGAGAGGTCGTCGATGGTAGCTTGTTTACTGTTCTCCTGAGATTCACTGTTTGACAAGGACTCCGTCAACGTGAAGGTGTAATAGAGCAGGCTGAGCAAGATGGCCGAAAACAGCACAATCAGTTTTTTCATGGTGGGGTTCCGGTGGTGTTTGTAGTTTGAAAGGATGACGATTCTACTTCATAGCGGATTCAGGCGGCTGGCTTACTTTCTTTCTCTGCTGATTCAATAAAGGCTAAGACTTTGCGGCCGCGATTCATTTGAACAAGATGATCAGCTGATGCGCCCCCAAAGTTTGGGTTAGAGGTGCGGTACCAAACAGCAGCCCTATCGGCGTCCCATCCCATTAGTCCCATGACACGATGGATGATTTCTTCTTTTTGTATTTCTAATTTAGGTTTTAGCCGCGCTCTCTTTTTTTTCTTAGCTTGAACTCGTTTTGTATGCGCATTTGCCCTGTCTTTGAGACTTCCGGTGTCCGGAGTCTGGCGAGTCTTCACGCACAAAGGTAATCCCAAACGCCGCATCTTTTCTATCAAAGTGGAACGTTTGATGTGAAGAATCTCGGCGGCATGAGTCTTGTGGTTGCTCGTTCGTTCGAGTGCCTGGACGATCAATGCGAACTCTACGCGAAGCAGAAAGGCTCTGAGATCTACACCTCGGAGGGGAAGCTCAACCATAGGTCTCTGTTCTTGGACATCGAGCGGAATAATCATTTATCTACACCCCGCAATCCAATTACCACAAGAGTCGAGGCAGTGAGGATAACTGTGATGAAAGTGAGAGGCGTACTTCTGCTTCTTTTTGATCTGCCCAGGCAATGGACTCGCCACCGCTTCGACTTCTTGGTGGTCAATCAGATACGGCATATCCGTGACTCCGCGATCCGAATCAGCCGCAGGGTGTTCCTTGATGCAGGATCCATGGCCTATAGATGGACCGGGTTCGTGACCGGGGTGAGGATGTTCGAACTGAGGGGCAGAAGCGAGAGCGAGGAGAAGGGTGATCATTTGGCTTCCTTGCGTTAGAGTGGACGTCGTTCGTAGTGAGATGACGGAGTGTTGTGTGGCTGTTCTGGGCGGGTTGGGGCTTCCGGCGGTGGTTCCTTCCCGGTCTGAACAACAGTGAGGGCAAACTGCATCCGAGCAAGAGTCTTTTTGCTCTGGATCCAACCTTCTGGATGGTTGAAGTCGGTAGCCCGATCGACGAAATACTGAATGACCTCTTCCGCTTTGTTCAGGCGGTGGGTCAGATCGGCGAATGTTTCTTTGGCATCGGCCTCCCAAATATAACGATTCCCGTCGAGGTCGGTGAGGACCTTGTCCTGTCTGGGCTGTGGGATGTTGATCACTGGCAGCACGCAGACATATTGTCCCTTCCTTCGGTTGCATTATTGGCTTGATAGGGAACCGTGAAGTAATCTTTCTTCGCTTGATTGAATCCACCCGGATGCCAGAATTGCTTGGTATGGGTCATCTCATGAAGACCTAGCGATGTCACCTCGCATAACGTCCACGTAGCCGTATAGGCTCGATTCATGTGAATAACGGAGAAGTCGACGGCCGACTCGTAGCCTTCTTCTTTGGTCCCGCTCTTGTAGAAATAGTTGAGCGTGAGATGGGAGGGCTGCCTGAGCTTCAACAATACCTGCTCGGGCGTGAGGTCGTCCCTATTATCGATCCGGCGATGAGGAGTAAGGAAGTAAGCAGATAGGCAATCCGAGTTCAAAACCTCATTCATCTTGGCTTGCAGCGCCGGTAGCTGGGCCACCTCGTTGGGTAGACAAGTCGAATCACAATCGAGAGTGATCGTTGGAGAGAGCGGGTCCACGTGGGTGGTGGCGGTCGGAGCGGGACTTGGGAGGGCTGCAACGACAGCAGGCGTTGAGCTCGGCAATGGGGCCGGGGCATGATGAGCGAAGCCAGTAGACAGCAGAAGGAGTGAAAGAAAGGGAATCAGAGTGATGAGTTTCATGGTTGTCCAGTCGGGTTAAAGGGTTCATCGAGCCAGGGGGCGCGTTTCACGAAGTCGTTGTCAATTCCGACCATGTCGGTTTCTTTATAGAATCTCAGAGACCACCGACGGCGAGTCGTGTTCTTCACCTTCACGTTGACCAAGTAGGCCAGCATGCGGGGTTTTGGTTCTGATTTTTTCTCTGCCCAAGGCAGAGGACCGGTCCAAGGCTTGAGCAACTTATTATCAGTCAAGGTCCCAGGGCCATTATAGTACTCCCCATCGCTCCGCCATGAGGACGGACTTATGCGCCACTTATTCAGTCGACGTGAATAAATACGACCCACAATCGAGTCTTCGGTGGGATAATCATCCGCATCGATTCGAGCGCAATCTCCACTGTCGGTAGCCCAATAGCTCCCCTTCACAATCTTCTCAGCTGTTTTCATAAGTTTTCTCCTATCTTTCTTATGCCAGATAATCCCGACTTTTTGATTCACCAATCCACGGGGTCGTGCTGAATATCGGTGGCAGGAATCAGGGGCAGAAAGGTGACGACTGTCTTGCGAGACCGGTCATAAACGACTCGCACCAGTTTCTCCTGAACCGTCATCTCGTAGTGGGAGATCCTGAGGCTTTGTTTGAGCACCATCTTAATGCCGACCCCGTTTTGGATGCGGCTGACGATCTCCTCGAGGGCGTCTCGATTGAGGTCTAGGTCATACCTTTCCAGTGCCCGTTTCTTTGCGTGGACTCGTTGGCATTGCGCCTTGTTCTTCTTCATGTGCCGAGATTACTCGGCAATTACTTCCCTGTCAACTCTTGGGACTCTTGGGCATTAGCGTCGGGACTCAGGGTTCTCGTTCGTTACCCAGAAGACGCTTTGCGTTTTCCCGTAAATAACGCTCTTTGTTGAGAATCTTGTCACGCCTCGCGCTGTCATAGACTGCGGCGCCCTGAGGCAGAAAGAGCATAGGGATAATCTGGGACTCGTGCTCAGCGAACGCATTGCCGTAACCGTAGAGCCAGAGTTTGTTCTGCAGATAGACGGGGAGGGTCTGAAGCTCGGCAAGACTTGGAGGGCCTGGATAACCCGTAATGCCTGCTGATAAATTACAGCTGTGTAGGATCGCGTTGCAGCCCATTTCCTTGAACAGCCAGGTTTCATTGAGGGCCGTCTCGCCTGTGATGAAGATCTTGGCGTCCTCGAGTCGGATGCCGTAGGAAGGGATGTTGAGGTCCAAGTAGTTGGGCACGAAGCTCAGGGTCTCTGAGATATGCTCTTCTTTTACCTGGATCCGAGACACTGCCTTCACCTGAAACAGTTCCTTCAGGTAAAATAGGAAGGCCGGCTCGATCCGCTCCTTGATTTTCTGAAGCAGCTTCTCGGGTGCCACAAGGTAGGGTTTCTTCGACTTGCCCATGAAATAGTGAGCAATCTCTTCCAGGCCACCGATCTGGTCGCCGCGGGGCGAGAGGGGAAGGATCATATCAATCTGGTCAAGACTGATTCCGATCGCTTCAAGCCTAGCTGCCAGCTGCCAAGGAGCTCCAATCACCACAGTCGCGCCGGCCGACTGAAGAAGCCAGCAGGACGGCACGAGCGGGTGACGACAGGTGGAGGAACCGGACCCCAGTGACCTGAGTTTCATCGCCGTGGACCCGGTTGAGGGCCGCGCTGAGTATTTTTGGCCATGCAGTACTGGGTGAGCTGCTCGAGGATTTTAGGCATGACCTCTGCTTCGAGTTTATCCAGGTCGAGGTTCCAAGCATCCACGCCACCAATGATTTTATAGCTGACCGCTTTCACCGACCAGTTCGGATCCGGAGGGAATACGTTCACTTGAAGATCGAAGGGCACGATCTCGTTCAGGAGAAGGATCGTGATCCGACAAGTCTGCGCGAAGACGTCCTTGTTTCCGAAGTCGACTCGCGGGTTGATGGGGATGGTGTGGATCGCGTAGTCTTTCCTGACTTTCCCAAACTCCACTGCGATCCAACCATTCTGGAGACGCTTAAGGCTTGCTTCCGACTGGATCCCCATCGGAACCATGGACGGCATCTCGCTGCCTTCTTTAGCTTTATGTTTACCCTCGGTCTGGATCACGCTATTGAAAAATGCGGATTGCTCAGACCAGTCGACGCCACTCTCGGTCGAGTCCGGATCTTCCTCGAAGAAGAAGCCTTGGGGTTTTGACTGAGGTTTTTCAGGGGGTGTTGGCATGTGCGTCCGCAGGGAGGTTGAGATAGGGCTGCCAGGTTTTATTGTGATCCGCCATGATCGTAATCAAAGGTCCCATGTCCCAGAGGTCTTTCCCGAGTCTTTGCAGCCTCGGCAAGAACATGAGCTCCTTCTTCGTGTAATTGAGCTGAATCCGGTTGGTGTAAGCAGCCGCATCCTTACCAACACCGATGAGCACAAACGATGGCGAGCCGCTCTCCTGGTAACGTCTGAGAAACCTGTACTGCTCCATCGAGACGGGGTGGTCGAGGACTCTCGAGTTTTCTCGGACCGGAAGCTCTTTCATATGCTTGGCCTCGCATGCCATCACGCAGCCACGGACAGCAAGAAAGAAGTCGGCGGTGCCAGTCCGGAAGGGATCGGTGACCGGCCACTCGTAGCCCTGGGCGAGCGCTGTCTGCGCTAGAAAGGAGGCTCTAAGTTGCTTCTTGAATTTTGCCTCGTCCATGCGTCCTCAGAGGTAAAGAAATTGCCGAGGCCTCGTACAGGCGCCTCGACATTCTTTTTAACACCTTACGATGGGGCTGGCAACATTTGCCTCCGCCTCTGATTCAGGACTTGCCGGCGCGTTGCCTCACCCCAATGGTGGGCGCAACCCGTATTCGGGCAGACTGTGCGTGAGCATTTGTACTGAGGGGGTGCCTGCATGGCGGTCTCAAACAGCAGGTGCTTCTCAGCGCAGCGATAACAGACAAACGAAGGCAGACTCGGGTGCGCCTTCCGATAAGGGACGCACCGTTCATCCCTTGCGGTCCCGCGATAAGGACCAGGGATTGAGTGGAGATCGAGCTCCAGGTCATCAGGATGAACTGGCTTCCCGCAACTGCAAACTTTGTAGATCAATGCGTTAGCATTCAGAATGTGGGTGCAGTGAAGAGTAAGCTGACAGCTCCGGCAGCTGCCGGCCGGCATATTCTCGAGCTTTGTGACTGACTTGAGAGTCATGACTTCCCAGCCGGTCACGACCGCCTCTCCTCCGGTTCCGGGTTCGATATAGGCTTTGTTGGTGTCGTTGTCCCAACCCAAGATATGATAGTAGACCGGATGCCACTGGGACAGAAACGGGACAGCCATCGGAGACTTAATCCACGCGCAGACCGCGATCCCAGCTGCGACTGTCGCTTCGATAATGGCCTGCCTAACATCGTTGAAGTCCTGGACCTTCTCCATGTCGTTGCGCACATCGAAAGTCTGCTCGCTCAAGTAAGCATCGACCTGATCTTCAACATACTCCTTGAGGCCGGACTGCCTGGATTGAGAAGAGTTTTCATCGTAATTTCCATAAACTGGTTCGCAGAGAACTCTAAGAATATCCTCTCTTGTGATGGGTCTTTGTTCCTTCGAGTGCATGACTTGTTCACCCTTTCCGAATGCCTGAACGGAAGGATGAGAGATACGCTGCTTGAAGGTTCGGAACGGAGCAAAGTCCCAGCCGCGTGCGACCCGAAAGACTTCGGTATGCTCTGGGTTCAGGGTCTCGCCAGTCGCTTTATTGATGTAGGTGAACTCGTGCTGATCCATGCACATCTGGACCGGCATGTCATAGAAGCAGAAGTACATGTCGTGATAGTCGAGGTAGGCGAACATGATCCGGATCATGTCCATCGAGTCGAAACTCTTGAAGGTCGGGCAGTGGAGGAAGTCAAGGAAGTCATCGACGTATTTTTTGATTTCTCGCAGACTGCTTTGACTGATCGATTCAAAGACGCCTTGGCCCCATGCCTCGATCGTGGCTTCGCTCAGCACGTCCCGGGATCGATTGAAGCGATCGCCCTGCCCGTAGGCCGCTTTGTGATCCTCGACCTCCCAGAGGATGCCGTCGCCCTCCTGCGGAGATTCTGGTGCCTGGATGCGGGCTTGGTATTCGGGCTGGTTCAGGTCTTCAGACCGACTGAAAAGGCTCTCGCCGCCTCCAGTGAATGTGCTATCTTGCTCCGTGAAACGTTCCGACTCAGTAGCTGTATTCATAATCTCTCCTTGCATTTAGCTTATGCCAGAAGAAGCTATGATTTTGCCCGCTTAGGCGAGAGAAGCGTCTGGAGCCGGAGCCACGAGCCCACCGGGCTGAGGCGTAAGCTCGCCCACGACCACAGGTGGATTGGTTTTGCGGGGGCCGTGTGCGCCGCCCGGATTGGTCTCGACCGCGGTAAACGCACAGGTGGTCACACTGACGTCGGGGATCCCGAGTGCGTCCTTACCGCTTGCGTAGGTAATCTGGAAGGCGTAGGACTTGGCCTTGTAGAAGCGGTTCTTGGCGACATCGTGCTTGCCGAGGAGACAGGTGCCTGAAGCCACTGCGATCCAACTCGGAAGCGCCGGCGCTTTACTCTTCTTCACAGCCGTCACGGGGCCTGGGTGCTCAGCGAACTGGGTGGCTACGGCCGAACTTTTGGTCAAGAAGAAGATGAACTTCTTGTCCGACTCAGCGGTCGCCTCGTTTTTCAACCCCAGGGTCAGTGCGCGCTCCAGGCATTCCTTGGGGGTGAATGGGACTGGCTGACCTTTTTTAGTAATAGACTTGATGAACATGGGGTGAGTTTACTTTTTCTTACTCTTAGGGTCAAGGACGTTCCGGACATTCTGGGTGATGAAGCCCTTCAGCTTCTCCTTCTTGGCCCGCTCGACCCGATCAACGATATTCTGGACCTTAGGCGTGTGGATCGTCTTCGAGATCTGGGTCCCGAGCTCCGCTTGACGCTTTGCGCCGAGGTTGCCGAGATTATGCTCCCAGTTCTCGCGTGTCGCGGAACGCGTGAAACGCTGGCCGCCCGGGAGTTTGTATTCGTAAGCGATGTGGCCATTCCTGACGAATTGAGTTCGGATGGTGTGGCACATCGACTTGTCGGGGAGAGTTTCGACGAACTCGTACGTGTGGTCTGCGAGTTTGTGAAGATTGGGCCGATCAATGTTCGCTGGCAACTCGAGTATGATCTCTTCTCCGGTCACGTCACGGTAGAGGTGAAAGAGCGGCCGCTCCTTGAGCCAGTCGCTGAGGGGTTGCCTGACAAAGCGATCGTCATCTGTTTCTGCCATCATGGGTGGAACATAGCGCAGCTCGAGTGGGGGGTAAAGAAAAATCCCGGGCACTCTTGCGAGGCCCGGGTGATTCAGTTTGGAGTCATCTCAGGACTCTTCGGCACTAGTTAGGCCATTAACTATTTCGGCTAAAATTGTGGAAAGCAGAACCGTAACGTTCTTGGCTTGCTCATATGATAGTCCGATCGCCGTGTAGCCGTCCTCGGTCATCAGCATGACCGTCTTACCTTGATATTGAATCATGCAATCCTTCTTGCCGTCATCGATTTCAATCATCGCAGACCCTCTCCCGGCGACATTGGCGGCAATTCCAGCTCATTCAACCAACCCTTATTTTTTGCCATCTGATCAAGCGATGCCCATAAGAGATAGGCATGATCCTCATCCATCATGAGTTTATTTTCGATATCCATCTCACGGATGACAATTCTTACCGACGCAATGTCCTCGGGTAAATCCTGCACCTCAACGGAGCGACGTCCCTTATGAGTGTGATAAAGAGCATACTTTCCAGAACCGCTACCGCTTCCACTGTGTTTCATTTTTTTCCTCTCATCCGCAGGCTCTAAAGCAGGCGGCCGCCAAAAACAGCATAAAACAACCCATCGCAATCATGATCAGACACCCGGAAAAAACTCCAGGTACTGCTGAAATTCCATCCGGGCCTCGGCCGCGGCCACTTGATCTACTCATCGATTGCACTCCTTCGCGGAGTGTGCGGGACATTTCATAGATTGGCCGGTCATGCCAGAGCCCGCATCGATGCAAGCATCGCAGGCCTTTTCGGTCTGCACTAACGCGTCCCGCAAACCATCGAGGTATCTGCGGCGGATCGTCGGGTCATTGTGCGGGTTCTGCGGGCACTTCTCGTAGTTCTGAAGCAACGCTTTAGCGGCCTTGATCAGCCTACTCGTATCGGGACTCGGCTTGATTCGATTCAGAACCGCAATCGTTGCAAGCTGCTCGCCGATGATTCGATTGGCCGAGTCCAGCTTGGACTCGGCGGTGAGGCGCTCCCTCTGAGCGTCAACTAACGTCACCGCAAGGGAGTCCCGCTGATGTCGTGCCTTAGTAAGTAACTTCTGCGCCTGCAATAGGTCAGTACCAAGCATCGCCATTTGCTCGGCCATTCGCCCGGCCCGGAAACGCCAGTCATGCTCTGGTTCAGGATATCGGTCGCGGTACTCATCAAGAATTTCAGACGGTTTACTCATTTGAACCTCGTTGTCCGGAAAGGACGACGCGTCCTCCGACCTTTTCCTTTTCGCATCTCTCGCTGTGTCCTGGATTTCCGTATTTTTTCATCTCTTCTCCGGCGATCTTTAAGTTTCTCCCCTGCGGGAAAATGTCACTGAATTCGTCCGCCCAGCAGCGAAGGCACCTTTCGCGGAGAGCAATCATGCGATCGGAAAGGTCACTCATGGTGTTGACCTTTTCGGTCTGCACTTTCTTTACGAACCCGCCCACGTAATCGTAGAGCATTGGTTGCTCCTCTAACCACTGGCGGTGCCCCTCCCTCTTTTCTTTGGCGTACCAAAGCGTAGTTTTCTTATCGATGGAGTCTGACTCAATCCCCACAGAAGTACAGCTTGATAGGCATCATGCTTGGCGGTGCGCTCGATTAGCTTTCGCTCGTCAGCAGTCAGAGCATGCGTATCGGGTCCAGGCTGATGGTTTACAGTTCCAGGTGAACTATCAACATCGATCTTGGCGAGGGCTTCGCGGGCGATTTCCGCTTTATAAATGCCCTCTCCAGAAGCTAAATCTCCTCCAGTGCAATTCTCTAGCGCTTCAACGGCGCAAGCCAGCTTTGACTGCGCCTCCAAGAGTTGCTCCTTCACAATGCAGACCGCATTAAACTCATTACCCCAGGTATCGCGCTCCTTTTCCATCGCTATAAGCTTATGTGTGAGATGCCAACATCTCTGGGACTCACGCGAAGCAAACTCGCCATTTTTCATGGATTCCGAACGGAAAAGATCTCGTTCCTTTTCGCAGGCAGAAAGGCGATGCTGGCAGTCAACCAAGAGGTTATTGTCATGCACGGCCTGATCCCGTAGATTACACTCCTCCTGACTCTGACATGTTTCATGCTTACAGTTACTCATTCTGTCTCCTTCTTCATCTTACGCTTCTTGGGTTCCTTATTCTGCGGTCTTCGATATCGCGAGTAACTGTAAGTTCCCTCCGGCTCCCACACCTCGAGGCGATCCACCGTGGCGTTCGGACCAAAATACTTTTGAGCCTCGCGCTGGACAATAAGCTTGAAGTCGGACCAACTGGGGAGTGATTCAGCCATTATTTCTTCCTCTTGATCTCAGGCTTCTTCATGAATTCCTGCAACAGAGCATTAAACCCAGAGAGGTACTGCTCGACTTGCTTCGCGTGGCCCTCCATATAACGTTCATGCTCTTCATGCTTGGCTGATCTTTCCTTTCGCCAATCATCGGAAACTTTTTTCTCCAACTCCCTATGAGCATCGAGTTGAGCGCAGTACTTCTGAATGTCACACTTTACGGCGAGTGTTGATAGCTTCACTGCTTCGGCATAGGTTTGCTCGCGTTCTGCCTTGAGGATTGCAAAGAAGTGGATGTTGAGAAATTTGAGGATCCATTTTTTAAACATAGTCGATCTCCTTAAAGAGGTTGCTTTGAAATTCCATTGTCTCCGAGTAATTGCTTTCCCATCCGAATGCAATCAATTGTCATATCGAGTTCAAACTGCTCCGATCTCGTGAGGAGGTCAGGATCTTTCCCCATGAGTTCCTTGAGTCTTCGTTCCGCTACGGCGAGTGAGTTCCTCACTGCTGCCATTTGTTCTTCGGGTGTGCTCATATCTTGTACCTCCCAAATTTAGTGTTCCGCTTATTCACAATGTACCCCTTGATTCTCTCGAGTAGCTGAGGCTTGTCGAGCCTCCACAAACTCTTCAGGCTGTCACTGTCCCACTTCTTGAATTCATCCGGCTGCACGCCATAGTGGGCAAGAACCGCATGAAGACTCGGAAGCTTGGACATCAGCTCTGCTTTCTGCCTCGCCTCGCCTTCGAGTTGAGGATCGGTGAGCGCCTGGATCGCAATCAAAGCTTGATCCCTCACGTTGAAGTCAGTAGCAACCCAATCCACGGCTTCATCCATCGTCTTGTGCTTGTAGACATAACCATCGATCGCGACCCCAGTTCCCGTGATGCCGAACTTCTCAAGACCATCCTTATAGGTCTTCTGAAGGTCATCGTACATCTTGCCGACCACATGCATTTGCTCAGCGATACGCTGGGCATCCTGAACCGATCGAACGTTGAGATCGATCGTGCCTCGTGCCCGCTGCTCTTCCATTTGAAGATTAATGTCGCACGACTGCACCATATGGCAGTAGTCACACTGTTTTCCAGGGATCGCCTGAAACTCTTCGAAAGATTCGATCGCCCGAATCCGCGTGATGACGTACGAGCCCACATCATCGAGCTCCTGTTTGCTCCACACAACTGGACTTCCGTAGAAGTTCAGATCAGGGTGAGCGTAGTGGATTACGGTTCTGATTGTGAACGATGGATAGAGGAGGTGCAGAAACCAAGCGTAGACTCCCATCTGGAAGTTCGTGTCTTCATTCTGAACCGCAGAGGGTGTGCTCTTATGATCAAGGAGCGTAATCGTATTGGTCACCCTGTCCATACTGACTTGGTCGATCCGGCCGCCGATGAAGGCTGCTGGATTGGGCCTACCCTCAATCTCATAAGGCTCCTGGAGCAGGAGTACCTTTGGACTGATCGAATCGTCCATCAACTCTTCAACGAAATACCGGAATGCCAAAGGCACTTCGCACTTCGTCGTTGCGTTCACGTAACGAGACGGATTACCGATGTAGGCTCCGGCTGCGGCCTTCACCATGTCGACTTGCTCGTAAGCGGCTGGGTATCTTCCGATAGCCTCTCCTACCCACTGGTCAACCAGAACTGGAGTGAGACTGACCCCTTGGGTCTTGGCTGTCGTGATCCTGGCGCAGATCTCATGGATAGCTGACCCGCGGCTTGCTGCCTGCGAGAAGCCGATACTGCGATCGCCGCGGACGTACTGTCCGAAGTAGCGCTGGGGACACTTGGCCGTGATCAGGCGCGATGCGGAGTACGGGCCGTACTTGGGTTTCCATTCTTTGTAGCCTTGCGGGATTTCTTTAACGACTTGCATCTATTCTCCTTGGGCAGCTTGAGCCCTAATTCTTCAGCGATGATCTCTGCCATAACTTCAGCGACTCTTCCCATGGGCTTGTCTGATAGAGAGAGACGCTCAATGAAGAGTTGATTAAACTGATCTACAACCTTTTTATCCACATCACGCCTCAAATAAAAACGGCCACTGCACAAAAGTGAGTGGCCGTTCAAGAGTTGCTTTTCTCTATTAAGCTTATACCCGATTACCCGGCCTCGTTGCCTTCCGCTTCGCCTTCGGATTCCGGCTGATCTTCGTAGCTATCTTCTTCGACGGGCTCCTCAACCGAGTCATCATCCTCACCCAGATTCACTTCTTCTGGGTCGCCTTCTTCGTTGAAGCCAGACTCTTCCTCTGGAAGTTCAGTCTCTGCGGTGAGAGTTTCATCACCCTCGAGCGAACTGTCATTCATGATGGCTTCCGCTTCGTCTTCAACACTTTTCTCACGTGGGGGCATTGTTCAGATCTCCTGTAATGGCGCTAGCGGGTCTTCACGTCCCAACAGCGCTTGTGCTTCCTGCGTTATTGCTTCCATCAACATCTTGCGCGAGTCCAGCCCCAACGCTTCCATCAGAAGCAGGTCCCCCCGACCCATCGAACGTGTCAGGATTTCCAGAATCATGGCCCGGACTGCTTTCGTCATGGCTAACGTCGCCGACAGCTTCGCTTGCTGCTGGTCCGCTTCCGTCATTTGGGACTGATTCTGCTGCGAGGGGGGCTTCGTCAACTTTGGACTCCGTGGGTGGAACCGCAACTGGCACCGCGGGCTGAGCTTCACTCAAGGTTTGTTGCGTGAGCTCCGCGATTCGCGTCTCTTCAGTCTTGTCCAGTTTCACGATGGGTTCAAGCTTTTTCAGCTTGAGCTGCTTGCAGCCCGTGGTGGTGTCATAAACCCATTGGAAATCAGCTCCATAGCCCTGAGCCAATAGCTTCTTCAGCTCCTCGTTGAGAGCGACGACCGCCTGGTGGGTAGAACTTTGAGAGGAGGGCGTTGTCTGTTCGGAGGGCAGTTTGGCTCGGATCGCGGCCGTCAGGGGTCCGAAGATATGGAACATCCCTTTGTCGGGATCGATCGTGAGGTCGAAGTCGGAATCCTTCCAGGCGGTCAAAGTCTTGTCCAGCGGCTGGTGGAGCCTGACCGTGATCACAGGCGCTCCACCTAAGCCGCTAGCGAATTCTTCTAGCTGTGCGAGTTGGTCGTGACTTGTGAGATCCTCAACGACGACTCCCATGGGTTCGGCAGCAGCCGAAATTTGCCGGAGACTAGCGTGAAGAAGGTTCGTCCAGGCATCCGGACCATAAACCGCGCGACCCATCTCTGCTACCGAACGCAACACAACGTCGTTCTTGTCCTGAACCGTCTGCCCGTACTGGCTGAAGTAGTCCATGAAGATGTCGTGGAGGTCTTTGATGGGGCCGTTATACTTCTGGCTGACGACTGCTCTCACGAAGAACTTGTCCTGGACCGTCTGGAGTCCTTTGATGAGGGAGCTTTTGATTTCTGGGTGGTTACCTTGGAGGACGAGGATGAATTTGATCACGGCGAGAGCTCCTTCGAGAGTTAAAGAAAACCCCCTGCCCCGCGAGGAGCAGAGGGTTCGGTGATTAGAATAAAGGACTTACGATGGAAGCAACCTTTTGGGCTGCCCCTGGGATGGGCGTACCGGCAGGCACGACTACGGGCGCACCGGTTGGCTTGCTGACGACAGACTGTGCTGGGCCCGCGGCTGGTTGCGGCTTGGCCTGCGCTAATCCTGCTGGTTGCGATTGTCCTGCTGGTCTCGCTGATTGAACGGATCCGGCTGGTAGAGCGGTGCCCGTGACATGAGCAGGTGTGTGAGAATGCGGACTGACAACCGGACCTTCTTTGAGTGCGAGTCGCTTCTTGTGTTCGGCAATCTTGGCTTTCAAATAAGTGGCGAGGTTCTCGACACTGTTTACGGTCTTCGCCACGTTGTATCGGTTGAGCTCTGAATTATCCACCTTTGCAAGTGTTGAGAGCTCCACGAACAGAGCGGCGAGAGCAGGATGGTTTCCTCGGTCTTTAATGGCTTTGTCATCACCACCCCCCAGCGGAGTCAGGGGAGCAGAGACTTGTTCTGGTGATGGCAGAGCTTCAAGATCTTCTTCGAAGCTGTGATCGACCAATGCGAGAGGTTCTTGTTGGCGACTGAGATCCGATGCCAAGGAATAGATGCTTCGATTCCCGACGTGCCCACGCGCCCGTAATGCCTCGAGTGCATGCATGTTCTCTGGGCTGATCTTGTTTCCAAACCTGGTGATATAGTCCTGATAGTTGACTTGAGCAAACTGAACCACGAGCTGCTTCCGCTTCACGTCCTTACCGGCGTTCGTATCGAAGAATTCAGACTCGACTTCTTTCTTGAACATGCGATAGATCTCGCCCGAAAACTTGCCGCCATGCTGGGTTCCGGCCTTCTCGAACAGTCCGAGCGCATTGACGACGGCCAGAATTGAGACCGAGTCGAGCGTGAAGATTGAGCCCATGCTGTACTGCGGGATCATGATGTTGAGGAACAAGTGCTCGCCGCAGTCACCGGTTTGGTATTGAGCGCAGCCCTTGTAATCACATTGGCGCTTCCGGGTACGGGCAAGTCCGAGGTAGGGCTCTTGCGTCATTCCAGGAACTTCGTTCTGCCCGCGGTAGACGGCCCACTGGCCAATTGGCTTCGTCTTGTCCGTCGTGTTGTGCATGGACTGGCAGAGGAGCTTGGTCTGGCTGTACCAGCGAAGATCGATCTTGGCGACCTCACTTGGATTATCCGAGTGGAAGGTGAAGAAGATCTCGGTGGGTTCGGCGCCCAGGACTGGAATGAGCTGCTCGGCATCGCGGAGCAGGAAGTGAGGGGAGTTCTTGAAGCCGCCCGTTTTTGGGCCGGTACCACAGCGGATTTTACCATCACGGCGAATAACGGGTTTGTCGGTCAATCCAATAATCATGAATGATTCCTTTCAGGCGATCGAAGGTGAGTTGGGATCAAAGTCGTTTTGTTCTGAAGCATCTTGCTTCACCTGACTTGTACCGGGAAGTTTCGTGATTTTGCCACGGACTGGGATCTCCTCAATCACATCCGTGATTGGATAGGTATAGGGTTCTGGCGTCACTGGACCACTCATGTATAGGGTGTTTTTTTCTTCATCGTGGGTGAGAGTGGGGACCTTAATATGCCTAATTTTACCGGCACGACTGACCTCTTCATCTTCGAGTCTTGCGGCACGTTTGGCTGCATAGTCCGCTAGGAGTTGGGCTGGATCAGGCGAAGCGATGATTTCAGCGTAAGTCGGATAGCCTTGCGAGATTTGATCCATCGTCTTGCGATAGGATCTTTTGAAATGATCTTGCTCCTCGAGGTGTTCTGTCGCGGTCTTAGGGCGACCAAAGTCACTTGGCTTTATGGCCGTAGTCTCGAGATATCCCTTTAACCTCTCCTGCAGTTTATTCTCTTCGGCTTGGTTGAGTGGCTGGAGTTCGTTGATGGCATCGGCCGTCTCTTGGTTGAACAGGTATTTCTTCGGACAGGTTGGTGCGATGGCATCCGTGATGATCTTGCGGACATGGTTCATGTCTTGCTCGGTAAAGGGCCGGTTATCTGGGCAAGCTTCGAGGATCTGTCGGCAGGTGGGTGGAGGATTTTGATCGGCCAGATCCACAAACTTAATCAAGGCGTGCGACGACTGCTCCTCGATACGGATCTTCTGGAACACATAGCTATCGACGATCCCATGGATTGTGCCCTCTGCAGCCAGGAGGGCTTTTCCGAAAGTCCTGGCATCCTGCTCATGCTCGAAGATCCGGCTAAACAGCTCGACCGTGTAGAGCTTGTCTTTGTCGCGAGTGCCGAATGCTACGACACGAAAGAGGATCGGCTCCCCATTCTCAGGCGTGGCTGACATCAGACCAACTCATCCATCTGCTTCTTGACGGCCGCGATCTCGGCATCCACTGCTGCGGATGCGCCGGATTCTTCGACTGAGCCCAACTTCGAAAGGCCGTTCTTCTTTTCTTTGAGTGCGGCGAGCTCCTGCGTGAGTTCCGTCTTCAGTTGTTCCTGCGATACACCGAGTTTTTCGATCATAAAGGTCTCCTGTGGAGAGACCATAGGCAGAAAAGTCTTAGTTGGCAAGAACTATTTCGGCGTCTGATAAGCCAGTAACAGCCCATCCTTCACGCCCGCCATGTAGGACTGCAGCAGGCCTTCCATGTAGGCGGCTTCGAGAGTGTTCTGCATCAGGCCCTTTACGCCGGCCGGGGGATGGATATGCTGGCGTGTAACCTTCAATGCATCGAATGAGCTCTTCAGCTGATCCCCGGGGGTTGCCAGCATGGCGCCGTTCATGTCGTGCGCGGCCGTGCAGGGGTTACACCACAGCAGGTCCACCGGGCCTGGCTTCACGTGGAGAAGCGGGCCTGAGCAGTGTTTACAGGTGTGGGTCAATTCAATTCACCCGCTCGAGCCACATACACATTGGCCTTCTTCTTACCGTCGTAAGCCTTGCGGGCATCCGTCATGCCACCGCTGCCGCCAGAAACTCCGGGCGCGCCGGCGAGAGCAGCCAGTTGCTGGTCTTCATTCTGTTGACGGCTCTGCCGCGACGGTTTGATTTCCGTGAAGATCGCATCCAGGTGTGCATCGGCATCCTCACCGACGTCCTCGAACTGGCCGGCCAAAACCATGGGTTTTTTCTCGCCGGTCGGATCTTCATCCTCGGGAGGATCCTCTTCGTCATTGGAGAGGCTGTGACTGAATGAGTCAGTCGCCGCAGCTTGTGCTGCCTGGGCCGCGCGCGTAGCGCGGGGAGTGGTGGGCGCCGGACCTGCAGTGGTTCCGGGGATTGCGGGCTGAAGCTGAGACTCAGGAAGGACGCCTGATGACGCCAGGTGTTGCCTGAGTTCGTCTTGGATCAGCTGGTCGAAGCAATCGTTCACCGTCACCTGGAGTTGCTCCTTGAGTGAGACGATGACCTGAGGAGAACCCAGGATCGCCAAGACCTTCATCCGTTTGATGGTCTCGGGTGAGAGTTTGATGCGCAGAGCGATTTCATCATCTTCGGCTGGAGTGGTAGGGACAAATTCATCGATCTGAACTGGAGGAGGCGCATTGTCAATCCGCTCGAGGTCATCCTCATCATAAGTCTCATCACTCGCCCCGCGGATCAGCTCACTGATCTCAGTCGCCTGGTCTTCTGTGATCTCAAACTGCGGTTGGTCTTCAGCTGCTGCCATGAGCATCGCTCACTTCCTGGCGTTCGCCTGAGGCTTTGGTCATACCCTGTACAAGACCGCCCTTGAGTGGCCCGGGAACAAAAGTCTTTTCTTCCGGCGACCGCATCGATTTCCCGATGCTGGGCTTTGGGATCAGGAGAGGCCCGAGCGCTGCCACAACGGCTCCGAAGAGATAATCCTTCACGCGCTGATTCTCAGGCAACGAATGATAGGGCAACAGGCACGGATGAACCTTTTCCTCCGCGTCTTCCGTCTCACCGTACCGCCAGCCCTGGCGGAGTTTGCCCTCGAGCCAGAGCTCGTGTGAGTGGCGCGGGTCGATGCCGCCTGGATTCATGAGGTGGTTCACGACGCCTTGCAGGGTGCCTTGTTTCGTTTGGTTGGAGAGCGTAACCCAAGGACCCTTCGGAATCTCGCCCGTGGCGGCGCGGTAGGAGTCATTCACGGCGTGGGCGACGGATGCGATCGCGTCCACAATTCGGGGATCAGGCTGAATCATTTTAGAGTCCATCATGTAGGTAATTCCTCTTGAGGTTGAGAGGCTAGCCACTTGGCGAGCCCCAGATAAGCTTCGTGTTCGGTATCTCCAATGAACTGAGTCGCCGGCGCAGTCAGGGCGAAATAGTCGGCGAAGAATTTTCCGTCCTTAAGTCGGCTGACTGTCGGTTCCCGGTTCAGCTTGAACTGGAGCCACTTGAGCAGCGTTGACGGGGACATCTCCTGGAGGCTGGGTTGGGTCGACTGCGGATCCGTCTGCGGCATAGAAGGCAACGGTTGCTGGAGTTGGGCTTCCTCCGGGCTGAGGATCTGGGGAGATCTCGGTAAGGACCGCTCGTCCTGTGATGGGGATTTCAAGGTCTCCCCATTCGGGGACGGGACTTGCGACTGTGATGGTGTCTCCAGACCCAGCGGATCCAGGTGGGAGGACTGCATCGACAGACTGTCGGCCGAGTCGGTCGGTGCCGCCAAGGGTTCCGCAGTTTGCGAGCATGTCGATGGGCCGAGCTGACTCGAGGCATTCATTGAGAGCTCCTTCTTCATCTGGAGAAAGTTTTCCTGCGGTGCTAGTGGGATCGACACTTCGTTTGGCGTGTTCTGCTGTTCCATCTTCCAACCCCTGTTTATAGGCCTTCTTCTCGTCGGCCGTTTCGAATTCGTTGTCGGCCGCTAGTGTCCCGGTCTTACCACACTCTTTACCGCGCTGGTAAGCCTTTTCACAAACAATCCCCTTGAGTCGTAGGATCTGCTCCGCGTGATGGCCCTCGGTGGCAACCGCCTTCTGCAAAGGGACCATCGAAGCCTTGCCGACAAACGCGTCTTCCGCGATCGCGAACTGGGTGCCGTCATCCATCAGGCAAACAAACTGGTCATTCTCCTGCTGCCATAAAACCAATTGGATCGAACGCCCCTGGAGCGTCGAGAGCTGCTTGTATTTCAGGAGAGTAGCGGCTTCCATTGAGAATCCCTTTCATGGTTTCGTTGAGGCGCTTACAGCCTCGGATATCGGTGAGAGCCGTATGGAGTTCACCTTCCAGCGGACTAATATCAAAGTAGGCCAGTAAAGTCCCGAGTTTTATGTTCTCGGGATTAATGATTCCCCACTGCCGGAGAGTGGCGGCGAGCACCATCGTGTCGATGCCCTGCGTGATGGCACCGACCCAGTCACCTAAGAGTCGCTTCAGCATCAGATTATCGAAGCCCGAAGTGTTGTGGCCACAAACCAAAGGCATGATCTCGGCGTACGGCCGGATCATGGGCTCGGTGCGGCCTTCTTTATTGCCATTGTAGAACCAGTCGTTCAGCCTTCGGAAGTAGCCGTTCTTGAACTCTTCCAGGCCGATGCCTGGCGTCGTGGGATCGATCTTGTTGATCTTCAGAGCCTGCGGCTCGACGACCAGCGGCTGGATCCGAATCTGAACATCCCAGCATCCCAGTGCGTTTCCGTTCGAATCATAACCCTCCATCGCAAACGAAAGGGGTGAGTGCACCATAGGGTCGACACCGCCGGTTTCAAAATCAAGCCAGAGCTCAGGCTTGGCCATCAGGAACCCACATCGACCGCGGCTGAGTTGGGGGGCCGAGGTCTTCGATAACTGGTTCATACCCCGCTTCGGTCATCCCTTGCCACGGTTTCGCCTCAGCCATAGCCTCCGTAATCTTCGCTATCTCCTCCGGCGTGTATTCACGCTTACCCATCCGTTGCTTCGCCACCCGATTCTCGGCTTCAAAATAAGCCCTAACTTCTTCCATCTTCGCGCGATGAGCGGCGAGTTGTTCAGCGGTCTGACCGCCAACTTGACTCGGATTAGGGTTATGAGCTCCGTCTGGTGGCTGTTGGAATGGCTCCTTAGACCCCATCGCAGCCAAGAGATGTTCACGGGACATACCCTCTGCAACTGTCTCGATCTTTGCAGCTCCCTCCTCCTGCTTCTGTTCCTTCAGTAGGAGCGACCACTCCTGAAATTTCTGCGTATGAATCTGAAGCGACTTCGCGGCCTGCCGGTAGACATCGGGCTGATTCATCTGGGGGTTGGCGACGAATGCGCTTCCGATCACCTGACCCACCACCGCAAGCGATGCTTCGTAAAGCACCACATAGAGATCATTGTCTTTGAGCTCCGGGAACTCCTTCTGAATCGCGAGCGTCCCATCGTTAAAATGTCCCATGAGTTTGGCAATGACTGGCTTCAGGTGGTCGTAGTTTTTGTTGGTCATGGCGTCACCTTACATCAGGGTCGAGGGGTAGGCAAGAACTTCCTTTACTTAGTTTTCATTGCCAGGGATCGGCTGGATATGCCATCCGAATTTCGCTTTCCGCACGGCAGACTTTTCATTGAATATGGCAGCTACCGTATTAGCTCTTGCGGGTGAAAGTATTTCATCTGCGAAAGTAATTCCTCTAGGGTCCTCTCTTGAGTCCCAAACTCCTCCAAAGCTTTCATTGCCATCAGCCTCTATGATGACTTCCAGCGCTAGCCCCATCGGATGAAGGAACTGTCGGTTCATTTCTTGGAGGAGGCCCAGTTCCCTGAACTCTTTGGCTGTAATCTTCTTCATCGCCCCATCCGAATTCTATACTCAAGCGAGTTTCCGTCTCTGCTTTGCACTGGAAGATCCTCTGGTCTCATGCTGATAATCAAACCTCTCTTGTACTCGAGGACAGGGCCACTACCAGGCTCGACTCCCTCGTCTCGGATATCAAAGGTGACCTTAACCATATTGAACTCGCCCTGCTTGCCGAGATCCTCTACGCACATCTTTCCCACAGTGATCATACAGGCCCCTGCGTCTTCAAAAACGCCCGAAACTCCGGCATCGACATCGTGAGCGCAGCTCCCGGATCGACCTTCCGGCCCGGTGGCACGCAGATCTCGTCATGCCCCAGTACGTGATCAAAACTGAACACGCCTGGATTGTTACTCTTGAGCCAGAGCAAAAGACCTACGAGCGAGTGCTCCTGTGCCGGCGTGTAGATGTGGTAGTAGCCCGAATGGATATTATCCTTCTTAACCGAGTACCTGACCTCGGCCGCCGACAGGTACTTTCGTGGGTCGCGTTCGTACCACTGTTTAAACATCGGCGCCTGGCCAGCGACCACGGGCTGCGGATCTACGATGCCTGCCGTGCACATCTCGATGCCGACCAGCTTCGGGCTGATGCCGTTGCCGAGGCCCGGATAGGTACTGGGTCCCGCATGAAATCCCCACTCATCGAGCGGTGCGGCCTGCCACACCGTGCCGTCGCGCGTGATGAGAAAATAGGAGAAACCGTTTACGATCCCCTGCTCGAGTGCTCCGGTTCCATCTACGCCGGCCGTGAAGTGGACGACAGCCCCTTCAGGATATCCGTTCGGGTACTTGCCCCGAGTCTTCATTTTTTGCGGGTAGACTTTGGCGAGCGGGTACCAGAGCGCGCGCGTGCCTTTTTGGCTCGGGTCGGGCTGCTCGGTGTTCGAGAGTTGGCGGAGGAAGTCTTGGCCTTCCGTCGTGTTGGGCTGGGCGGGGAGTTGGTCTTTGAAGGGGTCATGCAGGTCGGAGAGAATGGATGAGACAATGGACATATTTAATTTGCCTTGTACCTTCCGGCCATATATTTCAGGGCCTCATAAACTTCGATATCGTTCGCAATCAGTTTACCCTTCACCAGAATATCGCCGTTGGGCTTGACGGCCAAAATACTCGGCCAACCCGGTACGCTCCACCGGATCTCTCCTGGCTGAATACTAAAGTCGATCGACTCAGTCATTTGGGCCTCGGCTTCCTCAGTCGGTCACGTGTAAAAAAAAGTTCGGCGCCTTCAAAGCTCTCCGCATCCGTCGAGCTCGTAATGACTTCCATCGATCGAACTCGCACGCCCCATTTCCGCTCTCTGACTTCCTCGCAGTGGATGCAGCGTTTCGCGGCCGGCATAGCGGCAATTCGGTCGGCCACGATTTCTTCATCGCAGACCTCACAGAGACGTTCGGGAGTTAAATTTTGCTTTGGTTTCCCCATCCCCCGCACCCTAACCTCAGTGCGGGGGAGAAGTCAAACTCTGTTATTCAACGATATCAACGAGAATGCCCGTGCCCACCGAAGGGTCGACATGGCAGAGGAGAACTTGAACACCAGGAACCAGCTTGACTTGCCGGTCCACCAGGTCTTTGTTGTCAACAAAGAGAAGCTTCGGAGCCCGTAGCCCAGCCGCATCCGTGAGTTCCTGGAACTTATAGCAAAGCTCGGAATCGAGCCTGATCCGGCGTCCCGAGGACAGTGCCAGATAGTTCACCCCATTCGCATCCGTGATGACGGGCTCCGCACGCTCCAAGGTCTTGCCGGCCGATTTCCGCTGGAACCTCTGGATCGTGAGTCTGCCGTCATCAATCTGGAGAGTCTTCGCGATTGCTTCGGCTTCGACAATCGGGAGTTGTTCGAGCGCCCGACCCACCACTTCAAGCCAAGCGATCTGTGCTTTCCGATTCTGGATCGTCTGCTCGAGAAGATTACGGCGCTCCTGTTGACCCTCAAGTTTTCCCTGCCTGTCCATGAGGTTTTGAAGCAGCGCCTTCTTAGTAACCAACTGGTTACTAAGCTCCTGCTGATCTCCTTCGGGCTTGGCTGGAGCAAAGACGACTGTCGGCTCCTTCTGGGACATGATCTCTTTCCTGAGATCTGCAACCAGTTTTCTGGCAGTCTCGAGCTCGCGCGTAATCTGAGTCTCAACCCTGTGGTACTCGTTCTTGGCAACCTGCTCTTCGTTAGCTTTCTTCTGAAGGCTATCGATCTCGGCTTGGATCTTGAGGTTGTGCTGACTGACTTCGGACGCCTCCTTGTTGTAAGCCATGAGCGTCGTTTCGTACTCGTTGATGACGGCATGCCGGTGATCACTCGTGATGGTCTGAAGGCAGACGGGGCAACTGCCACTCTGATCTCCTTCTGGCAGCTTCGGCTTTTGTGGGGCCTGCGGAAGCACCTTCTTGAGACCGGTGAGTCGAAACACTTCGGGCGAATAGTCCTGAAGGATCGGCACATCTCCGAGTGAATTAGGTGACAGCTTTGCACTCAATGCCAAGACGTTTTGCTCGGCCGCATTGAACCGATCATGCGCTCCCTTCACAGATTGGTCATACTGCTCTTTCAACCTCAGCGAGTTCTCATACCGGGACAGATCCCGCTGGTAACCCGCATGGAGCTCGAGCTGGGCCGTGAGTTCATTCACGTGTTGCTGGATGACTCCGGAATCCGGAGTGGCCTCCTTTCCACCTGAGAGTGTGGCCTCAATCGACGCCACGACTTCACGCAGCGCACCTTCGTCAGACGACAATACGTTCTGAAGACTCCTTCTGTCTTCAGTGATGACTCGCAAGTCAACAGCCGGGTCCTCGCACTTCACCTTGTATGGAATCTGAGAATCCGGAGGCAGGAGGCTCAAGAGAATGTCGGCACGGTTGACATTGCTCACTGAGCCCAAGAGCTGCATGCGCCCTTCCTCATCGAGGGAATTCATGAAGTAACCCGACAGCCAGCAAGCCGTGAAGAGTTGCGGAGACATCCCAATCAGCCGTTCGTCTATGTCTTGCTGCTTGATCTCGACTGCCGGCGTGTCGCCGATTGCCACCTTGATCTGACTGGTTCCGTTTCGTTTCTTCTTGCGCGTGACGGCTGACTTGGCCGTGATCAGAGTGACTTCGCATGCGTCATGCCCGGTCGTAATGAGATGCTCTGTCGACGGCGAATCCAAGATATCGGAGCCCGTGAACAAGAACTTGATGGCCTCAGCGATGGTGGTTTTGCCGCCTTCGTTCGGGCCTCGGATCAGGTTCAGGCCTGGGCCGAAGTGGAAAGTGCCGTTGTGTCCCCTGAAATGCTTAATACTGAGGGTTTTTAACAATTTAATCTCCTGTTAGAAAAGAATTCCTAAGATGTAACCAATGCAGAGGCATCCGAAAGCTTCTGCGATAAACCGGAGTAGCTCCCATTCCCATGTCATTCATTCCACCCTTCCAGTTTGCATCCAGCGTCTCACCATACACCTCGTGGTATTGAAGGCATTTAAACCATCCAACACATCAGCCTTCTCTTTTTTGTAAAGCCATTCCACCATCTTATGCCCCACAATTCGTCTCTGTATCCTCATAATGTAGAGCGCAGAGATGAGACCAAAACTATAGGTGGTAAACATTAGACTCTCGACGCTGACAATCTTTATTCCAGACAATAAAGTCATCCTACCCTCCCCATGAGCTGCCAATGTTCGATCATTTCATGTGCCTCTTTGAATGCTTCTTCTTCACCACTCCCCATAGGCGCCTCGTTACGCCTACGGAAAAGCCAGTGCCATATTTCTTCGCCTTCTACTTTTCTTACCTGCTCTTTTCCGTTCACGTAGCCTACACAAATGCCCAAGAAAAATACTAAATTGGCGAGACATAGACCCAATACAATCCAAAGCCAAATCACCGCCGCAACTCCCGAAGCAACTCCAGTGGCGCCTTCAGCACGCGATCCCGCACATGTTCAGGAAGTTCCTTTTCGCAGGCATTGATGAGGTCAGCGAGTTCCTCGAGAACTCGCGGGCACTTCTTAAATAGATTTGCTCGCTTGAAGGCGTTTTGATTACTGTCGAAATCGCCATAGAACCGGGCGATCATTTGTCCGTCATCGGGACGGATAACGACGTGTGAACCTTCTGCAGACCGGACTTCCCATTGATCAGTGGCCATATAAGTTTCCTCTGTAAAACTCATACCCGCTTCGAATCAATTTTTGCTTGGGTTTAATTGCTGACTACACTGCTTTGAGGTGAGGTGAGGAGAAAGGGGCCGAGGGGGACGGAATCGCAGCCAGACCTAAACCGGGCGTTTCCGTCTGACATCCTTGTCTGGGTCTCGACACGGGGCTTACCCGGCAGAGTGGCTCATCCGTGAGCCCAGAAATACCAGCAGTCTAGGTGGGGCGATCAACATCGGGCCTCAGCAAACAATCTCCTCACCCACCCTGATTATCCCATGCCTGTGTAGTCAGTGCAACCGTCGGCACAGCAGATGCCTGTATTCGATCTCATTCGCCTCACGATCGATCACGAGCAGCGCTTCATAGTCGAGGCAACTGACGATCAAAAGAACTCGCTGAAGTTCGTCGATCTTTTCCAAGAATTTAGCGGGATCTTTTTTAGGGAAACTGATCGAAGTGCTCACCGACTCGAGATGGGTGCCGGACCCAATCTTGTCGCGAAAGATTCGCTTGTCATTGCCCTCGGGCTCAAACAGGAAGGTGAGAACGATCTCGGTGTTCTTGGGTTTCTCTTCATCAGGCGCATGATCGATCAGTAAAGACTCGAGTCGATTAAACAGACTCATGGATGGCGCCGGAGTTGTCGTGAACTGGAGGACGAGCGTGGGAAGAGGTTCCGTCGTGTAGTGGACGGTTGAGGTGTAAAAATTGAGATGATCGGCTTTGATGAGCTGGTCAGCTGAGTTCGGATCGGCGACGACCGGAGTCACGGAATCTGCGTCGAGTAGCGAACGCTGCGGCTCAGCTTTTTTTCGACTCATCGTGTCCATTTCGAATCTCCTCGACAGCGACCACGTGTAAGCCGGGCTTCAGCTTACTTCCTATCACATGGACGAGGACACAGGAACCTTCTTGCATGGTTTTGTAGACGCCGCGATCTGCGCCTTCTTGGAGCCACCAGAGGATCCCTTGCGTGTCGAGGACGCAGAGGTTAGCGGCTGACCTATGCCACAGCGTGCCATAACGGATCTCAGGAGCGGGGTCCAATGCTGCACCTCGTTATCTTGTGTGGCGGCCGCCCCCGGAGTGAATGCCCCGGCACCTAGATTATCCCTCTTCCCGGGGCCCAGGGAGTCCGTGGTTGGCCAATCACGTGGCCAGGCGACCTCACACTTCTCATCATGACATGCGCGGGCTCCTAGGGCAAATCAGAGGCCCCAAAGAGGAAGCGTCGGGCTGATTACAGTCTTGACTCCAGGGAGACAGGACTGTGCTATGGGCGAGTGGTTCAATCAACAAATCGTGCACCCAACTGGGTTGGGTGCAGATGAACTGAATCATTTCAAATAGATAAGTACTCGTGCACCCAAACACCCAACTTTTACTACTAGAGAGCAAGTTTATAGGGAAAAGAATCATCAACACAATGCGTAGAAACCAATTCAAACGGTTACTCTATATACACTGAGTCATTGCCTAGCCAAGTGATAACACTAAGCTATATAGGGTAATGGTGTATAGTTGATCTGAAAGGTAGTATATTATGAGTTAGAAAACCCTGTTGAACGTACAATACTAGAACTGGGGAGTTGGGTGAAGATTCATACCCCCTATAAACTTGCTCTCTAGTAGTAAAAGTTGGGTGCATTGGGTGCGCAGCACTGCGTTACTGAATGCTCTCAGTAAGTTGAAAGTCATAATCTGCACCCAACTTTTTGGGTGCATGCTGTTGTTGAGGAAACCAGTCGGGATTAAAAACACAGCAATTCAGCCAGAGCGCCGAATCAATCCTGATTTAATCAGTCCGATAAATAGATGTGCAAAGTGGTTTTTAATGCGGTGCTCTCACATGCCGAGATGGGAAACCCGCTGAAGTGAATTAGTCGGATAGGCGTCGAAGAGCCTGGCGTCATAGAGCGAGTGGTTCCGGTAACCATCCCAGATCCTCTGGAACATCTCCCAAAGGTAGGCGTTTGTGCTGGCATGGAGTTGTTTTTGGATCCCCCAAAGCCTAAGCCGAAGATCATGACCGGATATCAGGATCCGCTCGAGACCCTCAAAAACTTCAAAGGCGTCGTTGGTCGACTTCATGGTCAGGAGATCTAGCATCTGACGAACCTCGGGGCTAAAAAAGGGCGAGTGCATGAGACCGAGCGATGCCGGGCCCGCCAGAGTTGGCACACCCAGTCCCCATGCCTCCTGGAGTATGTTGGGGTAGCACTCAAGCCATGAGAGATGGAGAAGAGAGTCACATGAGCTCAGGAGGTGGAGAAACTCGGCATGGGGCTTGTCATAGGCTTGTTGACTCACGACTTCGGCCGTACCCCCCGAGTACTGTCGGCACCAAGCCTCAGCCACCTGGATCGCACCATCCGTGTTTTTTAAGACGCTTGTCATGCCGCCTAGTACGCCCACGCGGAAGTGCTTCAGGTCGTGCTTCCGGGGTTCAATCGGGCTCGCCGGGAAGGCGTGAGGCACCCAAAGAGTTCGCCTTTTCTTGAGGAATGTCCGCTGGTAGTCGGCCTCACCGGGGTGCACATAACCCATGAGATCAATCAAGCCTTTCGTCACAGCCGCATCCATCTGGGGCCGGTAGATCCCGTCATTAAAGGCCTGCCGGTGGAACACGGTTCCGTGGTGCACACAGATGACAGGGAACTTGCGGCCAGCACGCCTTAGATATTCGAGCAACTCGAGATAACCGCGGCTCCAGCCGCCCACAGTCAGAAGATTAGGTTTCTGATCTAAGACTACTTCAGCCATGCGGGCGATTTGAGGGCCGGGATCCAGGTGAGGCACTGGATAGTGCGACGTGCAAATCGCTTTGGTGGCAACCGTCACGCCGATGAATTCTGGGTTGGAAATGCCGAGGATTTTCATAGATGACCCAAGAGGTCGAAACAGATTTGTTTAGCCAACAACAAAATAATGAAGACGATCGTAAAGATTCCTGCGACCATGACGATTTCCATGAGTTTCAAAAACCACTTCATGTATTGCCCCAGTGAGACTTAGCCGGCCCCCAAGAATCCACAAAATGCTGCCACTGATCGTAGGGCTGGAATGTTCCCGCCAAGTAATCTTTGACGATCGATGAAATGAGGTTGAGACGCTGCACGGCTGTGTGGCGGTGCAGGATGAGACGCTGCCCCTCCTGTGCAATAATCTGAGCGCAATTGTCCGTGCCGAGCATCGAGCCTAATGAATATTTAGCGTGGTCCCAATGTTTCCGTGAGATGAGCACAGAGTTCTCACCTGTGAATCCGTACATCATTTTCTCAAAGGAGTTCTCGATGTCGGCCGCAAAAAGAAGAGCGCCTGCCAAAGGAATCTCGAAGTACTTCGCCACCGTATAGCCGAGTACCGAATTGCAGGTGATGCCAATCCTGTAATGAGAAATCCAGTCGACGAACCCCTCATGATATCGCCACTGCTCGTCCTGCTTAGGAATCGAGGAGATGAGCTGTTTTTCGACTCCCGGGAGCTCCGAGCACATCGTCCGGAAGGGGTAGACCTTAGGATTGATGGTGCCAGGTACAATGACGCTTTTTCGTTCTCCCCACTCGCGCCACTTGGGGGCAGTCGTTCCCTGAGCGTGGTTCGGGCAGAAGATGTAGTTTCCACGCTCAGGGCGAGGCTGCGCCCCCAGGTCATAGGGTGAGGTCGGGTGAGCATGTAATCGGAGAAGACCAGGTTGCAATTTCTTGAGAAGTGACTGGTCATGTCGTACCGCTTCTGATCCCAAGAATGGAGGTCGTCGCCGATTCCAAAGACCGCGACGTTCGGAAGATCAATGAAGTGAGGCAGGCAGATTTCATCCACCACGATGCAGCCGACTTCAATCGCGCGCGAGCGAGCAAACTCATAATCCATGGGCTGCCGGATCACGATCTGTTCGAAGTCCGGGTGGGGAGTGACGAGTAGATTGTAGTTGGGCGAAGAGGCATAATACCGGAACCATCCGTCGCTCTGAGCCATCGGGATCTTCATGAGAATATACTCCGAGATTTCATAGGTAAACAAATACTCCGGGCCCACCCGAAAGGCAAGCCCGGAGTCATGAGAGTGAGTGATACCAGCCAGACGAGCCGTGTGTCAGCAGCGGAATACTCGCCTGTTGAGTTCCTCAGTCTCAATCTTGTAGTGGCACAAGATGAACCGCAGGAAGTTTGGAGACTTCTGATCTTGTGATCCGGCTGTCTAGATTACTGAAAGAAATGATATTCTTGGCTCTCAAAGCGTCGAATAGCTCGGAGAAATCCTCAACAAACATTTCGTTCACCTGCATCGAACTGACGACGAAGTGTGCGGCACCTTCTGCGATTTCTTGCTCTTCTTTCTTAAACCTCATTCGAATCCCCTGAGGCTCTTCAGAGATCCCTGACCACCGAGGGAACACGATTGCAAACTCGCCGTGCGTCTTTGAGACTAAAGAGATTGTGCCACCGGCATCGTATTCTCTCATGAGGGTTCGGATTCGAGTGGCAAGCTCGATGAGTTTGGGGTCACTGGGCTTCGGCTGGGGCATCGCTGGTTTTTCCTTTCTCCAGATAGTTTTTGATCCCCGCGTAGGTATAGGGGATGTTGAGTTCCTTGCAGGTTCTTTTGAATGCAATCGAGTCCTTATTGAAGGCTCTCTTGATCACGGCTGCCATCATCCGAGCATGAACCGCTGGGACTTCTGCGAAGCGATACGAGTAAGATGCGGGCAACTCTGCAACAGCCCGCTCGAGATGGTGTAGATACGTCTTGGAAAAGGTTTGGAGCCAAATATTCGAGAAGGTTGGGGTGGAAGCTGGGAATAGGGCGTGGACTGTGATTTCTACTTGGTCTTGCATGATTGTTCCTTTCGTTTCTTTCGATTCAATGCCTTCATCGGCGCATCATACCTCAGGTGGTGCCTTTGACACCAAGCCCTGAGATTGCTTGGGTCGCAGTTGGGCGGATTGTGATCCAGATGTGCCGTCGTTAAGACGATTTTAATGACGGGATGATCAAAGTAGCTAGCAGCCTCTGCTTTATCTGTCTCGCCATGTCGGCTGACAAAAGTTTCCGCCGCCCAGAATCCGATGGCTCCATTTGCTACGCCACATCCAGGCCACTCACAGCGGTTTCCGGATCGTTCGATTATTCCACGGCGGATCTCTTTCCAATTTGACGGGTAGAGCTTCTTGTTCTCGGGTCTGATGGGCATGCTTCTCCCTGATTTTTATAAAACAGATGGGGTGAACGCGCGCACCTTCCCAGAGGCAACAAGTGGAGCCATACCGGACTATTTCTGGGCATAGGGTGCACTGGACGTCTTTAGGATCACTCATCTCGATTAATAAACCTCTTAATTTCAGCCACACTGACCCCCATCCCTTCAGCTGCCGCGTCGATGTCCACCACGGTGGTCGACCAGCCTTTGTAGATGAGATCGGAGGTGTAGAACTTCTTGGCCTCTTTGCCGGCTTGAGGGTCGTAGACCTCTTGCGTGTTTCCGTTCCAAAAGACAGAATGCATCGCCGCCTCAGTATTCAAGGATGGGACTGAAACAATGCACGGGATTCCATCGAAGAACTGCCAAGACTTGGCTGCGTTCACGCCGAGATCTTTGAGAGCCCGGATCATGGTTCCGCGGCTGACTCCGATCTTCGGCATGTGGGAATCGTAGTTCAGGACTGCTTTGTGGGCATCTTCATAAGACACTCTCGCATACATGGCGATGCAGGCGATTCCGCAGTCGTTGTGAGTGCGTTGTTGGATTTTTGTATAGGTCAGGTCATTCAGTTTGGTTTTGGCCATACTCTAGGACTCCCATTTTCTTTGATCCAGTCTCGTGTAGTGATGAGTTCAGTACCATCTGGAACGCCCTCTTCTTTTGATCTCACGTACACTTTCTCACCGTCTCCGTAGACATACATTGGAACACCCTGCCGCCTGGATCGGTCAATTGCATGCTGTGTGGCATCAAAGAGGGTTGATTGATACATTGGGTTCATACTCCCGTTGCCTCCCCCGTACTCTCCGGCGACCGTTTCCACACCTCAACAGACTGATTTTTCACCCAGCATGAAGTGCAGTGGATTCGATCTGAGATGTAATAATGGACGTCACCCCGGCCCATGTCGATGTCGCACCCACAGCAGTGTGTGTGACTCAATCCGCAATAACTATCTCCACATAAGCTCATTCGTCATCCTCGTCTTCAAATTGCACAGCCCGGTCATCCAGCTTTCCGCCAAAGAATTCGAAAGTGATGATGATCTTGGCGAGCGGTTTCTTTCCTGTTTTGCTTCCCATAAACTCGCCGTGCTCACAGATAACCTTCGAGCAAGCCTCGATTCGGATGCCGGCCGAGCGGTCATCCTCGAAGTTGAAGTCGAAGATCTCCATTGGTTTATTATGCTTCCGTTTATAGAGTTCGGCTGCAGTCTGAATGGCTTCGATGAGGTCTGTGTATTTCATTTTGTCCTTTCAAATTTAACCCAGTTACTCTCAACAACAGCCACAGGAGGCGAACAAAGAATAGTGGCACCATCATAAGACTCGCCAGTATCTGCCAAAGTCTGAACAGCTTTCCAGTGAATCCAGATGGCCTTCAGTTTCTTTTTCTTTCTCAGCCGTCGGCACTGATTGATGTGAACTCGTACTAATTTAGTACTCTTGTTACCGATAGGCTCATCTAGACTGACGGTAATACCGCGCGCCCCCACCCCACCTAAGAAATCTTGAACGGTCCCTTTTTCGCCCCTCCAAGAGGTGCAGATCCAATCAAGACCATCAATGAAGTGCCCATAGACTCTGACTCGCTCTCCGACTTTAAGATCTTTCGCCATCTGGGTCCTCTTTTCTAATTAAGTTTTCAGCCGCCTGAATGGACATGCCGTAGTGCATCTGGAATACGGCATTGATCACGCGACTGCGAATCAGCCACGCCTGACGCTCATGGAGCGGTTCAGCGCTATCATCGATGACTTTTTGAATCTTGCGTGTAGTGGTCATCACGATCTCGTTTATTTTCACCACATCGCGGATCACTGGTTTCTCGGTTTCGGTCTCTTTTGTAGCCGTAAGGAGGGTGTCCTCGAGTTTCTCCCGCATCCCATCGATGATGTCTTTCTTGGTTTCACAGTCTTTCGTGTCTCCGCTCATGCGTCTTCCTTCTTATCAGGCAGCCCAAAGACTCCAGGAACAATTCGAGCCACAGCCTCCATGTCCAGTTCACCAGGAAAATGCTTCAGCACTGACCTCGCCCGCTTTCTGATCTCGAGCGGAATCTTTTTAGTCTTATGTGGGTGCACGAGATCTGTCAGGAATTGACGGGCGTATTGAATAGCCCTCGTTCGCTCGTCTGGTAGGGTCATTCGTCTTCCTTCGGTGTGGTATAGAGCCTGGCATCCAGGATCTCGGCTGTGGTGTTATTGTTTCGTCTATAGATCTCTTCTAAGATCTTTCCGACGTAGCAGAAGTCATCACTAAACTGCTTCTCCTCGATCGACAAGTAGAGTCCGTCACGTGTCCTGACATTGGCTGGGTTCCAAAACCGAAATTCCACCATCTCGCCGGTCTCGATGACAACTCTGCGCGCGTTGTCGTTGCCGTGGAGCTTTGCCATGACGGGGCGGCCGGCTTGCCAGATGTCTCCGTTTTCAGCTCGGGTCCTGGACATATCTTGCCACCTCTTCGTTGACGTACGCGCGCTGGTCTGGTGTCAGCCCACGCTTGAATCGAGCCTGCCATTCTTTGCGCCTAAAGGGCTGGAGCAGGTTCATCCACTCCAGTTCGTCTTCAGTGGGGATAGTCGATACACGAACGGTGCCATTGCTTCCCAGCGCCTCGATCGCCCCAAGGCCACCAAGCGCTGCGAGTGTACTGAGAAGGACGGCTGCTGATGTTTTAGATTTCATACGGGGACCTCTTCTTTGATTCGTTCAATAGCCTTGCGCATTATATATTCAGTTTTGCCAAAGTTGATTTGACCAGAGAAGAACCGGACACCCGCCTCGAGTGCCTGAAGTGCTTCTCGGTTGCGCTGGACCGATTCCTGCCAGAGTCTTCCTTTGATGGCTTCATTCCGGTGTGCAACACGATCGTCCTCAACCCTCTGAGAGAGAATGAAGTTTTCAGCAAAAGCTTTACCCAGGTTTTCTTCTGCAGTAGTGAGTCGTACCTTGAGGGTGCCCACCACAGAAATCAGATCATTAATCTCCTTCACCAAAAGAACCTCTTCCTCAGTAATGTCTTGGTTGGACAGCTTTTGCTGGCACCACGTCTTCAGATCTTTGTGTCGGTCAGCCATTGTCAGTCACCCCATCGACCATAAATCGCATGTGTCGCGCTGCTTCTTGTTTAAACCGAAATGCCTCACTCATGCCAGTACCCTCTGTTTTTCCCGCACAAACCACCCAACCTAGCCGTCTACATTCTAGATGCAGGAATCTTTCCTTACCGTCCAGAGTAAATGCAATGAAGTTGGGCTCGACTGGTATTCTATTCATCCCGTTCCTTGTCTTTCCGATGCTTGTTGATGATCGCCAAAGCCTGGTGCCGGGCATCCTTCGTGGTATCGCAGATGAACGCTCCGATCTTCTTGAGTCCCGGCTCCCGTGGATTCGCTTTCCACTCAACCTTCCCCCACCACGTGCCTTGATTCGTGGTCTTGGTCATATGGACGTAGTAGCGGTCCTGAAACCACCAAGACCGGCTATGGATTTTGTCTTCGGATGGCTTTTGCACCTTGGTATAGCCCTCGGGCAGCTTGCTTTCTTCATAGATCGCGAAGACTGATTGACAGTGGGTAGGCCACCGACCGATCCATCCTTCGCAGATCTCGCGGTGATGAGTGAGAAGGTGAAGCATAGCCCTTTTGTCTTGAGTATGTTCAATCACGCCAAATCGCTCCGCCATTACATCGGCTCCTCTCTTTTGACTTCTGACATCAGTAAGCCATAGCCTCTCTCGCTGTAGATCCGCCAGCCGTCAGGCCCCTGAGCGACGCACCACCCGATGCCATCGGAGTGCTGGGTGCCCTTGCCAGCTTTCATAAAATCCCGGATCCACTGATAGGCCGTCATCTCTCTTGGGTCGACTACGCTCCTGAGGACTGTAGTGGGTGGATTGATTTTGCAGAGGCAGCTGATGATGGTCATATGTTATCTCCACTCATGTGAATCATGTCGTCTCTCCCCGAAGCCTCGCCGCTAAATCCTGGCAGTACTTCGCGATGTAACCATTCGTGTACATGACGTTTGGATAAGTAACCGCCTCTTGGACAAGTCTCTCAACCAGGCCAGGAGCCAGATGATCCCGGAGTAAGTCGTAGAGAAAACTGACCAGCGGATCATTCACATCAATGTTTCCGGAACGAGCTCTTAAGCTAGTATTCTCTCGGCCTAATTTCATTTTCTCTCGGCCAAGTATTTTTACATCGTTGGGTGCTTTTGCAGAAGCGGGGATTTTGATATCAGCAGAGGCTTTAGTGGTCTTAATATTGGGAAGAATCGCACCAGGGGGGATTGCAGTAGGAAGATGAGTATGGGGCATATTTGCATTAGGCATAGAGGACTCCTTTCTAAAATTAAAAATCCCGGGACCCTCACTCAAGTCCGTTGTCCCGGGATTTTTAATGTTTTTATAGACGGTGGTAAGTTGCAGCCTCTTGCGGAAGACCCGCTGACTAGCGACATCTATTTGAGTGGGGATAAAAGTTAGGATTCGTAGACCTCACCAAATGGAACCAGCCCAGGCACCATGTAGTCGTCGATGTACTTGTTCACGGTCATCTGATCGAAGAATCCGTTCGGATACAGATCTTCAAGATGCTCAAGCTGGACGACGTTATTATACGGCCTCAAGCGATGGAGACAGTCGACCAACAGCACGGCCGCGTCTTCCCATGTCCGGACGTAGACGTGACCGGCAGCAATGAAGGCCCAAGGAGAAAAATCAATGGGAAGCGACTGTGCTTGGATGCATTCTCTGATTTGCTTCACACGGATTCCGCACAACCCGGGGTCGGTATTCCAGAGTCCTGGGAGTCGTCCCGATTCTTGCTGTTGACGGAGCTGGTGAAGCAGCATGACTTGCCCATCGGAGAGCGGCCGGAAGGTGCCGCCTACAGGAAAGCGGTCCAGATTTGTGGTCATTCAAATAACCTGAACTGCTGAGTCGTCACGGCCCCCGTTAGCTTGCTGAGTCTCCTGACCCGCAGACAAGACGCCAAGAGATCCGCGATCTGAGACGGCATTGCGTTTACGTTTTCGGTATTGAGTTCGGTGGCAAGCGTTAAGCCGTACTGGACTTGGTCGAAGTGCTTGAACGCAAGCCACGCGAACCTGAGTTTTTGCTTCAGTTCTGCGAGGCGTTTCTTAAGTCGTTTCATAATTTTCTCCTCAAAAGACTTATACCCTAAGAATGTTGAAATTTTCCAGCACAATGATATAGGGTTGAACTATGAAAACTGACTACAAAGAAGGCGAGATGGTTGAGTGGGAAACGGTCGTGCCATCACTCCAGGTGCAGAGGACCCACACGGGGAAAATATTGAAACGTCTCGAGCTCGGCGAGCGCACGACGCTAGGCCAGTTCTGCCATGGAAATCGAGCCAGAACCATCAGCCCTAAAAAAGAGACTGTCTTTTATCGCGAGCCCAGCTTCGTGATTGTCCGGGAGATGGATACTAAGGAAACCCGCTACAATCATGTCAGTCCCAATATTATTCAGCATCGGCCGGCGAGTCGGATCAGGCCTTTCAGTGGTGGACTCCCCGCATCAGCAGCGCCAGATCCAGTCATGTCTCGAATGATCTTGCCGCCTCCGCTACGTGATTCCGTGGCATCCCTAGGTCTGGATGGGCTCGGCAGTCTGAAAGCCGGGAAAGAATATTTAGATGCACTGAGCTCCGCTGGCCCAAAGCCAGAGGGTCGTTTCGCTGAGATTGCTGCTACGACCTTTCTGGATACGCGAGGTGAGCCTGAGGTCGGCCTTCAGCCGGAGTCCAAGGCAGTCTTCGATCGATCGGAGTACCTCTTCCGGCTCAGTAAGGCGTTAGAACTTGGGGCCAAGACCGCAGTAGCGGCTACCTTTGATGACGAAGGTCTCGTGGTCATCTGGGCACCGCGGAGCGCACTCAAGCGCATGCGGGAGGTCTCGGGATTATTCTCGGACCCTTCGGGCTCTTACAAGATCATTTTGTTTCGACCGATGGGCTTCTGGATGACCATCAATTCCTGGGAGCATTCGAGGATTCGGGCGGGCACCGCGAAGGATTTGGTGGATTTGGGGATTTTGATTTCTAGGGCTTGACCGCGAACTGTGTGTGGTATACTGGTTGGTCATTGGGGTGAAAGGTTTCGACGGGATCTTTGAAAATCGACTTGCATGCGGTGGCGCCTAGGACCACCTAAAAATGGGCATTCACAGACTGACAATGTGATCGTGGTCGACTTCGCAGCCCGCCGGGTTGTGGAAGTCGCCAAAGCCGCCTAAGTAATTAGGTAGCGGGGCGCCGAGAGCCCGTCAAAGGAATCCGGCAAAAATCGCGCGCTTCCGCGATGATGAAGGCCGTAAGGCCAGTATTAATCCGAAGCCCTGTTGCCGGTCTGGGGCTAAAAAACCGGATGGTGGAGGAAGGTCTAGCGAAAGCCAGGTCGTCCCTATTTCGGGCCACGAGAATCAAAACTGTGGCAAAGCATGTGTAGAAAGTCGATTGGATAGATTTCGGACGGGTGTTCGATTCACCCCACCTCAACCAATTTTATGATATGTTCGTTTTGTCCAGTAGCTCAGTGGCCAAAAGGTTTGCATACGGATCGGCGCCGAGAGGGATGCAGGCTGAGTAGGGCATGACGAAAGTCAGGTAGAGTACCTAGTGAAATATCTAGTGGGTCGTGGGTTCGAGCCCCATCTGGACTTTAAATTCCCTTGAAGCATACAGTCGCATGCTGTACACCTACGATATGGCTGAATCCAACCGATCCCACCTCGAGCTCGACCACCTCCTGATGCCGGAGGTCAGGCGCATCCCGCTCGAGAACCTCAAGAGTATTTTAACGCAGGAGTTTCGGGCGCAGAAGGTTTCTTCTCTGAGCTGTCCGCAGAAGGAGGCCCTGCTAAAGCTTTTACGGCATTCCGCCAAGCCTGGGCATTCTGGCGACTCACTTGACCCACCAGCAGACCCAGATAGTCTAGAGTAGAGGTGATCTCCTCAGCGCTGCGGGTGTAGCGTGCGCGATCGTCGGAGTCGATGGATTCCCAGTTCCTGCCGTCCCAAGTGCATTGGTGCTGGAGGAGTTTGGCGACCATGAGGTCTAGGTCTTTGCGAGTCAACTCTTCTTTTTACCGATGTTCGGATATTTCGCGTGCACTTTGCGTTTGATCGTTTCGTATTGCTCGGGCGAAGCAAAGCGAGCTCCATAAGAGAGCGCCGCGCGGCCGCGGGCTTCCGTGTCGATTGGATAGTGCTCACCTGGCAGAGCAAACTCCTTCTTAGGGAGGGAGTGACGTTTTGTGGCAGTGATATGAGCGGATTTTTTTAAGCCACTGGAAAAGTTCATCATTTGATTTTACCACAACTGTAAGTGGTCGGCCACTATGAGTTTCTTTGTGCAAGAGCAGGATAAACTCTTCTAACTGCCGCATGTTTACGGGGTAATGACGAATCCTCAATACCGAGAAACCCCTGGAATTAAGTGTACTGTTTTTATGCTGATCTTTCTTTTGTATCTTCTCTAGGGCTTCTGTCCCCTTGGCGAAGGCTTGCTGATAGTGCTGTCGGCCATCGTATTCTATAGCCAGACTGAACTTTTCCAGGAATATATCTACTCTTAGCTTGTTCTTGCTAAATGGACTAACTAACCAAGGCCAGGATTTCTCAAGTTCAGTATCGAATCCGCGCGACTTTAATTCTTGATTTATCCGCATTTGTCGAACACTTTGCCATAACTTTTTTTGAGAACAGGAGTTTGAGCAGTAATATTTACCACCACCAGGACATACTCCAGAACCTCTCTTCTGAACCTCACCGTTATTCCTAGAAAACAACCTTCCACATGACCTACATACTTTTTGTTTTGGTGGATTCTTTTTTCTAGCCCCGTTATTGTCGCCAGTCCTCTTGGATTGACCTAAAAGAAGGCCGCATCTCCTAGAGCATGTGACCTGACTACGGACCTTTCCCGTGAATGATTTTTTGCACCATGGACATTCTTTTTGAGGTATTCCACCTCTCCAGTTAGGTCCGGCGGACCCAAAAAGCTGTCTTCCAGTAGGTTTTCCCTTGAGTCGGATGGATGTGTTTTTATAAAGACACACCCTTGAACAAAAACGGCCGCGGCCGTCCTTCACTGTAAATGGAGGCTTAAAGAAAACTTTACCGCAGGTTTTACATTCACATCTGACTGGCACTCAAAATTTCCTCTCCTTCTCCATGCGCCGTAAACACTCAAGCGGCGTCTCCCCGCGCTTCATCTCGTATCCACACCCGGTCGTGCCACCCTTCCACGAACCAGATTTCTCTCCCACTTCCTTATCGAAGCGCACGTCAATGCAGCGATTGACCAGCTTGGGCCCAAAAGCAAAGGGAAGCTTATGGAACATGAGCCAGCGCCATTCCCGTTCTTCAACATGGAACTTGGCGATCCGTTTCTGGACTTCGCCGTTCTTTCGGGTGTAGGTGTAGTCAGCGGTGTGGTACTCGGCCAGATCAGGGTAGTCAGCATCCTTTAGGTCAAAGAAGCTTGCGTCTGGGTTAAGCTTACGAAGATTCCGCCAGGCCTTCGACCTTGCCTCATAAGGAGCGTCGACCCACTTGCCGTCGGCCGTCAGAACCTGATTACGGACGCTTGAGCCCCAGCTCCAAGGAAAGTAGAAGTGCTTCGAATAGCCATACTTAGGATCCTTACCGCTGACGGCCGCCGTGTGGTTCCACTGGAACACAAAGGAGTCGTCGTAGATGTAGAAACCCCAGTCCTTGCCCATGGAGTCTTCATGCCAGCGAGGGTTTTTCACTTCGCCTCGCATGTACCAGCCTACTGCCCATTTCTCAGGCAGTAGGTTGTGGAATGTCAGGTAGATCGCGGCGCCTAGGAGTGCGAACGTAAACTGGACCTCGCGCGGATCCTCACCGCCCAATGAGAGGTTGCACGTCAGGATGTGTTCTTTGAATCGGGATCTGCAGAGCAATGCTTCCCACTGCCAGTGCTTCAGCCATCCACGTTTGTGGAAGAAATATCTCTTTCTGTCTCGCTCATTGTCTCTGAGGTCTTGAGTACGCATCCGTCTGAGATACCCGTGAAGGTTAGTGTTGTCAAGGGTACACAAGGGCAACGCTGAACTCCGGGCGCCACGCCTCCGCGGCAAGCCGGGCAGATCCAGGCGTGCTGAAAAAACGGGAGAGAGATTCCTTGGATAGGTGCCGAAGAATGCCTTGGACAAAAAGCAGGAGGACCCACATGCCCGCAAACGCCGGTGCAGGCGCAGCAATGGCCGCTATAGATCTGATTCTGATTATCCACTCTGCGACCTCACATAAACAGCCCGCACAAACTCAAACCAGGCATCTTGAGCTCTCTTCGAGTGTTTTTTCAGAAGCTTGAGATTCCGCCGGATCACCCAGCGTGCCGACAACATTTTATGCATCTTGTCGACAATGTCGAGGGCCGAGTCTTCCCGGGCCTGGCAGAAGCTAGAAACCCAAGGTACCTGCTTAGAGACAACCACGGGTATGCCGGCCGTCACGTAATCGGCCGTCACCACGTTGAAAGTTTCAGACATCGAGACCTGAAGGCCGATATCGATCTCGTCCCGTAGGACATTTAGAAACATGGACGGATCCATCCAGGGGTGCTCAATGAGCTCGGCATGGGGGGTCATTTCGAAAAGCCGGCGCAAGTTCTTGAGGACCGGCTCGCCACCCACTTCAGTCCGGGATCCGTTGATGTGAAAGTGCAGATGCTTCCTGCAGTCCCGGGCAAATTCGATTGCGGCCAGGGCCTGGAGAAGATGGTTCTTCATGGGCCTGACGGCTCCAAAGCAGCCGACATCGATCCGATGCCTCTTGTGGTGCTCCACCGCCCGCGTGCGGTCCTCGGGGATATAGACGTTCGGAAGGTAAATGACTTCATCCGACTCCAAAACGCACCGCAGGGCTTCGTAGGAGGCCTCTGAGTTCGCGATGAGGCCCACACCGATACCGGCGTAGGACAGTAGCCACTCAAGCGCAATGCCCTCGAGCGCCAGGAACGGCATGTGGCTGTGAAGGTGGCAGAACCACTGGACGGAAGGGTGAAGGCGTTGCAGCACTTGGAACTTTTCAGGCACCACCCAAAGGGCCTCGATCACGACTGCCTGGGGCTTAAAGAGGGTGACCTCTTTGTCGATCGCGTTGTTGTCCTGGACCTCGACAATCTTGGCATGGACGCCCCGGGCCGCCAGGCCTTCCACAATGAAACGGGTTGAGTTATAGAGACCAGCCGATTTCTTAACATAAACGCTGGGTTTGGACTCACAGTTCTCCGAATAGCCGGGGTAACTCTGGAAGCCGTAGGTCTCGTTTTTTTTCACCAGGAAGAGGATACGCATTTTTATTTCACAGTCCTTAACAACTTTTTTAGCTCAGCGCGGTGTTTTGAGCAAGCCCTGATTGACTGTCTGAAAATTCGGTACTCGGGGCGGCCGTCCATCAGGATCATTCCCCGTGCCGGCCGGCCGCTTGCTGCCGCGCGGATATGTTTCTCGAGGTGGGCAATGCCGGCGGCTGCCTCGAGGCGCCATTGCTTGATGAAGACAGCACGCTCGGCGAGTTGTTGCTCGTGGGTGGCTTGTTGGGCTGGGGTAAGGATGGGTTCATCCATGACGTTTGAGTATTTTTCTCATGACCATTCTCATCCTAGAGAGCTTTCTGATTCTGTTTCTGAATTGTCGATAAGCAGGCTTATACGGAAGGTAGGAATCGGAACCTTTATGTCGGAATGCATATTTTATTTGCTCGGACATATAGGAAACACTCAGCTGGAGTTCTCTCACTTCCTTGGGTCCGATCATCTTAGCATCTCCCGGTAGATCTTCTCAAATTTTGCCACGATCCCAGCGGGATGCCAGTACTTTTCCATCCAGGCCCGACCGTAGGCTTGCCGCTGTGCGAGCTCGGCTTCAGGTTTGGTGAGCGCGCGAAGCACGACATCGAGTGAATATTGGCTGGCGCGGATCCAAGGTAGCTCGGCTGGCGTCGAGCCAGTCACTTGGCAGAGCGTTTCCATCTGCTGAAGGTCGAGATTGGCAATTGTCACGAGCCCCATCGAAAGCGCTTCGAGACTGCAGAGGTGGTAGGACCCCGTGATAATTTCGTCGATCGCGATATTCCCGATCTGTTTCCGCATCAGGCAGTAGTCATGCGGCTGGTCATAGATGATCTCAGCCTCGATCACGCCCTCATTCACCAGACGCTGGAGGACCGGCGCGGTCTCATCGTAGCCCTTGTTGTCCCAGCCCGGAGCTCGGAGCCGGGAAGGGCTGTAGACGACCCTGGGCTTTGAGTAGGGGATTGGCCGTGGCATGAGCCTGTCATCGAAGATGTCGACTACGTTCTGCACGACCTCACACTCCGGATACTGCCGCGGGTGGTATTGAGCAATGACGAGCTTCTTGGTCTCGGGATCCCGGAGGCCGGCTTCGATGTCCATCCAGCCGATGTCGCGCTGGGTGTGGATTTGGATGACGCGCTTCTTCTTGAGGGCCACATGCCAGAGGTCGGGGTAGCGGCGGAAAAGGTCCTGGTCGTCGTAGAAATTGTGGAAGTGCAGGATGTCGGCATCATCAAAGTTGTAGTAGATCTGGGCTTGGTCTGAGGGTCGTGTGGTCAACAAATCGCTGTCGAACACCCTGTTTTCATTACGATCAGACATAGCAATGTGTCGTGAGTGTATTGTACCGCGCGACCACTTATTCATGGCGTTAGAGAGATTGATCGGCGCGCCAGCAATCGGGTTCTCGGTGATGTGAACGACTCGAATTGGGTTCATGGCTTTAGATCGTCTCTCCAGATAATGACTGCTTCTGAATCAAGGTGGCGAATGGTGCCGCTTTGCTTCTGAATGAGGTAGCCCTTCTCGATGTCCAGGCTCTCCGTCTTGACGAACTTAAATAGCTCGGCCGCAAAACAAACTCCAGCCGGACGGACCTCGGCGAACCATTCAGGGCCGAAACCAGACTCGAAGCTCTGATGTGCGAGAGCGGCAGTAGTGTAGACCTGAATCATGTGGAGAAGGTAACAGGCAATAATTTCCACGTAAAGAAAAATCCCCGGACTCAGAACCTGGCCCGGGGATTAAGAGTTACTAGGCATCTGACAGCAGGTCTGGAGAAACCTTTAGCTTGTCGCACAACATAAACCACTGGACTGCGGTCAAATCCCGCTTCCCATTCTCGATCAGGGAAAGCGATGACTGCTCTAGCCCGATGGACTTCGATAATACCGATTGGGTGAGGTTGGCCTTTTTTCTAAGGTCGCAGACGAGATGTCCAATACGGCCTCTGATTTTTTTACTGTCTTTTTTTCTGAATTTTCTCATGAGTGATTATTACCCTTCCTAATCAACTTATACCTGAAAACAGACTGTTTCTGAGTGGTGTTTACGGTGGTGTTTTTAGGTAAAGAAAATCCCCGAGTCAGAACCTGACCCGAGTGATTTTCCTAAAGCTTGACACAGAACCTATAAGCGGACCCCTGAAAATGGCAAACGAGTTCTGAGCCTCCCTCGACTTTTCCTTCAAAAATACTGTCGATATTTTTCAGATGAAGCACCTTGACCCAGCGGCCAATAGCTAATTCCTCGCAAGATAATCTCGAGTACTCAGGGCTATGAGTTAGGTCATGAAAGAAGAAACTCTTGTCGACGAACTCTTTGAAGATCCATTCGGCAACGCCTGTGCTCGTCTGCTTGGCCTGAAGAAGGTTCGGCAGGTTGAAGACTTTGATTTGCATAGAGTCTCCTTTAAAAGAAGATAATTCTTCTCTCTAGTAGACTTATACCCGAAAAAGTCAGTTTCTGAGCGGTCTTGGGTGAGCTAAAAAGAGCGACCCTAGGGGTTAAAAGACCACTTGATGTGAGCTAAAAGATCGCCCCAGGACCGAAGTCCCGAGACGATCCATTTGAATGGGAAGCCTGATGCGATCAACTTGCGTCCACATCCTGTGGTCCACGTGCTCCACTCAAACTACAGAGATTGCGTAAGAGTGCTGAAGGCGAACTGGAGCTGCGAGAGTTTGTGCAGGCGGCTCGACTCGCGGAGCTTGGCAAACTCGTGCGTGATGATGTAGGTGAAAGAGTCATAGAGAGTCCAGACGGTCTTCGCTTGCTCGAAGTTGCTCTCCCACTTTTTGATTTGGGTCTCAGTCAGAACCTTCATGGCGACGATCGAACTCATGACTTTGAGACGATCCTCATACTTTAGTTCGGTACGGGCCCAAAGGTCCCAGGTGTCGCCGGCTTTTTTGAAGTGAGCCAGCACTTTCACGGGATCCGGCAAGATGATCTCTTGTTCTTCACCTGTGTGTTTCCAGCTGAACTCGAACTCGCCGCCAATGACTGTCATCCCGTTGCTGCACCGCAGCACACGCGCTCCGAGAGTATATTTTAGGGGCAGATGTGAGTCGTAGGAGTTGATGACATTCACCTCGAGGGCAACGATATCCCCGACTGCAGGAATGGTGACTGTCTGATCAGCATAGGTGTAGCGAGAAATGAGGCGTGCTCCATTCTTCTCTAGGAACCGAGTAATCTTCGCCACCCCAAGAGCATCGGTGAACGGTTTCACGCGAGATTCGGCTTGGCCATGAGTGATGAGCCTGTAGCGATCACTGACGACTGAGAGTGGATCCCGGCTGTCCTGGCGGACGACTGACTTTACCCGCGGGATCGGGATACCATCATGGGTGAAGATATTCTCTAGTGCGACTGGAAAGAGATGGGGTTCAGTGGAAGGTACGGGATCGGCAGCGGCGTGGAGTGCAGTCATGAGATCTCCTTAGTGTAGATTTCTGAGGTGTTTTGTTTCCCGCTGAGCTCGGAGCATGGAGCCTGCGAGTGAGGCGGTTTTGTTTGCGGCAGGGTAATACCTTTTTACCACGTCTAAGACAAGGCCAAGCTTATCGTCGAGTTCTTGGTATTGCTCTTGAGTGACGTAATTTCTGGCAGCGTGCCGCTTGATGAACTGACGCAGATTCTTTCTGAACTCCATGGATTTGTCAGAACCAGAGTGGAATGCGAAAGTCAGCATGTCGTCTTCTGACCAAATACGCATGTCTTTTCTCATCCTAGTAATGCCAAATGCTATCCGATTTTCTTGGAGAAAATCCTTAGCCTTACTATTGGTAAGGCTAAGCTCAGATAGTTCCTTCGAGTGAAGCGAGGTAATCTTCCAGAGGTGGCCCTCTTTCATTCCTAATGCTCCACAGATTGCCTTGCTGGTGCAATAGAGCTCTCTATTGTCATCTTCAACCATTGGTACGTGTAGGCCCTGAAATTCCCAGTGAACTAACTTCATAAATATCCTTTGCTTGATAGCTTAGCGTCGGTATTTCCGATGCTATTAAATTTGTGTTACGATTCGTAACACAAAAAACCCGAGCCACCCCCGTGTGTGTGAGGGATGACTCGGGTTCCTGTGGTGTGCGAGAGATCTAGCGGTTAAGCCAGATCAGGAGCGACGCGCAGAGGCGTCACAGCTTCGCGAGCCTTGAACGTTTGACCGGGATTGTAGCCGATACCGTACTCCGTATCGTTCATCGCGATCTGCAGCCAGGGCCCTGACTGACTGAATCCGTAGTCCAGATAGAACTGCACTTTATGTGCATTCTTGATCTTCCGGCTGCGGACTTCGAACGTACTGCGGTAATGCTGAGATGGTGCTCCATGGGATTGTACTACTTCTTCCTGATGCTGAGATTGCTGGTCCTGATCGTTGGTGTTCATATGACAGAATCCTCCCATCACCCTTATGCCAGAGAGAAGAGGGGAATTGCCTATTTATGACAACTAGTGTTATTTTGAGTTTTTGGGGTCTGAGGGACCCGGTGCAGGTGGATAGCGTTTGGCTAGGTTGCGGATGGGTAGCGTTTGGCGAGATGAAACTTGGCAATCCAGTTCCGAAGGGTTCGGATGGAGATGCCTAAGTCATGGGCAGCATGGGTCCGGTTTCCGTGATGCTTGGTCAAAGCTTTTTCGGCGAGAAACTTGTGATAGGCCTGAACGTTCAGGGTCACGTCATCGTCGTCATCTTTGTTTGGGGAGCGGAGCGAATCTGCCATATTCAATCAGGAGCCTATCAAGGCGTTCTTCGGTGTCAACTATTTTTTCTCACTCCCAGGGTTCTCTTTCCACTGCCTCACCATAATAAGATGCATCCGAAGCAAGTCGTCCTGCTCGTCTTCACTGAGGTGATCGCAGTAGACGCGGATGTTCACTTTTAGATTTTCGCGAAGAAATGAGGCGTTTTTATCGGTCCATTCGTCGAGAGTGTCGGTCACGTTTCACTCTCAGATATCCCATAAGAGTTCAACATCTGATTTGCATACTTCACAGCAAACCCATGTGCGCAACCTCCGGCAATGTACTTCAGAAGCTCGATGTGATTCTTCTTCCGCTCAAGCTCAATGTCTTGGAGTTCTTGTGTCGTCTCCTTATAGGCGTTGAAGTCGGCGTGAAGTTGGTCAAAACCTTTCTTGAGAACAATAAATTCATTCTCGGGGACCGCTGTCATAGTGTCTCCGGTGACTCTCACGGGTACGTGGTCTTCAAGACGGATCCCGAGTACAATCTTTTGCTTGTATCCGTTGATCTCCTGCTCGATCCCGGCATCACAAATAATGTATTTCATTGGATCTCCTCAGTAGTCATCCCGGTCATCATCGCGGCCGCCATCCAAATCCTCCTCATAAGGAGGACGCGAGATATGCTCAGTAGTCCCTGGAAGTTGAGCCTGCGGCAGCTCCCAAGAATGAATCGGCGCCGGCTGGTTTTTGGTTGCGATCGCGCGTGCGACTTCCTCAGTGGTCGGAGTCATGCGGTAAACCGAACTGCCACCGAAGTATTGAGTCGTGAGGCCGCCTTCTTTCATCGGGATGTCGATGCGGCCCATCTTGCAACCGAACCGTTCCTCTTCAGTGACGAGCCCCGCTACTTTGACATGGCCCATGAGTTCTACGACTGCCCAGACTTCTAGTTTTTCGGGTGTGGTCATTTTATAATCCTTTTGGGTTGATCAGACTGGATAGCCTATTTTCTAGACCAGTCACATAGGCTTTCTGGTCATCGACTTCTTTCTTCCACATTGCGCGTTCAGATTCAAGCTTGCTGATGGCACTAAACAACGAACAAATCCCGGATAGGCCGCCTACATGCTTTTCTAAACTTTTGAAGTCTTCGATGTACCTCTGCATCGCTGGATTATCACCGTGATGCTTCAGTACGTGGGTGGGGATATACCCGGACCATGTATTATCGTCGGGCATTGCATTCACTCCACAAGTCTCACGTTACTCACGTGCACTATGTCGCCGCCCTTGCACCCTTCTAGATAACAACCCAAAGAGGTGCACCCGAGCTCCTTACACTCAACAATCTCTCCGGTTTGGAGTCTGTACCTATGATAAGGCCTAGCTGCATCTCGGGCGGGTCCTGCGACATTTTCTCCGTACCAGGCTGCTCCGCCGAGCACCGCTATAGCGAGGACAATAAATCCTATCAGCTCTCCATAGGTAGGCGTTGCGTCTTCATTTTCCATACTCAATCCCTTTCTCCGTAAATCTGACATCCTGCCACCGAATCCGCGACCCAATATCCGCCGCCTGATGATATTCTTTCGTAAAGAGTCCTGAACACTTCCGCGTAAAGACTCGGGCAGCGGAATCCAAGTAAATCGTGAGCGAAAAGTCGTCGGCGGACCTAGTCGTACGGCCGTACTCCTGCCTCATCGTGGTAGCCGTTTTATTGGCATACCAGCCGTTGATCTCGGCGTCAATCCGCTTGGTGATGCCTTCGGGCGGAAGCTTGGCACACTTCACCACGATCTGCACTCGAGCCAGGTCTCCTTTGAAGTCCTTGCCCTCCTTGATGGACGGACTCATGAGCCACCACGGGCCTTGTATCGACATGAACTGATCGTAGGCTTTCCCAGGTTTCGTTTTTGTGTCTACCAAGAGCCGTGGCGTTACCCTTGCGAACCGACTATGAATCTGTTGGGCTTGATCATAAGAAGTCACATGCACGAGTCCGCGAATCCCTTGATGGAGGAAGTGATCCATAATTTCGTAAACCTGATCTGCTACCATCGTAAAGGCCCGATCCTCTCCCTTCTCCTTTACGGCCCGTTGGCTCATATCTAGAGTATCGAGAAAAACAATAGGACGATGGGCAGGCTTGAAGATCTCAGGCACCACCACCACGCCTACTTGAGTTGGATCCAATCCTAGAGTGGATGCGAAGACTCTTTTGTCGGGAATCGTGGCTGACAGCATAACCGTGTAGGTCCCATAGATCTTGAGCGAGTCCTGCGGGATCCGGACGGGCGCCAAGACGAGCTGGAGGGCCTTTGATTCATTCCTTCTGAATTCACCCCCATATTGAGTGAACCGAGTCATACCGGCCGGAGGCAGCGCTTGCTTCATGGCGGCCTGGATCTTGAGAACCGTGAGCAGATCTCCATCCTCTTCAGCCATCTCGGCAATCAACTCTTTCGAGTGCTTCTGGGTGATCTCGTTCAACACGTATTCGTTCACGTTATTGAGGTAGCGGGCGATCTCGACCACTTTTTCTTCTGGATATTCCTCGGGCTTAAGCTTCCTGTGGACGCCGTCAGGCGCCAGGCCAGAGATATCGCGCTCGAAGCTCACCCAGCGCTTCTGGTCCTTTCGTGTACCCAGGAGGGCCTTGTAGGTCTTGTGGAGCGATTCCTCGGTGTAGGACAGCGTGTAGGCGTCTCTAAGCTGCCCTTCAAGATTATGGCACTCATCAATCACGAGGAGAGCCCGCGGCTTATAGAACGGAGCATCAATTAAGAGCGTATTCCAAAGCACGTAGGCCGGCAGGTTCAGCGATGCGATCGGAGCCGTCTGAGTCGCCTCACGCGCAGTCAGGTAGGGGCAGATCCCCCTCTCCATGCAGACCTTCTTTTGCTTGCCCTTCTTCAGCGGGAACTCATCCATCTCGTCGACATAAGCCGATGGGTTCTTCAGGTAACGCTCTGCCGATTTCAGGGTCTCGGTATCGAAGTCTCGATGGTCGGTTTGAGGTGCTATTCCGAGCGGAGTCTTCCGGTAACTGCCATGGCAGAACGAATCCCCGCCGCCCTGGCAGGGTGCATAGGGAACCGGGAGAGGCTTGCCGTCCTTCCCGTTGAAGAGCAGGCACGAGTAGTTGTGTTTGCCCTTCGCGACCCGGTAGATCCTTTCGTGCTGCCGGAAGGAGTTGAGGTGCTGGGTCTGGAGATCGCGGGTGGGATGGACGATATGGGAGTCGAGGGATTGCTCTTGGAAAACCCAAGGACCGACCATATCGAGGAACGACTTACCGACGCCGGTCGGAGCGTCGATGATGACAAACCTACGGCCCTTTTCGAAATGGCTGACCATCTCAAGGCAGGCTTTAGTTTGGTAGGGAAGAAGCCGGAACCCCGCCGTAGCGTGAGTCCCGTCTGAGAGCTGACGGATCGTTTCGCGGGCGAGGTTCCAGTTCATTTTTTTTAATCTCCAAGTTTAGATCTAAAAGACCTATACCAGGAAAAACTCAGAATTCGAATTCAACAGAAGCCTTCATCTTCACTTCGCCGACGACCTTGAGGATCTTGTCGACCGTGTAGCCAGGTCCCATGGCTTCGACGACGGCCTTGAGGGAGCCGCGGTCAGCAACTTCCTGGGTGCGGGTGTACTCATCCCCTTCGAGGTGGTAGATCACCAGGTAGCTGTAAGGCGCACGTACCTTCTTGGTTTTGGCAGGGGGCTCGTTCTCGACGACGGTCAGTTGTTCAGCGTTGCTCATAAGATCTCCTGTAAGCTAAAAAACTCCTCCCGCCCCACCATGGAGCGAGAGGAGTCATGTGTGGTTAGCTATCCTTGTAAGGCAGTTTTTTCCCACTGTCAACAGGAATAGGATTCACGAGCTTCAGCCGGTCTACGCCCACAGAAGTCAGCAAGATCGGCCAAACCCGAACGCTATGGCCACCCTGCGGAGACCGCCTCTGGCAGTCCCTTCTCGTACCATCAGTCAGCATATTATTATCCATATGCTTACCCTCTTTGAGTTGACGACTCACATGCTGCTTCGTCTGAAGGCTCTCTTTACCTTTACTCACGAGCTGATTGGCTTCAGGATAAGCCAGGGCCGGGATGATGTAGACGACGTCAGGTGTCTCGTGCTTGTAGAACCCAATCGGAACCGCCGTAGGTGACCCGTTGGCGAACGTATCAATTTCACCACTGGCATAAGGCCATCCATGAATCCGATACTTGTTCGGCATCGCCATCATCGCCACCAGAGCATCTAGGAACTGATTGCCACCCTTGGCGTTCGATACAGCTTGGATCATGGTGTCCCTAAGCCTGTACATCCCATTCAGATGCTCTTCCGCCAAGCCATAAGCGATCTTTGGATCCACCCCAAGCTGGATCATAAGCTCCATGCTGAGGCGAAACGCGACCATGTTCAAGGTCAGATTCTCGCAAATTCGGCCAGCGGCCTTATTGGCGTGATCTACCTTCACGGGCTCGTGCAGATCATTGAAGTAGGTCTCCCACATCTTGATGAGTTCATCTTTCCCTAGCTGATAGACAAAGTGAATGAAGTGGGCCGTGAAGCCTGAGTACTCGGAGCGTCGCTTAGTGACGATATCACCTCTCTCGCGATTCGCCTTCAGTTCGATATCCAGAAGGATCAGGCGTGAGACGGCACTGGCTTCCTTATCTGGAAACTCCTCCCCAGTGATCGTCATCAGTCCTCTGGCACAGTGAGCGTCGTCCTTGAGGCTCGAGTCCCTCTTGAGTGTGTTTCGCTCACTACGATCGTAGGTCTGCTGAATCAGATTCATGATATCCAGGCCCGCTGTATCGCTCGAGCTCTGCTTGTAATCATCAATCAACAGCATCGCATGACGGAACATGTAGGCGAGTGCGAGCTTAGCTTTCGCGCTCCCGTAATTCCCCGTGCTGATATCAACCTTCCCGTAGAAACACTGAGCTGACTCCGCAACGAACGTTTTCCCATCCCCCAAAGATCCGGCGAGAAAGAGAGTCGGAGCTTTTCGGTATCCGACCGCTTCCTCAATCTGTGGGGTGATGGCGGCCGCCATCGCGTGGGCAAACGTTGTCCGGGTGAGAATCGGGATGTTGCAGTGGAAGTAATCATTGATGAGATGGTAGCTCAGATCCTTGGCTTCCTCGGCCGACATCAAGGCAAAGTCGAGTTTGCTTCGCTTGCTCCCCGCTCCCAGTGGCTCGACCACGTACTCATCATTCGGCTTAATCTCATCCTTGGAGATAATCACCGAAGGCATCATATAGACGTCTCTTCCGCCCTGTAATTTATGATGACCAATCTCCCGGCAGATCCTCTTGACGACGACGCCCTCGTGACTGAATTCATGGACACAGTTACGAATCAGATCGTAATCCGCACTCAAGTAGGCGATCGCAGTCCCGGCTGATTTTACGATCTGCCGGAAAAAGGAATCTCTACTCTTATTCCAGTCATCCGTACGAATCTTAGGGAGAAGCTTGACTTGCCCGCGCGCGTGAATCACTCCCAGAAAATAACGATCTTCAATAACCGACTGTTGACCGCTATCGGGTTCGTCAGAGATCCGAATCACCTCGTGCTCTTCTTGAATGGTAACGGTGAAGTTCGATATCCTGCGGTCGTGAGGGATGCCTTTTGCGTCAAGCTCACTCACGCTGTAATAGTGCTCGTCATCATCTACGTAGAGGGTTATTTTTTCATTCAGCACATAAGAGCGTTTACCGGCAACCCTCTTGGTAAAGGCATCAATCTGAATCTCTTTGTCGATTCGCTTCGTCTCCTCCTTGAGCTCCTTCTTACTCATGAGGTTATTGCCCGTGATGGCTGCCTGGATCTTCTTCTGATCCTCGGGCGGGAAGGTCCTCATGTGCCGCATGAGCCCCTCGATCCGCTCATCGAGGTTGTCAGGCGTATAGGAGTCCTCCACAATCGGACGGCCAGAGGCTGGGTCGATATCAGGAGGCCCTGATCTCAGCTTCTTTGTTTTGGCTTCCGACAACCACACGATCGATTCAATGGCCTCGTCTACAGTGAGGTGTTTTGGGGTTGAGTTCCGGATAGGAGAGGGCTCTTTCCATTGATCCTCGGGCAGGTTGTCTGGATTGATTTGAGTCACACCCCCTGAGCGAACGGAAGGGGGGATCTTCTTCATGCAGTGGTCGCCGTGCTTGGGATGTTTGCCCACCACACAGATTCCATTCTCCTGCATGTACTTACATGTTACGGGGGTGTAGCCCGCGGCTTTTCCCTGTGCGATGTAACTCTCGGTCCTGGGTCCTGGCCACCTCCGCTTGAGGAACTCCTCTCCGCCCTTGGTTGCCATGCCAAACGTCATGGAAGCATATCGGGCTTGGTGGAAGAGCCCTTTGGGATTGCTGATGTCCCAGATGTACTGGCCTTCAGCGTTCTTAGCCCAAAGTGGCTGGAGTGCCGGGCAGTTGATGATGACGTCTTCGAAGTTGCCGTAAGGCACGATCTTACTCGGGGCTCCACCGTCCGTGGCTGTCCCCTCCATCTTCCTGGCTTCCTGATAGCTCCTGGCG